TTTAAAAAAGGTAATATGGCTTTGAAACATGAAACAATTAAAGATTTAATAGAAACTGTTCATTCTAAAGTTTTAGAATTAGGCGTTGGTAATTGCAAAGTTATTTCAACGGATAATCCTTATACTTTGCAAGTAGGATTTACAATAGCAAGTGATGCAGAGACAGAGGAACATAGCATCAAGCTTACTAAATTAAAACTTGAACCGCTTTGGCATAAACATTTTGACACTCCGATTAATCGTGGTAAGCTAGCCGAAGTTTTAGAATCTGGAACCATGCCAACCTGTTAAAAGTTTTTAACAATGATCAAATCTCAATCCGAAGAAAATATGCTAGTTAAAATTGTTGAAGAAAACGTTGAGTTAAAATCAAAAGTCTCTTCTTTAGAAAAAGAAAACGAACAATTACGGGCTGCTTTGCTTTGGTACGTTGAAAACGACGAGACTAATGAAACCGCTTATAACGAGCCTTGGTTAAAAGGTAAGCGAAAAGCAATGAAGCTACTTGGAATTTCAGAAGATGACGAGTAAAGATATTCAAATTTTAAAAAGCTGGCAACCATTTAAAATTATTCCAGCCAAGCAATTGGAGCCAAGTTTAGCTCCCGATCTTTATTATGTAGTGGCAGAGGCTCCAACTTTTGATTCTTATATTGCTTTTGAGGGATATTTGAATCAATGTGAGCTAGCATGTTCTGCTTTAAATAACAGAGTTTCAACTTCGCTTGCTTATCATGTTCAAAAAAGTTTAACAGAAAGATTATCATGAGCGTATTAAACGGACCTTCCGAGGGAACTTGGTCAGTTATGGCTGGGAAATGGCTTGAAGAACGGGACCAAGCTAAGCAAGAATTATATGAAGCAAAGCTAGAAATTGATCGATTGAAATCTGTTATTAAAAATCTAGAAGATTCTTTGGCAGTTAGTTCAGGAAAGAATTATTGAAAATGGAAAACGAATGGACAACTTACGAATGTCGAGGCTGCGGTCGGCATGAAGAAGCTCATTATAGTTCATTGCCTTGCGATTGGTCACGAATCGAAAGAATTGATGGACCAAACGGCATTTGTCCTGCTTGCGTTCATGACTTACTAGATGATGTTCTTAATCGACTTCGTGAAGATGGTTATGAAAACGCACATGTTGTACAAGTCTCAGGCTCAAAGTGATAGGATAGAACCATGGAAACCAAGAAGAGTACTTACAAGGTATATATCGGAGACACCATTTCGGGCTCATCCGATATGCGGTACTATAAGACTCTGGCTGCGGCAGAGCGGAGATTTAACGATCTCAGCCGGAGTTTCCGCAGGAACGGTCATAACAACGTAATTATGGCTGAGAACAACACGGTCATCCGATTCTCCTAAGTGCAAACTTCAGGTTCAAAGTGATAGTGTAGAATTATGGAAAACGAATGGATTACCAGCGAAACCGGAACCCGAACTTTCCGCCATGAGGGCTGGGAGCTAACGGTTTTTGCACATTGTTCTCATCAGATTGATATTTCTGCGCCAAATTCAGATGTAGAAATAGATGTAACGTCAGAAGGTATTAGTTGTTTTGGTGAGGAGTCAAGCTTCTACTCCTTTTCCGGAGTTCGGTTCACTATTCCTTGGAGAATTATTGAAGAAATTTTAAAATTTAAGGCAAGCCAAAATGACGCCCGATGACATTGTAGATTTGAAATGTCGAATCAAAGAACTTGAAGAATTAAATAAAATAGAGAAAATTATGAATCGTTACATTCTTAAAAAAGAAATTGTTAATCGTAATGGAATTGTTGTAACAACTTATTTTTGGAATGACGGCAGTAGAAGCGTTGATTCTTCTTGTCATTGTTTTGGAATTTCGTTTAGAACTCATTCAAATGATAACTGCCTTAATCGAAAATGACCTCCTCTAAAAAACTTTCAACCAGATCCGATGGCGAACGAGAAAGAGCCAAGCATATCATTTCTCGTTTACGAGGCTGTATTGATGGATTAGAAATAGGTTTGAGAGATTACTCTGCTCCTATCGGGCTTGAAGCGGGAGAAGCAATCACTCAAACATCTATTGAACTAGATGCTTATATGCGAGCCGAACAAGATCAAAAGCAATTGCTAAAAATTAAACAAGCCTCAAAAGATTTTATAGAAGTTTACGAAAGAATTAGCGATGATAATAATTGGGGATCTTTAGGAGACGTTGAAGATCAATTGAAAGAAGAATTGATAAAATAAACCATCAATTATCTGACATAATTGCATGTCATATATATATAGACTTGTCGCAGGACCAGATCCTATTAATGTTTCAGCAAGATTGCCTGCCGGATTTTCGTATACTGGCTTTTGGAGCACCTCAAAAACCGAAACTGAAAATTTAATAAATGCACATTTGGAGTTTGTAAGTGATTATATGGGTGGCGGCGCATACCCGTGGTCTGATGAACTTACAGTTCTTACTACGGACTTATCAAATGTAGAAACGGTTGATGAATACGAAAAATATCGTACTGGACCATATCAGCCTGATTTTGATTCTTCTGAAATTTTTGTAATAAAAATTAAGGATCTATCTAAAATTACAAAAGAGCCTTGGGATTTTTGGAAGTACGGTAGGAAATTTTATTTTCATCGAGATGATGATCCACAGACCGAAGCTAGATTAAAAACATATGAAAAAATAAAAGAACTTTCTTTAAAAGAAGATCTTTCTGAAAACGATATCAATTCACTGAACTTGTCCCTAAGAGAACTAAGGGCGCTCGAACAACAAAATCTGGATCTTGCAGTTGCTCATCCAGATAAGAATCAAAAAGAAAAATCTTTATATGTGGCAGAAGATAATAAGGAGAACAATGATAGGCTTGAGCAGCTAATTAACAGATTAATACAAAATAAAAACAATATCTCAAAAGCTTTTTTGCATGAAAAATTTCAAAAAACGTTATCAGCTGAAGATATTGAAAAAAAAGCAATTTATTTTTATTTTCTTTGCAAAACGTCCTTCTTAAAAAGATCATGAAATTAAATATTGAAGAATTATCCCGTGATAAAAACAAATCATTAAGCTCTCAGCCAATAATTAAATCCGGCTCCAACAAAGGCTTTAGACAGATTGAGAAAAATGGAAACTGGATCTATTTAGATGGCTATGATTACCATTGCCGTCAACAAGAAAAATCCATTCATTTTAATTACGTTAAAACATTAATTAATTTAGGCTTCCGAATCGGATCTTGTGATTTGGATGGCGTAAAATCTTTTTATATTTTCAAAAGTAAGGAAACAAATCCATGAGCGATAACGAAAAATATTGGCAAGAACGTCGAGCCGATTTACAATTCTGCCTAGATAATAATCTAGTTTTTAAAATTACTCATCAAGACTTAGAACAAGAGAACATCTTTCTCAAAGAAGAAAGGCAAAGATTAATTAAAAAATTAGAAGAAATAGAAAATCTCTCTAAATATGCCTGGGAACAAGTGGATCGCAACCCAGAAGAAGCAAAAGAACTATTTAAAATGATTTTTACAAAAAGCAAATGAACCCAGGAGAAAATATACATGACTTGCATTGCCGCATTAGTTGAAAACAATACAGTTTATATGGGAGGCGATTCTGCTGGAATTGCCGGATTATCTATTACCGTTCGCTCTGATGAAAAAGTTTTTATTAATGGTCCATTTATCATTGGAATTACTGGATCGTTCAGAATGTCCGATCTCCTGAGGTATAAACTCGACCCACCAAAACAAACCGTTCATCGAGATGATCGAGCTTATCTTGTTACCGATTTTGTTGATAGTCTGAGAAAATGTTTCTCTGCCAATGGTTTTGGAGATAAAGATGCTACCGTTGGAGGGACTTTCCTCCTAGGATATAAAGGAACACTGTATTCCGTTCAAAAGGATTATCAAATTGGAATTCCCAGCACCCAATATGATGCCGCTGGTTGCGGAGCAGATTTAGCTCTAGGTTCTCTTCATTCTACAGCTAAACTTAATCTTAAGCCAGAACAGCGCATTACTATGGCTTTAGAAGCTGCTAGTACCTTTAGCGCAGGAGTTTCTCCGCCATTCTTGGTTATGAAACAAGAATATAAAGATCCGGAAGCACCAAAGAAAAAATCACAGCCTGCCGCCCCAAAGAAAAAGAAAAAATAAATAATTAACATAACCGCCAATATACATTGCAATTATTTTGCATATACTTACGGCGCAAGAGGTAAGTCAACAGCAAACCCAAAAGGAGCTTCATGACTGCTATCTCCGGAGTATCGATAAATAACACAGTGTATATCGGCGGTGATTCCGCTGGAATTTCTGGTCTTTCTGTAACAATTCGATCTGATGAAAAGGTCTTTACAGTTGGACCATTTTTATTTGGAATCGCTGGCAGCTTTAGAATGGGAAACATTCTTCGTTACAAATTCAAAGCTCCCAAACAAAAACCAAATCAAACCGATATGGCTTATTTGGTAACTGACTTCGTAGATTGTTTACGTGCATATTTTGCAGCCAATGGATTTGGAGACAAAGATGCTACCATTGGAGGAAACTTTTTGCTTGGGTACAAAGGCAATCTTTATAACATTGATGCTGATTTTCAAGTAGGAATTCCCAGCACTCAATACGATGCCATTGGTTGCGGAGCAGAATTAGCATTGGGATCTTTGCATACCACTTCGCAATTTGATATTACCCCAGAGGAAAGACTTCGTTTATCATTGGATGCGGCAAGCAAATTCAATGCAGGCGTAGCTCCTCCATTTGTTATTCTTTCTCAAAAATACGATCCTAAAAAAGAAAAACTAGAAGCTAAAGCAAAAGCCAAGGCAAAAAGCAAAGAACCCAAAGCCAAAGCAAAATCCAAAGCTAAAATTGAAGTAACAATGGAAAAACAAGCTTCGGCAAAAAAGAAAAAATAATTCGTTCTTAATTAAAAAGATTCAGCCCCTTGACAGGATTTGTTCGAGGGGCTATTCTCTTTGTGGCGGCAGAGGATTGTGCTGCAAGGAGTTAAAAAATGACCTACGAAGATCATCAGAAATTTAAATGGCTTTCTATTTATGGGGCATATGTCGCAGTTCAATGCCATCAAAGAATGATAGATGGTCATGGCGGCGATTTGTCAGATGTTATTGAAAGCATTAAAGCAGATGCAGAAGCTGTTGCCGATTGGGCACTTGAAGGAGAAGCAAAATGACTTGGGTAATTAAAGAAACTTATTCCGATTCTAAAAAGAAAATTTCCATTTACTGTTGCAATGTCCATTGTACCAAATGGAGCACGAGTCAATCGGAAGCCTTTAAATTCAAAGGTAAAGATTCTGCTTATAAAGCTTTGAATCGTTTAAAGAGTCTTGGTTCCAATGCAAAATTGGTTCGCCTCAAGCCAAAGCAAGAATTAGTTCATCCTGAGAATGGTACGGTGTTTCTGGACTTGACAATGCCAACTCCAGAACCTAATATCGTGGTGTGCGTCTATGAGGAGCTTGGTGAAGATTTTGGAGAAGAAGCAGGAGATAATGTTTATTATGTCTGTACGGTAAACTCCATGTCTACCAAAAGCGAAGATATTTTCTGCGAGCTTTCCGAGTATCATCAATTTTTGCGAGAAGGCAAGATTCAAGTAATCTGGGAACCGACATGACTTGGATATTAAAAAATAAAAACGGCTATTATTACAAATCAGGAATGGATATTATTCCTTTGAATTTTACCAATGTTAAATCTTCTGCATCACAAAAAGAAGCATGTCGTTTCGAGCAAAAAACAAATGCCGAACTGACAAAAAATTGTCTTAATGCCAGCTTTGTTAAAGCAAACGCTGAGGAATACAAAGTTATCAAACTTAAATCGCCCGAAGATAGCGAGTCTTTGTTGCCGCAAGTAGATACTGTATTTTACGATGATGTTTTTGGAATTCCGCACCTTGTATGTAAGGTTAACAAAGATCCTAAAAACTCTTCTGAGTATGAAATTTGGACGGCATGTTCTGCTAACAAAAATTATTATTGGGGCAGTGATAAAGATTGGCGCACCTTTTTAAATAAAGGCAGAATTAAAATTTTGTGGGAGCGGGATCAAAATGACTTGGATTGTTAAATTAAGCGATGGAAGATATTACGTTAGGAAATATCTTGAAGCTCCGGGATCTGTTCCTGAAATTAGCTTTACTTACCATCAAGCCGAGGCTTTCAAATTTCCTAGCGCAATAGATGCTCATTCTACTAAAGAATGGCTTGAATCTACTCATTCAAAAGCTGAAGTTATTAAATTTTCGGATAAAATTATGAACAAAAAAGAATTAAATCGAAAAGCTGCAATTGCCGTAATTAGTGACCTCATTGAAAAGATTTCTCTCTCATATAGAGATCAAGTCTCTCAAGCATTAGATGTTTTGGGAGCCACTACAGACGAAAGAGTTTCCGTTTTAGGCAAGCTAGATAGCGCAGTTGAAGGCGCTCACAAATTATTTAGGCGAACAACACATGTTGATTCTCAAACTCTTTTAGCGAAAATTGATAGCTGTCTTTTTGAGGATGACTGGGACTTTGATAGCGTGATCATTAATCACGATGATTTCATTGAGTTGTTTGTAAAAAATCTTGACAAAGTTCGTAGCAGGTATAATGAAAACTCATCAGATGATGAGGTTCTAAAGCATCTAGAACCGATGAAAACTGGTCGTGGCGGAACCTTGAGGAATCGTCATGGAAATGTCAGTAAAACAATTTATTGGAGCTACGAAATAGATCGTGGCGAAGTTCTTGGCTGTAAGAAATTTTGAATCATGAAGCAAAAACATATCTATATGTGGTTTGATGGCGATGTTAAGCGTCACTACTTTTCCAGCAAGCTAACTTATAACAAATGGTTAAGGGAGTTTGTTTCTGAATTAATGAGCGATCCAACATTTCCATCTTTCTACGGGAATCTAAAAAACAAATCAAGGAAAGATGTGATGAGTTATTTTTCTTCAAATCTTTACCTAGAAAAAATTAAATTAGATCAATGACCACCAGCACAAGGCAAGAAAATCATGAAAATCTCTACAGAAATTAATAAGATTAAAAAGCGAATCAAATCAAGAATTGACGATCATGTTAATTATTTAATGATTGGAATTGAATTCGTTAAAGAATCTAAAGAATGGCATGTTACCCCTTGCTTTGAAGGGGGAGGGGATGGTCATACATCATATATCGCTTTGGATGACCCCGGAATTCTGAACCCCGGACCATTTCAAGGAGTTGGCGAAACGCTACCAAAAGCTATTGCTAATATTAAAAAAGCACTGGATAACGCTGAGCAAAAAGATTATTGTTTTTACCGTTGGTGATTAACCATGAGTTATTCCTGCAAAAATAGAGGTCCCCGCAGTTACGAATGGATTTGCCTCTGCCCCGACAAAGGCAAATCAGCTAAAGAAACCATTCCAAATCTTTGGAATAGTTATGTTCAAAATTTAATCATCTCCCTTCAAAAGAAAGTCGATTCTCTAACCGAGGAACAAGCATTGAAAGAATTGACAAAAATAGAAGACGAAGCAAATCTTCGATTCCAACTATGGAGAGATTCATGTTAAAAAGTAAATATGACGCAGAAATTAATGCCAGAGAACGACTTCAGCTTTGGAATTGGATTAACGAATATGTTGTGGCTTGCGGAGGAGATCCTTCAGACGCTACAGTTAGCAATCGTCGAATGGAAGCAGTTTCTAGAATTGAAGGAACGATTTTTGAAATCGCCAATCGTCATTACAAGGCTTGCCGATCATGATTCCTGGTAATAATAATTGGCTTGCTTCGCCAGGAAATTATAATCAATTAGATGCTATAGTTGGTCGCATGGTGCAAGATTTGTTTAAATTTGAAAGGCAGCCCTTTACATTTAAAACAAAGATGGCTATGCAAGCTATAGTTGACCGAGCCATATCAGATGCTCGTCAATATGGAATTGACCCTTCTCAAATAATGGAAGTAGCAAACAGAATTACAGTAATAGAAAGATAGTAGAATGATTAAAAACCGTTGCATGTTTGGTAATGGCTCTTGCCCTAAAGAACAAGAATGGCATTGTCATGTTTGGTTAAAAGATTGGTCAAGCGGCGACAGATCGCTTTGCGAAGAACATGCTGATAGCTATATGAAAGCCAATATTCGAGCAGGTCATGGAACTTTTGCAGTAAAGGTAAAAAAATGAGCATTGATTCTGAACTACAGCTAATTAAAGAACTATTCGATATTGAATTTGGAGTTACCGTCAAAGGGGATGAAATCAAAGGCTATAATAATGGTAAAATCTATCTTGATTCTACCAATTGCATTGAACTATCTGAGGCTTTTCTCAAGATTTCTAATTTCTTAAAAAGCTCTCATCCTAATTACGATCCAGTAAAAGCTCAAAAGGATGATATGGAACGACTGTTTCCAAATCCAAAAGAGCTAGAAAGCCTCCTTGCTCCATTTATTCAAGAAAGCGATTATATCAGCGATCCTGCTCATGCGGAGCCCGTTTTTAATTATACAACTTGCATTAAACGAGTAGTTGCATCTCTCTTAAAACAACAAGAACTAAATCAAGAAATTGCTTGTGGTCATTCTAAAGGCGACCTTTGGACAGAACTTCACGCAAATGCCAAACCATATTGCACAATCTGTAGGCTCTACGAAGAAATTGAAGGAAATGCAGCTGCCGCAGTAAAATGGAGAGAAATTGTAGAATCAGCTTTAGGAATAGAGCCAGATCCAGAAAATCACACCCCAGAATGGGCGCATGAAGTTATTTTAAACATTAGGGAAATTGGAAACAAGAAATGAATAATCACGCCGGTTGGAGTCAAGATGGTCGCTGTGTTTGGTGCTTTTCCAATGATGCATCATCTCCTTGCATTGATCCTACTTCCGATGAGTTTAGAATGAAGGTTATTAATCTAGAGCAAGCCTTGAAACAAGCTCAAGATGAATGTAAGTGGTGGCAGAAAAAACATTGGGAAGATGGTCTGACCATGCGTTATATCGGACGCAGAGAAGGTGCCCATGAAATGCAAAGGAAGATCCGAGATTTAGTTTGGGCGGCTCGGTTTGATGAATTTCTAGATTCTGAAATTGGTGCTATAGAATACAAAGAAGAACATGCAGTGAATTGCAAATGGTGGCGAGATTGGCATGATTGCAGTTGCGGAGCTTTTGACAAACAACAAAAGGACTCTGAGAAAATTCAAACCGGATTTGACAAATATCTTGAAGAACAACTTGAAGACCCAGAATTTGCAAAAGAATATCAAAAAGCCAAATTGAAAATAAGCCATGAGTGAACATTCTAAATTAGTTAACTCTCCAGAATGGCAAGAGATGCAAGAAAATGCTGACAAAGCTCAAAAAGCATTTGAAGCAGAATGTGATCGAGCCTGGAACTCTTTAGATCAAGAAACCAAGCTAAAACTATTCTGTGCTGTTTGTACTCGCCTTTATAAAGGAGAGCTAGAGGACAAGGGTAGTTATCGCCATGTTTTGTATGAGGTCTTTGGATTTGGTCCAGAGGCTTATGGAACTGCTCAAGCCGCAGGATTTCTGGCGCTTCACAATGCTATTATTGACGAAGATCAAGAACTGGCTACTGCTAAAAAACTAGCAGAGCTTGCCAAAGAATATAATATTCCAAAAGAACAACTAGAAGGCTTGCTTGGCTGGAATCTTGTCAATCTTTATCTTTAACTATGACCCAATTTAAAAATATAAATATTTCTTGCATTGAAAATCTTATTTCCGAAGAGATAAATATCTCTTACGGAAATATTTCTATTGAATCTTCTGATGGACATTGGGTAATAGAATATGAATCATATTTTAACCCCCATGCCAAGCCTTACTCTTTAAAAGATAAAAAAGTTTTTGATAATGCATTAGATGCTGCTAAATTTTTCTGTTCTTATATTCAAGAACGTAACCAGGATTAGATTATGAATTTTAAACAAAACCAACTATCATCTCAAGAAGCGACCGATGGCGAAATTTACAACAGGGGTCGTTCAGAAGGTCATGCTGATATTGCAGCTAAACTCAGAGCCATTCTTGATCCCGAAGATCAGCAGCATCTAAATCTTGATGGTATTTTAAAAGAAATCGAATGGCTGGTTAAATATAAAGAACAAGCCGCAGAAGTTATTACTTATATCCGAGAAGCCGATGCCTTAAAAGAATTTGCTTATTCTAATGATGATGGTCCTTCTATTGCCGAACTACTGAGGGAATGTTATTATTTAGGCAAGGGATATAAGAATAACTTATCACTTAGCGATAGAAATGAGAATAGACAACAAAAATTAAAACAACTTGGCTTCGAGGATTTGACCGAAGACCAAAAAGCTAATATTCAACTTGGTCGCAACTTAACATAATGCCTTAAGAGATTTAAAATGAACCACGAAGAAAACGCATACTTAGACTTATTGAAAAATATCCTAGATAATGGGACAACCAAACAAGACCGCACTGGAGTTGGTACGATTGGAATTTTTGGCTCCCAGTTAAAATTCTCATTGGAAAATAATACTCTTCCCTTACTTACCACTAAGAAAATGTTTCTACGTGGAATTGTGGAAGAGCTATTGTTTTTTATTCGTGGCGAAACGGACACTAAAAAACTAGAAGCGAAAGGCGTTAATATCTGGAAAGGTAATACCAGTCGAGACTTTCTTGACAAGCGGGGTCTTGGATATTTGCCCGAAGGTGATATGGGTAAAGGATATGGCTTTCAATGGCGCAATTTTGGCGGAACAGCCAAGTCTTATGATTATAAGAATCATCCCAGAGATGGTGTAGATCAGTTGTCTAGAGCATTGGAAATGATTAGAAACGAACCGAATAGTAGGAGAATTATAGTATCGGCTTGGAATCCAGTACAGTTAGATGAAATGGCTTTGCCTCCCTGTCATTGGAACTTTCAAATGCAGGTAGAAAATGGAAAATTGAATTTAATGTGGGTACAAAGAAGCTGGGATATTTTTCTTGCTGGCGGATTCAATATTTGCAGCTATGCAATTTTGACTATGCTTTTAGCTAAAGCTGCTAATTTGCAACCAGGAAATCTTATTTGTTCAGTAGGCGATACTCACGTTTACCTCAACCATATTGATCAGGTAAAAGAGCAAATCACAAGAACTCCCTATCCATTTCCACAGCTATCAATAGATAAGCCAATCAATTCAATTGAAGACATGGAAAATCTTTCGTATGAAGATTTTGAACTTCACAATTATCAATGTCACCCAGCAATTAAAGCAGAAATGGCGGTTTAATTATGAAACATCCACATATCGCATTTAACGATTGCAAAGTAAATAATATTTATATCCTTCATTCTAGGAATTTAAAATTCGGAGTTTTTACTTCATCTGGAACTTTTATCGGCTTACGCACCAAGTTTGATAACGTTTTTCTTGACAAAGAATTGCATATTGAACGAGGCGGAACAGCTACTCCAATGTATCGTTTTGGCAGCATACCTGATAACATTCCATTAGTTACTTCACTAGGCACTTATGATGAAATGACTGGTAAAATAGTAGAATTTGATAAACCCATTGTGGATGGTGGTAAGGGCTGGTATTTTGCAGATACTGGGGCTTCATCTACTGAAATTAAACCATACAACAAAAACAATACTGCATTATTTGATTATTTAAAGAACCTTGAATTAACGGTTGAAATGATTGAGCAATATTCTAGTTTAACTAATTGGAAGAATGATAATCTTGGTTTTGTTCCGGGCACTCTTAGCCCTGTAAGATTGATTGACTTGCCTGATAATCCAACAATTGTAATTGACGAAGAATCTTCCAAAGCAAGAAAAGCTGCCATTATTGAATGGATGACACGAGGAAACATGGATCATGGAAACAAATAGCAATTTAGAGATTGAAAAGAAATCTGAAGAAACTTGGAATTCTTTAACCCAAGAACAGCAGTTAGATGTTTTTTGCGCTGTTGCTCGAAGGTTATATCAAGGGGAGATAGTCGATAAAGGATCTTTCAGATATATTTTGTATGATGTTTTTAAATTTGGTCCCGAAGCCTACACGCCAGCTTATGACGCTGGTTATATGATGATTCATAATGCTATTTGCGATCAACAAGATTATGATGATTTAATTATTAAAGTTAAAAAGTTTGCTGAAGAAAATAATCTTGACCAGAAAATCATAGAAAGTTATTTTAAATTTTAAAAATTACCACAAAACTATAACCTTACCAACTAACCAATCAAGATATTGCTTAATGTCTTTTTCAACTTCGCCAAATATTTTTACTAATTCTCTTCTTATATTTGGAATGTCTTCATTTCTAGGTTTTAATGTATAATTAAAACTGTCTTTTTCATATATAGAAAGCTTAGACAAAGCATTATTAGCATACAGAGTAACGCCTTTTAAATTAATATTTTCAAGAGATTCCCCAGATTGATTGTACAAAACTAGCAAATCAGAAAGAAAATCAATCAAATTTTCATTTTTTAAATTCATCTCTGACACAGATCCCTTAATTATATTGCTATTTGCTATTATTGTAGTTAAAATAACAAACGCTGCTCTTTGATAATTATACAAGTAATCATCAAAAGGAACTGTTAAAATTTCTCCAAGATCAGAAATTTTCTTTACTTCATAATCATCGTTAATGGCTTTGATAAAATTATCAGCTTTAAATAAATTTTCATATTTATCTAAAATTGCATGACCTAAATCATGATCAATTCCTTTAGGTCCCGTTAAATCTGAAGATTCAAATTTGTTTGCAATAATGTTAATTGCATCTGGTTTGAATATATCATTAAAATTTTGTAATAAAAATTTACCTTCTTTTACTGTATCTTCTTCAAGTTCTTTCGAGTTTATGATTGATTTAATTTTTTCTTCATACTCTGTAAGAGCGATAGGCTTTCCAGATTTTAATCCAAATATTTTTTCAGAGTAAATAATTCTATATTTTACGTTTGTATATTGATAATGGCTTTTGAACTCTTCAATTGAAGGAAGGCTCATTATATAATCACTTTTTTTTCTACTTCTTCTAGAATCTGTTAATCTAGTTGTATCTGAACCATATTCAGAATAAGGAGTTATAATAACATCATCTAGCGGAGCCGCTCTTTTGATTAAAAAATCAAAATAATCGACTATACTAGCTATATTTTTAATTTTCTTTGAAGCCATGCGATTATGTAAAAATATTAGCATCAATATAGAAAGCAACAATAATGATCAAGTCAAATCAAATAGAAATTAGCTCAAAAGAATTAACCATAGAAGAATTAAAAAAAAGATTAGCCTGGACAGAGGAATGGTACGCCGTTCGCTTTCAGCATTTCAGAAAGTTATGCGAAGATCATAATCTTTTAACAGAGTTTTGCAATATTGCCGCCAATGGGAGAGAAGATATAACTTCCCCTCCCACATTTCAAAATTTATTAAATCTAGCTAATCTTGAAAAAGAAAAGGCTATTAAAGCAGCTAAACAAACTGCCAAAAACATGGAAGAGATGGAGCGAGATCTCTATCTTAAATTGAACGAAAAAGAAAAGGCAATTGAAGATCTAAAAGATCTATTGGTAGAACTATCAGAGAAAATTCAAAGATTTCTTTAAATCTATATTTTCATCTTTCTAAAGTTGACCTGACGACCCAGAAATCCATTGCATATTGAGTGTTTTTAATAAAGTCGTAAGGCATCCAGAAATAACCTTTCTGCCCCCAGCTTCTGCCCCAAGAGTTTCTAATTTTAAAAGCCCCTGTGGTAATTTCACCATTTCTATTTCTAAGTTTTCTAGAATCTTCATAACCAACCATGGTTAAAGCATGACCGCCTTCTGCAATATCTTTGGGTCCAGGTAAACCATAAACTGCACTCTTAGATGTTTCAGGGTCCATTAAATGAGTAAAAGCAATAGCTCCGAAAGCAATTAAATATCCCGTAGCCAAAGCTGCTTTCATAGTAGTAATGTCGCCATTGTTAATTCTATAATAGTCAACAATTTTATGGAGCTTAGCGTTATCATAAACATTTTGAGAAGGTTTAACTAAAAATTTAGTTATGTCATAACCCCAAAATGATTCATCAACTGTCCCAAATGAGTTTAATGATTTGATGGCATTTCTCATGGTAGCGCCAGAATCTTGATTAATAGTGCCTTCCATTTCACGAGTTACATAATATTGAAATAATCTTGAAAGGTTTTTGTATCCTTTCTTGACGCCAAATCGATTATCGTTATATTCTAGAATGGCTGTAGTAACATGAGCGGTACAAGAGCCAATTGAACCTTGGTCGTCAATTGGAGAACAAAATTTGCTATTGTCAATCATGACCGGGGCAGCATGTAAAATATCCGTTGGATTAGTTTTTAAAATAAAATCTCTTTCATCGGGCTGATCAACTTTCCAGCTTTTTAGATGCACGGATTTATTTGACCCTAATAAAATATGAGTTGACATAGTTTGCTCCTATCTTAATGCGATATAGTTGATATATTTAAGGAGGTTTTATGAGCCACGTTAACATTCAAATTAATCAATTTTTTAAAGAATTAATCAAATATGGTCTAGGAGAAGAGGTTCATTTTTGGGGTGTCAGCAAAGATTTTGACCCTGAACAATTAGAAATCCTCATCTCTAACATAGAGGAAATGGATCGAGTCATGTCGGATCTTAGACCTATTGTTATTAATGCATTAAAACAAATTGCCGAAGATTACAAGAAAGAAAAATCTAAATAACTGTCAGACCCTAGAAGAATTAGGGGTTGACAGTATAAAATGACGAGCTAAGCTGTGGCTCAATGACTTCGCATGGATCTACGGAAGAAAAATAATTTTGATTAGCTCCAAGGAGGAATTATGGATGATGTTAAATTTAGAGATGCACTAGAGGCAGTTCAAACGCTTGCTAAAATGTATGTCGCTAAATCAGCTAATTTTTCGAAATATATAAATACATATCTTGATGAGCCAGTACCAGATAAGAAAAAAATCTTATGGTATAAGGTTGGTCACGATAATAAAAATCATTTTTATCTAGGAGTAGACCCCAAAGGCAATATCTTTTTACGAACTTATCCTGAAAAAGGATGGGATATGGAAAAGAAAGAGCCTATTTATGGCAAGGGTAAAACTACCAAAGTTAAAGATAACGAACTAACTGGAGTATATTTCGGCAGCTGGTAAACAACATATAAAGGAGGAGCGATGAGATTAGACAAGTGCCTTGTAGTAGAATCTGTATCTGTGGAAGAATTGAAGAATTCATATTCTACTTGCTCAAAAGCTTTTCCTCAATATGCGATTACTATGCAGTTTCCTTGCGAATTTATGGAAACTGTAGACAATCCAAGACCTATTGGGTTTCGAGATGCTGAAGAATCAAATCTGCAAAAAGCAGATTGCGGATTCTTATTTGAGCTTAAAAATTGCAACCATCAAAATTTTAATGTCAAGTTAATTCATTTTAATGGTAAAATTTATATTTTTAAAGGTGTTTACCAATACGCCAACTATGTTGCTGATCAAGTGGCAAACTTCTTGAATAGCTTAAAAAATTTATCTCCAGATCAAGTTTTTGTATCGGAGCCTTATAAATCTTGGTGTGATGAAGAGTTTAAAAAAGAAAGTTTAGTTCTTCATAATTATAAAGTTGATAAAGAAGATTTAAACAAACTTGGATTATCTGTTTAGGAGTAAGAAATAGTTATGACAACTTGGAAAGTTTCTTTTAGTCAGCCTGTTAATATTCATGTCGATGTAGATAATGTGGAAAAGTCACCTTCTAAAGAAAGTATTCTTAAAAAGTTAGAAGAGTCTAATTTGTCAAGGTATGATAAACTTCGTGCCAAAAATTGTCTGCACAGTTTAACTGTACCATGGATTGTTACGGAGAATTCTCCAGTTTATTTTCATTCCAGTCATCCTGATCTTGGAAATGTTTCCATTACTGTTAAAAAAGCATGATTTATCATCAGAAATCATCAGAGCGTGAAGTAATTATTACAAGAACTTCTGACGGCAAGATTAAAAAAGAAGTTTATTGCTTTTCTCCTTATATGTTTGGTAAGTCTTTAAAGCTTAGACTTGCTGCCTTTTCTCATTTTTTGGACTGGATCAAAGCCAATCCTGTGCCGGGATTGGTAACAATTTATGATAGCTCTACAAATTTGCCTGAGAACTATTACTCTTATATTATGGAAGAGCTTAAAGAACTCAATAGAAGCGAGGAGAATCTAGTAGATGATTATTATAAGTATCACAACGGAGATTTACCAAAGAAAGAAGAGCGAGAATATAATTCGCTTATTAAAAGGCATTATAAGCTCTATTGTTTCTTAGAAGAAAATTCTGGACTATATGATGACATCCATGGTGGAAATATTGGAATTTCTAAAGATGGAAATTATAAATTCATGGATCTGGAAGGATCTTCTTGGGATTTTGATGCCAAACAAGATTCTATTTGGGTAAAATTTAAAAATAAAATTATTTTTCAAGGTTAAAATTATGAAAGCTTCAGTTGGGTTTGATGGCATTTCTTTGTTTACTCTTGAATCAAAGAAAACATTTGTTCATATAGGATTGTTCCATCCTTTTCAAGTTTGGGGTCGAGGAGAATATTGGCATAATGATTTAGTTTTTGATTTTGGATTGGGTCCATTTTTTAGAATTATTAAATTTGATATTAAGGAGTAGAATATGAATATTGGAGATATTGTTGAAGTTCATTGTGATTTAGAAGGTCAGCCGGTCAATTACCCGCAAAATTATTCTTTTACAGTTAATAGAAAATTCAAAGTCGTTGGAAAATCTAACAAAGAAGATCTTTATTTGCTAGATTTGCATTATGCCTCTCCTTTTGGAGTTAAAGCTTCTAGAATGGACTTGAATAATTTTGAACTAATGTCCGGAATTGATTCCACTAATCTTCCATTGATGAAATTTTTTCCTGTAACTTCCAATGCTTTTCTAAAAAAGGCAGAAGTTAAATCCTCTGGTGGAAATTGCATACATTGCGGAGAGCATTATCCTTATGCCGAAGTTAAGAGACAGGATAAGAAATTTCTTTGCTATTCTTGTCGAGCCTCGGTAGCAGGAAGATATCCTGAGTTTGCGTGAAAACTTTGATCTTTTACTCTCTTGACCTGCAATCTTGGATGGCTATGTTGCTTCATGCCTGAGGAGAGGTGTATAACATGGACAAGAAGATTTTTCAGTATCTGCGTGTTGCGGCGAACATGGCTCGTAAGAAGAAGGACCAGCGAACCTTTTTCTTGGGAGCCGTTGGCATTCGTAAGGATGGCGCATTCGTTCAAAGTTTTAATGCCCCTTCTTTTCAGCCCGCCCCCTGTGGTCATGCCGAAGCTCGTTTGGCTCGAAAGCTAGACCGAGGAGCCGTAGTTTATGTGGCTCGTATTCGGGCGGACGGATCTTTTGGTAGTGCCAAGCCTTGTGCTAATTGCGAGAAGGTTTTGCGCCAGAAGGGAGTGAAGAAGGTTTATTATAGTCTCGCAGATGAAGAGTATGGCGTTCTTTGTGTGAATAAGAATTATGAACCTGTTTTGAAGCAAGCTCGTCACGTTCGCTGAGAGTAAGATATAGGAGATTACAATGGCTAAAAGAGCGGAAAAAGACCTTAAAGATTTTAATTATTCGCTGGATGAACTTGGAAATCTAAATTTGTCTTATATTGATTTGCGGGATGGCAATCGCAAAATGCAATACAAGTTGGCTGTAATTTTGCCTGATGGTATCAGGTTTGGAGCACATTTCTTTCATTGGGCAGAGTGGAACAAAGTTATTGCAGATGTTAAGAAAGGCAAAGCCAAACTAGAAGAAATTCAAGCTCATAAAGATGCAGTTGCGCTTTCGGTGAAAGTCCTTAATGATAAGGTAGAGGAGAAATGATTATGTCAGAACCCATGGTAACAATTTTTTTAAAACCCGAAGCTCTTAATGATATTTCTTATGCTTTAGTTAAATATCGAGATGGAGTTTCTCTTAAGCACAATGTTAATCTTTCAATTGGAGAGGATTGTTTAAAAGTTGAAGTTGAACCAAGTGCTTTGAGTCAGTCTCTTGCAATTGAACTTAATTTCTGCAACGATAGAGGCTGCTCTGTTTATAAGACGGCAATTTAATGAGTCTTTTAACAACAATTTTTATCGGAACTATTGTTTTTGTTTTTTTATCATTTTATTTAATAAATAAGATGTTTGAAGATTAATATGCAAGATTTGGCAAATATAAAACAAATATCTCAAATTATACCGCACCCTAACGCTGACGCTTTAGAAATTGCCATTATTGAAGGCTGGCAATGTGTAGTTAAAAAAGAGCAATTTAAGACCAATGATTTGGTAGTTTATATTGCTATTGATACGTTGCTTAATAGCAAACCTTCTTGGGCTAGCTTTCTTGAGCAACGCAATTGGAGAGTTAGACTAATTAAGTTGAGAGGCGAATTGTCTTATGGACTAATTTTGCCTCTTTCTGTTTTGCCAGAAAACACACCAATTGAATTAGACTCTGACGTTTCTAATCTACTAGGAGTAGTTAAATATCAGAAACCGGAATCAAATGCTGGCAAACATTCTCCAGGAAAAACTAAGCTTAATTCGTTTCCATCTTTTACTGGAATGCATGTTACTGATGAGGTTAATCTTCAGTCAAAGCTAAGAATGTTAAATGAGTTGCTTGGCAAGCCATATTATATAACTACAAAGTGGGATGGAAGCAGCATGACAGCAATTTATACTGCTACCCCATCAAATCCTGATGGAGAATTTGTACTTGCCTCTAGAAATCGTTGGTTGGAATTTTCTGACGAAGCCACTGATAATTGGAGCAAAGCAGCTAAAAAATATAATCTTCCAGAGATTTTAAAGAATTCTAATTATGGATTTCAATGTGAGTTAGTAGCTCCTGGAATTCAATCAAACCGTGCAGGGCTATCAGAGGTAGAAATTAGAATTTTCAATTTATTTGATAAGACTACTAGAAAATATGCAAGCCTAAAAGAGTTGCAAGATTTTTGCAGTTCTACTGGATTGCCCATAGTAACTTTACTAGAATCTGGTGAGAGTTTTAATTACAGTTTAGAACAATTGCTACAATTAGCCAAAACAGTTAAATATCCAAACAATTTTCCAGCAGAGGGCATTGTGTTGCGTCCTCAGGTTGGATTTTATAGTGAAACTTTAAAAGATAAATGGTCTTGTAAAGTTTTGAACAGTGATTATCTTTTAAAGTTTGAAGAGTGACATTTTTGTTAAAAATTTAATGCTAATTAAAATTCAAACAATTAAATTGCATATAATTGATGATTAAAACGATTATATTATTTAGTATTTTGAATTTAGTCAGAGAGTGGGTAATTTATCAAGAAAATCGAGATTGACAAGTAAAAGATCTTGCACTATGCTAGTTGTGTAAGGGCTAGAAGCCCCATTAACTATTATTAACAACATTATTATTGGAGGAAGTTATGAGCCACGTTAGAATCAAGTATGTTCGTGATATGAAGCGTAATCCCGTTGGTTGCATTGCATATATAGTTTCAGATAATCAAATTTCTATTGGAGTTGCTTCGTGCAATCCATGCGATCCTTTCAAGAAGGAAATTTCACGATCTCTGGCAATTGGTCGACTGGTAGCCTCGCCAGAAAAGGGAACGGCTCCAAATGAGCGCTCAGTCCGAGCACTTACCCGAGCAGTTCTAGAAATGGCAGCTTCTAGCGATCATGCTTCTAGCCGGGTTGTTCGACTAGCGAACCGAGAAGTTAAATCAACACAGGCATAATCTATGCATAAAATCGATAAAGTATATGTTGTTTTTGATGAATTAGATGAACCATGCATGGTGGCTAATACTAAATCATCGGCACAATCTTATATTAATTGGTTTTTAGATAAAAGTAAAAAATATTATATTGATTATTTTTTAGTGGACACATTAAAAATGAATCAAGAAGAAATAACAAGAATGTTAAAGGAGTTTTCGCCATGAAGCGTTATATTATACTTTGTTTTTTAGCAGCCTGTTCAGATTCTGAACAACCATTGCCATCATGTCAACCTCATACTTGTGCCGAATTTCACCATGAAACGGTTCCAGTTTGTGGAAAAGTTTATGATGGCTGTGGAAAAGATCTAGATTGTGGACCTTGTGATACCTCTGATTTAGGGGGTGGAGGAGCCGAAGGAAATAGCTGTGTAGTATCTACATCTTCTGTATCTTCAAGTTCTTCTGCATCATCAAGTTCTACCACAGTTTCATCTGGATCTGGAGATCAAGGCGAAGGCGGAGCCAATATGTGCGAAGACTTAACGTTTGATAAGTGAAAATTAAATATTGATTATTTTAATGGCTGCACTATTACTTTAGTGCAGCCATTGGAGTTTTATGGATAATAAATTCATTCTTCTAGAAGAAAAATTAAAAGATTTAAAAAAATACAGAAAAGATAAAATTAAAGAAATAGAAATTTTAGATACAGAAATTAATTGGATTAAAATTCAATTAGAAAAATTAGCAGAGAAAAATATTAATTATTAATTATATATTCATGGTTCCCTTTTTGTTGGTTTTAATTGAATCCGACAAAATTTTCTATTCTGCTATTAGATGTTATTTAAAACTTGACATTAAAGGCTATGATTATCATATGCGATTATATCGTTGTTTTTTAAATGCCTGCGGCTACACCGAGCGTGAGTTTGATTCTAAATTGTTAGAATGGGTAGACGAGCAGTGGCATATTATCGCATATAGTAGCCATGGACAAAATAGAATTTCATATTGGAATTGATTGTCCATTTTGCTTTCAACAAACCCATAATACCTTAATGGGTTCTAAAAATTTTTCATACAATCATATTTATTGCACTCACTGTAGATTAACAGATATTGACAGCGAATTATTTGATTCAAAATTTGAAATGTGGTTTTTGGATGAAAAACTAATTTCAGTTATTATTTCTGATAATATAGGAGATAAATATTATCATTCTGAATTTTCTCCAATTCAACAAGAAGTCAATTTGTTTCAGGATGATGATGGCAGCAGACACGATGTTTCATTAAAAAAATGGAACTTAAGAGATCATATTGATATTCTTTATTCTCATATTGATTTTACGTCGCTGCCTATGAAGCCTGGAATTTCTTTAAAAATTAAAGAAATTTTAGATAATCCATATGTTGATTCAAATTTAAAATTTAAAATATTTAAAACTAATATTTAGAAATAATATTTAGAAATAATAAAAGCTAAAGGTCATTATGGAAATAGTTCAACCTACTTATGAGGCAGCATATAAGTTTTTTGATAAATATAAAAAATATAGAAATGAGTATAAAAATTCTTTTTCTTTAGCAGAAAAAAAGAAGTCATTTAATGAACATTATGGACCTGATTCTATGCCTAGTCCAAAGATGTTTGGATCAAAAGAAACAATAGCTGAAGCTGAAAATTCTATTGATAATGAAAAAAAGCATTTTACAGAATTGTTAGACTACACTGAAAATGAAGCAAAAAACGCTCTTATGGAATCAGAATGGGAATATCTTAATGAGGTGGGAGATGTTCTTGGCGAATTTGTGCTAGATGATCATGTAAATTACGTAATATCAGAGTTTAAACAAGAATTATACCAAGATTTAGAACATAGTAGCGCAGACTCATCTTCAACAAAGATAGCAAAATTAACAAAAATAGTAAATGCATTTCACAAAAGTTGTAAAAAATTAAAAAATAGCCCTTGACATTTAATGTCAGAGCGTTATACTTCTCTCAGGTTGAGAGGAGCGCCTTCATGACTTTTGATATTGAAAAAGCAAGCCCAACGCTTACTAGTTGGATGTTTAACGTAAAGCCTCATCTCAAGGCTTTATCAACAGAGCAAATTAGAGAGCATTGTAAGAAAAATAGCAAGCCATATGCTGTCATGATGGCTCAAATTATGGGTGATTTTAATTTTGCCTCTGTAATTCGTTCTGCCAATGCTTTTGGTGCAGAAAAAGTTTTTTATTTTGGAAAAAAGCGTTTTGACCGTCGAGGAACATGCGGAACACATCTTTATATTGATGTGCAATATCTTTCCACTCAAGAACAAATTCAAGAATTGAAACAAGAATATACTTTTGTTGCTCTTGAAAATGTCAATCGCACACACTATCTTAGCGATTTTACTTGGAACACTGACAAAAAGCCACTGATCATTATTGGTGAGGAAGGGACTGGTATTCCTTCTGAAGTGTTGTCTTTGTGTGATGTTCAAGTAGAAATTGAGCAATTTGGAAGCGTACCATCGGTAAATGCAGCAATTGCTGGTTCAATTGCAATGAATGATTTTGTAACTAAATATAAGAAGGGGCTTTGATTATGATTCACATTCATACATCGAAATATGACATTGATTTTGATAAAATGAGTTTTCTTGGACCTTGTTTTAAATTTCCAGAGCATAAAGTTCATTGGACTAAGCAAGGCTCAATTGCTTCAGAAATTTTAAAACTGCATGAATCTGGAAAAGATGTTCATGTAATTACTTTATCTGGCTATGTATTTTGGTCAATTATTGAGCAGGGTCTTACAAGAAAAACTTTGCACCGCAATGATTTGAAGATTCATTATCACCGATCAGAAGATGTGATTAATATATCTGGAATTGGTCCCAATCTAGAGCTATCAGCAGAATTAAATTCTCACTGGGATGGCGGCGGACATCACATTGCCAATATTCGTAGTATGCTTGGTTTCTATAAAGGAGATCAAGTAAACAAATATACATTTGATGATTTTGTTTCCTTAAACAAAAATTGTGCATAAGGTCAGTTTAACCAATAATTTATGGAAGAAATAAATACAGTACTTTCAAATCTAAATCTAGATGCGCAATGCATTGATTATCAATCAACTAACTCTTCGGAGTTTTATGATATCAAACTTGGCTATAAATGCTCAGTAAAGAAATTTTCAAATTCTCTCAAAGAGCTTGAATTTAGACTAGGTTCTCATAATTCATTGTTTTTAACTTTACTGCCTAAGAGCGGTTGTGTAAGAATTCAAAATTTGAAAAATAATCTTCAGATTAAATTTGAAGATGTATATTCCAAAAAAGAAGGGCTTCTCCCAGTAATCCTAGGCAAGGATTACTATGACAATATTATTTTTTCAGATTTTTCTAATCATCCCCATACTTTAATTTCTGGAACAACTGGATCTGGAAAAAGTATGGCTCTGCATAACATTATTTGTAATTTATTACTAAAAAATAATACAGAACTATATTTATCTGATTCTAAAGGAGTAGAATTTATTCCTTATGAACGTTTTTCTAAAATTTCAGAAATAGCTAAAACATATGATGAAAATATATATATGCTTAAAAAAATCCATTATATTATGGAGAGTAGGTTTGCAATAATGCGCTCTAAAAATCAAAATAATTTCCAAAAATTATTTGGAATCAATCCAATTGCGATTATAATTGATGAACTTTCGGATTTATTGATTCAAGATAAAGATTCTGAATTAAAAAATATTTTACTATCCATTGCTCAAAAATCTCGAGCTGCTGGAATTTTTTTAATTGCGGCAACACAGCGTCCGTCAGTTGATATTCTATCTGGGACCATCAAAGCCAATTTCCCGGCTAGAATAGCCCTTAAAGCAGCCTCCCCAGTTGATTCCAAAGTAATCCTAGACCAGACCGGAGCTGAAATGCTGAAAGGATATGGTGATGCAATTATTAACAATGAAAAATATCAATTTCTTAGATTTAAATTTCCACTAATTAATCATCAATCAATAATTCAAAAAATTAAAAAATAAAAATATGATTTTTCACGATAGTTTTGTAAATAAAACAAAAAATATTTTAAATTTAAAATGCTCGGGTTCAAAAACTCTCTTTAAAAGAGAGCTAGTAAAAGAGCTTGGATTTAATATTCTTGATAAAAAAGAATTAAATCTAGGCTTGAATATAGTGTCAAGCATGTTTAGTTTAAATTATTTTCCAGAATGGGAAGTAATTACTGGAAAATTTGGCGGAATCAAACATAAATCAAATCTTAAAAAGAAAAATGTTAAAATTTTTCCAAACAATTTCTTAGAAATACTGTTTCAAGTTTTGAATACTCATTGTAATTCGGTTCCAATTTCCAAAAATAAAATTGTTCAATTATTGAATTTATCACTGCCCAATCAAGAAGTTAGCAATTTGATTAGTGTTGCTATTCAAAAAAAATATATTATTGGATTTCTTGGAAAGAGAGGCAAAAAAGGAGGAATTGTAAAAGATCCTCTTATTACGCCTAGGATTATGATTGAAGGATTAGCCATAGATGGCACAGAAGATTTGCCTTTACCAGCTAGACAAGATAAAAAAGAGGCATTATACTGGTCAAGTGCAGATGACTTAGAGCATCTTAACTATCAAGCAGTTCCTAACCAACTTTAAACGCCATGATATCCAAAGAAGAAAAAAAGATAATCTCTTCTTACTCCAAGGAGATTAAAAAAGCAATAATCACTTTAGTAGAAGAGAATGATTTTTTATATGACTATATTGATTTGACAGATTATTGCGGAGCTTGTGGAATTGCTTCTTTAGCTTTATATGAAAAACTAAAGAAAGATAAAGTAAAATGCAATTGGTTTTATGGATATCATCAAATTCAATACCCTCATCTTGGGGAGCGTCATTGCTGGGTAGAAGTTAATAATCAAATCGTAGATGTTACTTACAAACAAATATCTGAAAAAAGTAAAAACATTTATATCTCTCCAATAAAATATGTCAAACTAAAAACAAATCCGCCTCATCAAGTCTTTAATAGATATTGGAGATGGCAAAATCCTTTTAAATATCATTACGACTGGTCAAACAACAAACTAGAAATTATTATTAAATAAAGAAAAATATATGGAAGTTCAACCTGAAATTTTATTGTGCTCTTGTCAATCTCTAGAAGAAGCTCAATGGGTCCGAGGAGAGCTAATCTCTTTCAACCCCAGAGATTATTGGTTTTATGTATTTAATGACTTTACTATTAAAGTTGCTAATGATTTCGGAGGGAAGATCTCTCAAGATAAATTTGATAAGGTTAAAGTCAAATCAGAGGAATTAATTAAAACTTTTCGTTCTAAAAAGAAATAGCACTCTTGGCTTTTAGTTTCTTGATATTATCATAATAATCTTTCATAGCTTTAACGCACTTTCTGCATCTGCACTTATACTTTTTGTAGCGCCAGATGGTTCCATGCGATGAAAGTTTACCGTATTCTCTTTTTTCTAAAGTTTTTTCATGATGACATGCTTTACATAGCAACTGACATTTATTAACTTCATCTAGTAAATTAACATCGGCTCGGTCAATAAACTTAGAAATAATAAATTTTTTTTGTTTTGGCTTCAAGTGATCAAATTCTAGATTTTTAGTCGAACCACAGCGCTCGCATTTTCCACCTAATAATTCTATCAGGCGCAATTTACGAGACTTTCTACGTTCTTTACGAGCAAGTGATTTTTCTGGAGTCCAAACTGACATAGCATATAAATATGAAATTATCCAATGATGACGAGTTAATTTCTAACATCTTTTTAACTATCTTATTTTTTCTTGGAACTATAATCCTGTTAAAAATAGGTTTTATTTATTGGATTATTTGTTGTTCTATTGTTTATTTTTTCATAGTTTCTGACAATAAATTTATAAATTTCATCTCCCCTGCAGAAGAATTTCAAGATAATAGTTATTACATTTTGCTTTGGTTTTTGGCATTATTAATGCCAATTGCATTGTTTTTAATGTATATTTCTGCTCGAGCCAGTGGTTATAGTAAAGATAACCATGATTAATTTGCCAGAAGTAGGGGAAAAAATCGTAGTCAATAATATTAGATATGCAACCGCCATGGTTTCCGATGTCGTTTGGGATGAAAAACAATTTGATTTTGTAATTAATTTACAATGGACAAATACTAATGGCGAATATATAGGTACATCTAGAGTCTACTATCGAGATCAAAATAAATCTTGGTTCAGATTCTCCAACAACAATTAACAAATAATTAGGTGAAATATGAGCGAATCTTGTGTCAAAAAAGTAAAAAATGCATGGCATCGAGCTAGGAACTTTAATAAAAAGAAAAGTGCAGATGGCGTAGTAACAAAATCAAATAGCCCAGGAATGACTTTGAAAAAATGGGCAAAGCACCAGGTTGAGACCGGCAGCTCTTTAGCAGAAGAATGTAGCCAATGGCTAAAGAATAAAAAAACACTAGCTCAAAAGTCACGAACTAAGAAATGAATTATATTTTAATATTGTTAGTCCTTATTTTTTTACTAGCATTTATGCTTTTGAAAATGATTAGGTCTGAACAATTTGTTAAATCTTATTGCTTGAATATTTTTCAACAAAGGCAGAAAGTATTTTTACAAGAATTTAAGTCTCATTATAAAATATATGGCTCTGAAAATTCTAACAAAAAACAAGCCATGATTGAAGTTTTACAAGATTATCTGTGGTCTAAGTCCCAAGATTTGGACCGCAATATCTCCAATAAAGTTTTTAACTTAGATTTAATTCTTGATATTGCCCATATTGTTTGGTTAATTTATTTTATTGAAAAAAACAATGATGTTAGTTGATGTAAAAAAATTAAAAGAAATTATCAATCCAATCGAGAATCCTCCATGGAAAGAAATAAATTCAAAAATTTCTTACGAAGAAATATTAAACTCTAAAGAAATAGAAATCTCTAAAGAATATGACGCACTAAATCCAATAACAAGAGAACAGCACATTGCAAAAATAGCGCATTTTGTAAAAAATGGATGGAATGATGAACCAATTACAATTGTCTTTAACAAGGATTTATACCCCATATACGATGGCAATCATAGATTTTGTGCTGCCATTCTTCGTAATGATGATTACGTTTTTGCAAACGTAGAAGGAAGTCGAGAGATGATCAAAAAAATATCATATTAATTGATATAGTTAATGTGATATTCGTTGGGGAGTCGCCTAGTGGTTATGGCAGCGGACTTTGAATCCGCCATTCGTGAGTTCGAATCTCACCTCCCCTGCTAACTTTCTGCAATTAAAGCGTTGACACCTATAAGATCGTAGCTATGTTGCTTCACATGCGGCGGGTAGTCCTGCCCAACAGAGAGGTAATATAATGTCTACGTATCTTGATAAGATCAAAAACTGCGAGATTCTTTCCAATGATAAGCTTGTTGCTCTGTTTGCCCAATATTCTTTGACGGGTGACATTCAAGCTCGAAATAAAATCATCAACTCTACGCTTAGGCTCGTTGTAAAAATTGCAAGCCAGTATAAGCATTATGGAAAGTTTGACGATCTCATCCAAGAAGGTAACTGTGGTCTTTTGAAGGCTATTGACAAGTTTGATTTTACCCTTGGAGTTCCCTGGAGTAACTATTCTGCTCAGTGGATTCGAGCTTATATTCTTCGCTTCACATTTAACAATCAAACCATGGTAAAGCGAGGAACCTCTCCCGAGGAGAGAAAGTATTACTGGAAACTTCTTCGACTGCGGTCGAAGCTGGAAGCCCAGGGCAAAGACGCCAATGCCGAGGCTTTGGCTACCGAAATGAACCTAACCAAAGAACAGGTTGAGTTCATTCTTAGCAGGTCTACGGTCGATTCTAGTCTTCAATCAATCTCCTGCAACAGTTTCGATGAAGATCCTTCTGAGGAAATTCTAGACCCCATCTCTTCAAACGCAGAAGATAATATTGTCGATGCTATGTCTAATTCTCTAATCGAAGAAAAAATGAATCTATTTGCTGATAGCCTTACCCCTCAGAAGAGGCTAGTATTTATGAATCGCTTTATGTCTGATGAATACCAAACTTTTGCTCAGCTAGGCGAGCAACTAGGAGTCACACGTCAGCGTGTCCAGCAAATTGAATCAGAGCTTAAGAAGCAATTTATTTCTAAAATCAAAATTTGAACAGGAATGACTTTTAAATTAATCTTTAATAAGATTATGAGTCAAGACCAGGCTCAAGTCTAAAAGCAATTAGAATCATAAATTTTATTTAAACACATTTAAATAATTGCCAACCTGCCCTTGCAGGATTCATCTTACCGCCAACTTGCCAAAACAATTTCAACGAAGATTTCACTTTAACTCCTTATATTACGCGCGTAACGGGTGCGCGGGGGCGGGCGCGCGATATATATTTATAAATAATATATAATATATTATCCTATTTGGATAACTTTATTTCACTAACGTTCATAAAGTTATCGGGAAAATTTTTTTTCAATTTAAAAAATGTAGGCGACTATGCTACAAAATTAATATTCATTCTGTTTTTTAAACTATTTTTTTTGCATATAGTTATGAAAACATTATCTGTGTTATTTCTCTTTTTAACCGGATGTATGGAAGTAAATAGCTGGGAGTCTCAAGAAGAGACAGAAGAAGACTCTTCTTTTGAAGAATCTCAATATTATGAAGATTTTGAATTTGATGATTCTTATGAAAGAAATAATTGCCCAGTTTATTATCAAAAATTTGAATTTAAAAACAATCAATATGTAATTGAAATTCCTTCAGAATGTCATTTAAATTATTTTGAAACTGGTCGACCTACACCAGATAAACAATATAATCAAAATATTCTTTTAGAAAATTCAATTATTCATCAGGAATATTGATGAATAATTCTTGGTTAAATTATGGCTGGATTGATGATGATGAAGACGTAGAGAATATTCAAACCGCCGATACTTTACGACCAGAAGATTTAGAAAGATTATTAAAAGAAAAATCCAAAGATCCAAAAGAAGATGGAATTAATTGCAAAATTTGCAAAGATTGGTTTCATCTATCTGAACCCAACGAATCTGATGGAACATTTATTTGCAGAGAATGTCGAATAAGACCTTGGAGAAATTCTCCAATTAATAATGATTAATTTGATATAGATATTGAAATAGAAGGGTGCCAGAGTGGTCGATCGGGCTTGATTGGAAATCAAGTGTACGTGAATAGCGTACCGGGGGTTCGAATCCCCCCTCTTCTGCTAATTTTTAAGTAAATTATTAATTGTTACTGCATCAACAAAGAATGACATATTTGGAACTGCCGGTCTAAAAAAAGAACATATTCCAATTAATTTCCCATCTATGTCAAAAGCTCCGCCTCCAGAGTTGCCCATATAAATCGGAGCTGTAATATGAACTAATTTTTGTTGATATCCTGTGGGATTTATTTCAGTTCTAAAACCTGAAATAATTCCAGTAAAATATGTAAATTCAACTCTTGCAGGATGCCCAACAATATGAACTTTTTCACCAATTTTTCCATTAGATCCAGATACTTCAACAAAACTATCTGAGCTGTAATCTAATGTTTTTAAAATCATAATATCGTTATTATTGTCAAATTTTATTATTTTTGCTTTTTTAGTTGGTGGATTTTCTAAATTATAAGAATTTGATATTTCACCAAAAGTTTTAAATGAAACTTCTAACCCAAGCATATCATCAAGGTTAGGAGTGTAACTTAATGCTTTAATTATTTTAATTAAATCTTCTAATGTTTTTTCTTCTTTTTTAATAATTTCTTCGCTAATTTTAGCATCTTCTGGTTCTGGAATTAAGCTTTCTCCACAGTGCCTTGCGCTAATAATTATTTCTGGAGAAATAAAAACTCCTCCACAAAAAGTAGAATATTTTTTATTTTCTTCTGACGGGCGTAAAAACGCAACAGAGCTATTCTCTAATTTATAAACTAGATTTGTATTTTGCTGTTGCTCTATAGATGCAACTTTTACATGCGACGGAATTGAACAACAACCAAGTAAGAAAAACAAACAAAAAAGAAAAGATATCTTGTTTTTCAAAGCCACTCCTATGTTCGTCGCTTACACGCCTAATGATATACGTTATATATGCTTATATTCTTTGTGCAGTATCAAAAATAGTAAAAATATGTAAGTTGATGTATTACAAAAAAAGCATATAATTTAGCATATGAATATGGAGATCGTATATCAAACAGAGTTTGAAACTTTAGCAACAGATATCGCTTCAATTTACAATCTGTTATACGACACTCCTAATTATTATAAATCTTCTCATGTTCAAATTTTAATATCTTTATCAGACTATGGAGATGGATTTCATAGATTAATTAGTCGAGCCTGTATCAAAAACCCTCAAGAAGAAATCTATGACATGGTTGTAGATATTCAAGGTCAACCCATTGACGCGCTAAGAAAAATGCACGAAGATCTATTAAACCTTTTAGAGGAAGAGCTTCCTGACGAAGCTAAAAGAAGACAGTATCGTTACAATTAATGATTTTTCAAATTATTATTTTAATAATTCAAATTATTTGTTTAATTAAAGGAAAAGAATATGATTAAGACCGATGTAGTTACCGATCTGCTATGGGGAGATAATGGTAAAGGAAAAATTACTCATTCGCTAATGAAAAATAATAAATATGATTATTGTCTGAAATTAGCAGGTTCTGCTAACGCAGGACATACCATTTATCATAATGGTGATAAATTTGTCACTCATTTGCTTCCAGCTGGAATATTTTTTAATATTCCCTCGATTATTGGCAGAAACTGCTTGGTTCATCCAGAAACTTTGTTTGCAGAAATTGAACAGCTGCAAAATCAATTTAATAAACATGAAGATCTGAAATCTATTGATATTCAATCTTTAGTGAAGATTGATAAAAATACTTGTATTATTACAGACGATCATATTTACGAAGATTCTAAAGATACTATTATTGGATCAACTAAACGTGGGGTCGGTCCTGCTGCTCGTGATAAATATGCTAGAACGGCAGTTCAAGTTCAAAATGTTGATTCATTAAAGGGATTCGTTGTAGATTTTCCAGAAATAATCTATCAAGAACAAAATGCTTCTATCCTCGGAGAAGGAGCTCAAGGTTTTTATTTGGATGTTAATTTTGGTGATTATCCTTATGTAACTAGCACTCACTGCTCTTTAGCAGCTGTTCCGTTGAGCGGAATTCCAATTCGATCAATTGACCGAATTTTTGGAGCAATTAAAATTTATGCTACTTATGTTGGAAAAAAATCCTTTCAAGGAGAAGATTCTAGATTCGACATGATTGCTGAGGCAGGGTCTGAGTTTGGTTCTACTACTGGAAGAAAAAGACAAGTCAACTGGTTAGACTTAGACAAGTTAATTTATGCTATTAAGGCTAATGATGTAACTGATTTGATTATTTCTAAAATTGATATTTTTAGAAAATTAAATATCTTTGTCTTAGTTAAAGATAATAAAATCATTGAGTTTAATAACGAAAAAAATATGAAAACATACATTCATGATGTCTTGTACGATTCAAGATGTAATTCCATTAAGAATATAGTGTTTTCAGAATCTCCACATGACATCTGACAAGGTAACGATCTGCAATAACCCTGCTTGACATTGTTTCTTTCGGGGTTATTGTATGGGGGATGCCTCTAGGTGGGGCTAGTTGTTTAGAGAGGAAAAAAATGTCAAAGCTAATTGTTCAAAAAGTTCAGACTCAGACGGACGGATCAATTAAGGATCACCAATATGGGATTGGTGATGTGGGTCTTGTTTTGGAAATTCTTCGAAATAAGCTTTATAAAGATCCTATTCTCGCTGTAGTTCGTGAGTATATCACCAATGCTCGTGATGCTCATGTGGAAGTAGGAAAAGCAGATGTTCCAATTGTGGTTCATTTGCCTTCTTATGAATCCATGTATTTCAAAGTCCAAGATTTCGGTCCTGGTCTTTCACCTGAGCGAATTGAAAAGATTTTTTGCAATTATGCATCTTCTACTAAGCGCAATTCTGAAGACCAAGTAGGTTATTTCGGAATTGGCAGCAAGAGTGCATTTGCTTATTCTGACTCTTTTACCATTACATCAGTGGTAGATGGTAAGATTCGAACTTATTCATCTTATATTGATGAGTCTCGGCGTGGCAAGATTTCTTGTCTTTATGAAGCTGATACCGATCAGCCCAATGGAACAACTATTATTATTCCTGTAAAAAAATACGACCAAGATCGTTTTCTAGACAAGCTTCGATTTATTACGGAATTTTGGAGTGTTCGTCCCAGCGTTTTTAAGGATGATTCGGAGTTTAAGATTTCATATGTAAATGAAAAGACGGTTTTTTCTGGCGATAATTGGAAACTTGCTCGCAATCCCGATTATGATTTTCGAGGAACCTATGCAATCATGGGCGGAATTCCCTATGCTATTGATATGAATACTCATTTCGAGTCGCATCCTGCCCGTAATTTCTTCAATTATTCTTGCGTCCGAATTAATTTTAATAATTCTGATCTTAGCCTTGCCGCTTCTAGAGATTCACTTCACTATGATGCTAGAACGATCAGGAACATTAATGATAAGCTTGATTCAATCATCAGCGAAATTAACATCAGGATTTCGGAGCAAATCTCACAGGAACCATCTTATAAAGATGCCCTCATCAAATACAATGAAGCCTTGGACGCATTTCCTGAACTAAATAGAATCATTGGAAATGTAATCTACGATTCAAAACCAGTTCATAGGAATCCCAAGATTTCTATGTTTGGGAACAATTCTAGACTTACTTGGTATTCAAAAGTTGTAATGTCCAATGGCTTCAAAGACATTAAAGTCAAAACTGTTAATTATAAAAATCCAGGCGCAGACGCAGATTTTGCTAATATCTTGTCTAGAAAAGATACGGTAATCATTTTTAATGACCTAGCCGTTACTGACCTGAAAAAGTATGCAACAACATTGTTCAATGATTCTAACGCATTGAACAATGTTGTTGTCCTGAGCATCGCAGAAACCAAAGATGATGTATCTAAGCACAAACATCTTTGGTTTGCAGAAGATATTTGCTATGCAAAAATCTCAGAAATTACTCCAGGCAAGACGGTTCGACAAAGCAATCGCAGGTCTCTAACTCATAAACAAAATCTATTTCTTTATAGCTTTGATCCCTCATCTTCCAGGGTAGATTGTGGTCGTCATCTTGTGGAAGTTTCTCCAAATGAAACAATTGCATATTTTCTTTATGACCTAAAGACAAATGCGCCTGTTAATCTAAGCAAAAATATTCTATCTTGTATTAAAAGTCTTGAATCCGCTTTGGGAATGAGGGTTTTTGCAGTGGCGACATCAAAGTCTGAAAAGATTCCATCAAATTGGAAATATATTGATGATGTTGTGACTGAGAAATTCAATTCCATCATGGAGCAATACGGTCTTTCTTCCCTTCAAGATTACTTGAATTGCATGGCTATTAGGGAAAAAGTAGAACATTACAATGTTAATATCTTTAAGTCTCTTTTTAAAGACCAAATGAATAATAATAATTTTATTTCCTCATACCTGAATAAGGTTCAATTTGCCCAAGACAAGTTCTCTTATGTCTGGGATAATTGCAATCTTAAAACTTTGGCAAAGCATATTAATAAATACCATTACCTTGAAACGGCTTCTATTCCAGCCTCAGAGGATTATGACTTTAATATTTTTTTCAATTCAGCAATTCAACAATATCCTATGCTTAAATTCTGTCCAGTAAGTTCATATACTTCTGAAAAAGACATTAAAAGCGTCAATGATTACATTGAAATGGTCGATCGTCTTAACAAAGACGCGCATGTGTGTATTCATATGCCTTTGTGCGCTTGACATGTTATTATTCTGAGTTATATATTCACTGTTGGGTTCCAAAAAAACAAGGAGTTTACTATATGAAAATGCCATACACAATTACAAACAATTCTGTTACACTCGTTCGCAACGGTATGCCAGTTACTGTTTTGCGAGAGCATCCTTCTTTTGATTTTATTCTTGAAGCCATTAAAGCAGATGATTGGAATCAGGTAATTGATGCACTTGATCGCAAAACAACTGTAAAAGTTATTACAGAAGGAGAAATGGAAGAGAGGAATGGAAGCCTTTTTGTAAAGCTTGATAATGATTCTTGGTGGCAAGTTCCTGTCGACCTTGGCAAACACATTCTTGATTTTTATTATAAGAAGCTTCCGTATCAGCCCTGGGTAGCTTTTGCCAAAAAGCTTCAACAAAATCCATCATATCGATCAGTTCAAGAACTTTTTCGATTCTTGAATGCAAATCAATTTACGCTTTCTGATAATGGCAACTTTATTGCCTATAAAAGGGTAAAAGAAGACTTTAAAGACATCCATTCTGGAACATTTGATAATTCTGTTGGTACTACAGTTTCAATGTCCAGAAACGAGGTTGATGAAGACTCTGATAGAACTTGCTCTAATGGATTGCATGTAGCTGCGTTTGATTATGCTTGCAACCATTTTGGAAGCAGCAATAACACTACGGATAAGCTTCTTTATGTGGAAGTAAATCCCAAAGATGTAGTTGCAGTTCCCAAAGATTATAATAACCAGAAAATGAGGGTATGCGAATACACGGTGCTTGGAGTTTGTGATTATGAATTCAAGGCTCCACTATATTCTCACTCTGATGGTTTTTATGATCCGTCGGAAAGGTATAATGAGGAATATGAAGATTGGGGATCATATCACAGTGAATGCGAAGAATGTGATGGATGCGATGAGTGCGATGATTGTGATGATTGTGACTGTCAGTATTGATCGAGGGTTTTAAGGTCTAACTATGAAAAAAATTTCAGCCTCTTTAGCTGTGGCATTTATTGGAATGATGGGATTGTTGCCATCTGTGGAGTCTAAGGAGATTCCATGTCCCGAATGGAGACCGACTGGAGAATTGAAGAAAATTCCGTTCTATTATGATTGCTCTATGACAAATGGCGATATTGGAGTAGCTAGGAGTGATGGAATTTATTGGTGTAAAGAGGTTGAGGATAGGGTGGAAAGAAAATTTCCAGGAGCTTCTCACTTTTATTTTGTACATGAGTATGGTCATTACGTAAAAGGATCGGACGAGGGCGAGACAGATTGCTGGGCTGCCCAACAGTTAGCAGGAACTTGTTATATTAATATCGCCGTTAATCATCTCATGACTTACGCAGACGAGTATAAGCCCAGGCACGGATATATGCGTGACCGTGCCATTCGCATCAGAAAATGCGCAGGACAATAGGAAATTTATGTTTAAATGTTTGAACAGATCTGTTGTAAAAAAAATATCAAAATGGTCAAAGCCATGTGAAGCAGTTTTTGAATTTCTTTCCTTGGAAGATCCAAAATCTCTTGCAAAGATTATCCAAGAAGAACCTTTGGAAGCATCAGATCTAACTTTTGCAGCTGAGCATATGGGCAATTGTGAAGATACTGCTCTTGTAAAGAAAACATTGATTCCGCTCTTGAATCATAATGAAGCTGTAGTAAGAGAAGGAGCGATCTATGGGCTAGCAAATCATTTAGATTCGGTTGTAAAATATAAATTATTTAAGATTTCTAAGATTGACAAATCTACGGCTGTCAGAGAAGCTGCATCTAATATTGTTTTTAGAAAATAAAACAGGTAATAATTAGATATATATTTTACAAAGAAAATTATTTATCCGTTAAAAATTTTTAAATATTCGGGTAAATATAATATTAAAACGATATATCACTTGCAAAAAGTAATGTTTTGTGTTACTTTCTGCAAGTGATACATCACTATTTGTCGTTTTAGCTCAGCTAGCAGAGCACCTCATTGGTAATGAGGAGGTCATGGGTGCAACTCCCATAAACGGCTCAAAGTTCTAGTTCTTCTTCTAGTTTCATTAAAACTAGCCTAGACATTCCAAGATTGCTTTTTTCTTTGTCTAGAACGACATAGATAAATAGATTATCTTGTTTTAATACGAAGGTAACTATGTGATAGTTGTTATTTAAGTTAATAACAATATCTTCAATTTTATCTTTAATGTTTAAGTTAGTTAAGAACTTCTTGTGAGATTTAACTACTTCAACCATGTAAGCGCAATATAATTCAAATTCAGAGGATTTATCTGAGTTTTGAATTATAGGCATTCCAGTTGTTATGTCTACAATGGAAGCGGCTAGTACGCCATCAAGCTCCATAATGGTGTTAAATTTTTCTTTTATGCTTTTAAAATAAGAAGAGCTTGGTTTTCTTGATGTAGAGCCTGATGAAGATTGTTCAGCTTCTGGCTCTAAGGCATAATTTTTAATTTTTCCCTCATCTAACAAGACGTAATATTCTAGAATAAGTTCGGTCCATAATTTGTTAATTGACTCTACTTCTGGTAAAACATTGGGAGAAACTTTAAAAGTTCCATCCTCCCAAGTTAACATTTCATAAAAAGCATCAATTCCAAAATTATTGGTAGTGGTAGCGTGAAGAACTCTTCCAGTAGAAACCCAAACTTCACCAGAAAATTTCTTATGAGTTATAGTTATATGAGCAGATGCTTGACTTAGTATGTAGAATTGAATTATATCTACCAGTGTCTCGGTAGAAATCTCGCCTTGAAATTTATTCATTTTAGCCTTGTTAAGAGTGATTTCCGCAACTTACTCTTACTATAATATGTAATTTTATTCGGAGAAATTTATGAACAATAATTATCAAATCGTTAAAAATGAAGTAGTTAATGCATACTCTGATTGCAATGAAATCAGTAATTCTTCAAGAAACTTAGATTTTTTAGCCTCTAGACCTGTTTCGGTAAAAGAAGCTGAGGAAATTATGTCTCTTGCCGTTGAAGGGGGGTATAATAATTTTTCATCAGAGCTAATTTCCTTGCTCCCTCAAGATGCTAAAGTTTGGATTGCAAGAGAAGGGAGCGTCTGTGTTTACTTAGATAAACCATTAGATGAAGAAGCTTTAAGCGAATTAGGATGCGATGAATACGATCAGGTATCATCGGACAATGATACCGCTTGTGGAAATTACCGAATCTGGTGGGATTGAGGAGCAAATATGACTTTTCCTGTAGACCTATCATCTAGAAATAAATATATTCTAGATTCAATAAAGATTAAACAATATGACGCTGAATGGATTCCGCTCAGAACTTCCAATGGCAAACACGATGCTACGTTTTATGTTAGCGGTGACGCTATTAAAGTAAAGGGTGTTCGTGTTAATGTATCTGCAGCAATGCAGCAGCAAATCGCTGATATGTTAGATTGTATGTTGCTAACTCCCAAGTTAGCAGATTTGAGGTTTGCTCAGGCAGATATTCAATTAGAACCATTGCCTAGGCAAATTACTAGCAGCACTCAAGCAATGGTAGAGCAATCAGAAAAGATAGATAATCTTTTGAAAGGCAAAGATACCAAGGGAAAGATTATTGATTCCGTTGGAAAACATTGGTGCATAGGTAATAAGCTAAAAAATTCTATCAAGTCTATGAATTACGGTTGGCATTTTAAATCAAAAACAGGATCCTTTAAGGGAATTAAAGGTTATCTTTCAGATTCTAAAATTACAGAAACTTATGTTATTCAACCCTCTGCGCTAGCCCATGATAAAAATCATACTGATTATTCTCAGGTTTGCGTCTTAGTTAAACAAGATTGTTTGGTTAATTGTAATAAAATGAGTCTAAAAGATGTTTTGTCAGATCCGGAGTATGCAGATTTAGCTTCACATGAGGGTGTTGTATCTGTTTTGCGTCAGCCTGGAACTTAAATATGACAGAAGATAAAAAGAAAGAATTTTTGTCACAAGTAAAATCGAAGGCATTGTTAGCAGTTTGGAGTTTACCAAACAAGCCTACAAAACCAGAGCCACCATCACCATTTCAAGAATTTCACTGTTCATTAGATGAATTAATAAATAAATTCATTGAAGAAAATGATTTTGCAGAGATTAAAAATGGAAAATTCCTCCATGCAGAAGAATTCTTCTTATGGTTAAGCAAGCTAGCAGCTTCTGATAAGTTAGTCTTAAGATGTTTTAATGATCCAGGTCAAAATCAAGTAGAGGATTGCGACCTTTACATGAATATGGATTCATCTCAATTTGCTTTTCAGCAGACAGAATATGAAAAAAATCTTTTAAAATACGAAAAAGATTTATCTGAATACGATGAAAAGTGCTTAACAATTATTGATGAAAATATTAATAATTTGCAAAAACATATTAATTCTATGCTTGAGGCTAAAGAAGCTTTATTAAAAAAATAAAGAATAATTTCACATGATTATGTGATGCTTAAATTCTCTAAAATAAGCCTTGATAAAGGTGAAAGTTCTCACTATTCGTCCAAAGTGGCAAATATCTTGCTCTATTGCGAAGATGACGAGACTGTTTTTTTAATCAAAAGGTCTGATAATGTTAGTCATCCTGGTCGATGGTGTGCTCCGGGCGGGCATGTAGAAAATGATGAGTCTTTTGCAGAGGCTGCTATTCGCGAATCTAATGAAGAAGTAGGTGGGCTTCCAAAGATACAAAAGAAGTTAGATCAAAATATCATCATTGATGATAATAAGAAAATTGTTACTTATGTTTGCTTGGTACCTTTAAAATATAAAGAAAAATGGACACCAGTTCTAAACGATGAATCTGAAGAGTGCAAATGGTTTCATGTTAATGAAATTCCAGAGAAGGCATTTGATACTATTAAAAATATAATTTCCGACTTGCCTTCTTTGCTTAGGAAAGCAAAATACGCATCTTATCTTAAATAAGATAGAACGCTTCTGATTAATCTTACTCTTTCTTGCATAGATTCGCTGTTAATTTGAATGTAGTTCAAATTAAATAACTCAAACATGAATTTAATATTGGCATCAATGGCTACCATTTGGTCCCAGTTAACAGATTCTCTGACTCCATCGTTTTTCATTGTGGCTTTGCTGGGCTTGACTAAGAAGATGACTACATCTTTATCTTTTAAGGATTTAATGTAATTTTGGCACTTCTCATCATTGATTAATTTATGGAGTTGAGTGCCATGCTGAGCCATGTAAGCTAAATTATCGAAGCTTCTATCTGAAACAAATGATAAATGTTTTGATTCTTCATTAATTTGGCGATAGAAAACTTCTGTTTGATATTGGTCAATGGCTTCTAAATTGACTCTTAAGGTTTCTAAGGATATTTCTTTCTCAGCTAAAACAGTTCTAGCTACTTCACTGAGGAATGGAAGATTATATTCTTTAGAAGTAAGCCTAGCTAAGGTAGATTTTCCTGAAGCGTGGCAACCGGTGAAATAAATTCTCATGTTTCTCCTAATATTTTTTCATATTAATTGAACTAGTCTGGCTTAACTATGAAAAAATTAATTATCTTTGATTTGGACGGCACACTTGCCGAATCTAAATCTCCTATAACTAAATCTATGAGCATTGCTCTAAAGAAATTACTGCAAAATTATTCAGTTGCAATAATTTCAGGTGGAGCATTTCTTCAATTTGAAAAGCAATTTTTAAATAATTTATCTGTACCCGAAGATTTATTATATAATTTATACTTGTTTCCCACTTGCGCCACATCATTCTTTAAATTTAAAGACAAACAATGGCAAAAAGTTTATTCTGAAGAGCTTTCAATTGAAGAAAAAGAAAAAATACTACAATCTTTTAAATTTACTTTTGAAAAAGTAGGTTTTGAAATTCCTAAAAAATTACTTTATGGAAACATTATTGAAGATCGAGGAACTCAAATTACTTTTTCTGCTCTAGGGCAAGATGCCCCTGTAGATCTTAAAAAGACTTGGGATCCATCGCATTTAAAAAGATTAAAGATGATTGAAATATTACAAGAGTATTTGCCTGATTTTGAAATTAGATCGGGCGGCTCAACTTCTATTGATATTACTAAAAAAGGAATCGATAAAGCTTATGGAATTGCTAAAATTCAAGAATATTTAAAATTTTCTATTGACGAGATGCTCTTTATAGGTGATGCTATATTTCCAGGCGGCAATGATTATGCTGTAGTTTCAACGGGGGTGGAGTGCATTTCAACTCCAAGCCCAGAAGAAACGCAATTCATAATTTTAGAGCTATTAAAGAATTGACGCCAGCTCTCATCGGGGCTATGCTGTCAACTAATGTTCCTACTAACAGGGGATTTATGATTAAAACTTGGTCAAAATATCAATCAGATATTTTTAATTTTATTAAAAATAATTCAGACAATTTAATTGTTGAAGCTTTGGCAGGCAGTGGAAAAACTTCTACAGCTGTTGAAGCATTAAAATATGTTTCTCCAGGCGAGAAAAGTATTTTCGTAGCATTTAATAAGAAGATTGCTGACGAATTACGAACTAGGGTTCCTGATTATGTCTCTACAGGAACGCTTCATTCTGTCGGATTAAAACATATTTCTAAGACTTATAAATCTGCTGTCGTGGCAGATAAGATGACTTTAATTTACAAGAAAGTCCTAGGAGAAGATAAAGAAAAAAACGAATTAATTTATCTTTTAACCAAAGCCGTTTCACTTTGTAAGTCATCTTTGGTTGATAAATATGAAGATATTGATGATTTGTTAGATCGTTTTGACATTGAACCTCCACACGACGTTGAACGTGCAACTTTTATTAATCATATTATTTTCGGGTTAGATGCCTGTTTAAGGAAAACATCGTCTATTGATTTTGATGATATGATTTATTTTCCAGTAAAATTGAATATTCCAATTGATCAATATGATAATGTCTTTGTAGATGAGGCGCAGGACTTAAATCCTGCGCAAATTGAATTCGTGCTTAAATTAGTTAAGCAACCAATTCCATCAAAAAGAAAATCTAAGAAAAATGATGGCAGTAAAGGTCGTTGCGTTGTCTTTATGGACCGCAACCAAGCAATTTATGCCTGGAGAGGAGCTGATTCAAATTCCTATGACAAGTTCAAGGAAAGACTCAGTGCGAAGGCGCTCCCGCTGTCGATCACATACCGATGCCCCCACAGCGTAGTAAGAGAGGCACAGAAGCTTGTACCCCATTTAGAAGCTGCTCCAGGAGCATCAGAAGGCTCCGTAGACTGGCAAGAGTATGACAAGCTAATTTCTAACGCTCCAATCGGCTCTTATATTATTTCTAGGACTAATGCTCCTTTGATTAGGACTGCTTTAAAGTTGATTAGGCAGAAAACTCCTTGCGCAATTCTAGGCAGGGACATTGGTGATAACATTAATAATTTAATTAAGGCTTCAAAAGCTAAAAAAGTAGATAAGCTACACGCTTATATTGAGAAATGGAAAAATAAAGAGATGTCGAGACTGCTAAGTGTAGGCAAAGATATTAATCATATTTTAGATAAGTATGAATGTCTGGAGGCTTTGATGGAGGGTTGCGACACAGTAGATCAAGTTAAACAAAATATCGCCTCTCTCTTTATAACCAAAGACCCTAATCGCATTGTTACTCTGGGATCTACCCATCAAATGAAGGGTTTGGAATCAAAAGAAGTGTATATGTTCATTAATACATATAATGAATCTTCTCAGGAAGAAAAAAATCTTAAATATGTAGCAATTACTAGATCAAAAAACAATTTACATTACGTTAAATATCCTAAAAAATGAATAAAAAAATACTTATATTGGGCAATGGATTTATAGCTTCTGAGTTTTCTAGGAGCTATTCTCCTTATTTATATAATTTCGATCCTGATTCCTTGGTGAAGGCAAGTGATTCTTCTCCTCCTGAATATATTGGAGCCCTGATACAGGTTCCTTTATTATCATCAACGGATGATAAAGTGGCTCAGTACTTTGATAAAATTCCAGTAAACCACGATTCTATCATGGAGATTGTTAGCAGATATCAGCCCAATGTAATTATTAATTGTATTGGTAAAACTGGAAAGCCAAATGTAGACTGGTGTGAAACTCATCAAGATGAAACAGTTGAAGCTAATTTAATATTTCCTACATTATTAGCTCAGATTTGTAATAAGCAGTCTATTCATTTAGTTCACATTGGTAGCGGCTGTATAAATTACGGAGCATCGCCTCGCAGCATTGGATGCATGTATGAGCCTGGATGGAGGGAGACGGATTTTTCAAATCCTAAATCTTTTTATTCAAAAGTTAAATATGCGGCTGATTTGGCTTTATCAGGTTATGATAATGTCACCATTTTCAGAATTAGAATGCCAATTTCACCAATGCCCAACCCTAGAAACTTGATTACTAAGTTATTGGGCTATAAGAAAATCATTCAAGAGCCTAACTCAATGACTTTTACAGTAGACGTTTTAAGAGCTTGCAAATGGGCAATTGACAATAATAAATTTGGTATTTATAATTTGGCTCACAAGAATCCTTTGACGGCTTATAATATTGTAAAAGAATATTGTAAATATAATCCTTCCCATCAATTTGAGTCTTTGAGTTTGTCAGGGCTAAGTTCTTTGACTACGGCTACAAGATCTAATTGCATCTTAGACCTGTCTAAGATTGAAAATGACGGATTTATATTTTCAGATCTAACCTTGGAATCTTGTATACGTCAATATTTTAACAATGAAAACATTCAAAGAGGTAATTCATGACTTACATTCCTAAATATACAGAAGATTTTGTAAAAACCCCATCAAGTCATTTACTTAATAAACAAGAAAATCGTATTTTGACCTCGGTAATTGTTTCTACAATTCAAAAGCCTGGAAAAATGGAATCAACTCCATATGCTTTTGATCTTAGTGTCTTTTCAATGCCTCAAGATATGCAGAAGTGGTGCTTTGTTTTGACATTTGACGAGGATTCAAATATTATTGCTGGTTCATGGTTCTCTGAATATGAAATAACAAAAATTTCTCCAATCTCAAATGATTCAAATGAGAAATTCGTTTTTGATAAATGCCTTGAAAGATATGAGACTTTTATGGAAAAATTAAAAATAGAATCAGATTACGAGATTTAAAATGAAAGATAGCATCCTTAAAAATATTAAAAAGGGTATCTTTTCAGATTTTAAAGAAGAAAAAAGTAAACCTAAGAAAAAACAACTTTCTTTTGATAAAGAAATTAAATTTTTAGATTGGGATGATAGAAATCATATATCTAGAATTATTCTTCTTCAAAAAGAAGTCACTATAGTTACTCCTCAAAAAGATTTAGCTACTTCAAAAGACGCTAGACATATTGTTTATGTGACAATTGATAATCATAATGCATGGATAGAGGTTGATTTTGGATGTCTAACTATGCTAAATGATATTCCATCGCTTCAAGTTTCTGTTTGGAACAAATCAAACTTATCTTATTTGAAGCATTGGTTAAGCAAGGTATTTGATGAAATTTATATTCAGCAAGCTGATAGGATTGTTGTTAGGGCGAGAGGCAACTGGAGATCTAAAATTGAAGAAAAATGATACAAGTAAATATAAGGTTGGAGATTTTTTAAAAATAAAAACTGCAGTAATAGATAATTTTGAAAGAATAGTTGTTAAAGACTATGAGGAAGAACATCAATTAAAGCTTTTTGAAATTATTGCTGTTTATTTTGTCCATAAAGAATCTCCTCCTTCTTATATGATTTTAATAGAGCCTAATATGATAGGATGGAATGTAAGCAAATCTCATCAGTTGTATTATGATTTGAATGAAGGGTTGCTGGGTCGTAAATTCTATGATGTGACTGATGATTTTATAGTTGAATAAATATGCAATCTTTAAGTGAAAGACAGGAACATTATAAATCTCCTTATGATTACGAGATCATGAGGAGATTGCCTATTATCATCAGCATTGATGGTAGAAATTTTTCTAAACTATCAAAGAATTTATCAAAGCCTCATTCTACTCATTTAAGCAAAGTGATGTCAGATGCCTTGCTATATACGATTACAGAGGTCCAAGGTGCTGTTTTTGGATTTACTTTTGCAGATGAAGTTTCTATTATTGTAAGAAACGATCAAAATTTTGAAACTGAGCCATGGTTGAATAATAAAATACAGCAAATAGCATCTTCTGCTTCTTCTATTTTTACGCTGGCTTTTTACAAACTAGCTTTGTCTTTAGAGCTGGAACTACTGGGAGATTCAATTTTTAAATCTCATGTTTGGGCAGTGCCAACTCTGGTAGAAGCCTCCAATTATATTATATACAGACAGCAAGAATGTTATAAGTCTGCTTTGAGATTAGCTGCTAATCATGAAATATCTAAAAAAATAGGTCCAAAAAAAGCTTTTGATTTAATTCAGGGAAAGTCTATTGAAGACAAGATTGATTTGTTATTAAAATATGCAGGTATAAATTTTCATGAATACTATCCATCTTATTTTTATAATGGAATTGCGGCTTATCGAGCACCCATTTTAATAGAAAGCTCAGAAGAAACTTTTGCCAGGAACAAATGGATAATAAACTCTGAAATACCTTATTTTTTAAATAATAAAGATTTCTTATTTAATATTCTTTTAAATGGCAAAGATATTATTAGAGTTTCAGGCTCTGATGATTAAATTATTGTCGATAGATATATCTGTCTGATATAGTTTAAACGTGACTTGGGTTATTCAAGTTGCATTTCAGTTAAAATAATTTATTATAAATTGGAGAAAATATGTCAAATTTTAAAATTGAACTAGACCCTAGAGAAGATAAAGATAGCCAGATTTATTATCTGAGTAAAAAATCTGGTCCACTTATTCTAAATTTAAGAAAAGGAGTTGCTTTTTTAATTTTTACCTCAGAAGACGGTAACGAGGAACTGCAAATTGCCAATTTAGACAATGATAATGGTCATTATTCTACCTTCTACAGGAAAGATGACCGTCTTAAAATTCGTTTAGATAAACGCCAAGATTCTTATGGTAAAAGCTTTTACGTTGCTAAAATGAAAGCAAATTTTAATATTGACTGTTCAGATGTAAGTTTTTTGGCTTTCCTATCAAAGGACGGTAAAGAAGAACTTCAAATAGTTGGTAAGCTTGATAATTCTTCTCGCCAAGAAAGAGTTTCTAAAAAAAGAAAAATGGTACCAGTAGCCACAGCTACGGTATCGGTTAATTCTGAGTCAGAACCAGTTTCAGCAGCCAGTTGATATAAATAATGAAATTTTTTAAGTTTGAAGATTTGTGGAATTATTCTGAAAAAATATCATCTAATGATCAAATCTCATTGGATGATTCAGAATCTAAAATTTTAGAATCTTTAAAATCAGGAAAGTATGGAGAGGTATTATATTATCTTTCTAATATTTCCAGAGACAAAAATATTAATATTTTTGTCGAGTTGCAGAAGGCTGTGACCGATCATTTCGTTGCACAGCAGGAAGACGATTAAGTCAAAATTTTTTGAATTGACAAGATCGATGCCAGGTATTACCACCCTATAGGAGGTGAATCGCAATGTGGAATACCTGGTTCTTCTTTTTTTTACTATTCAATCCTGAGCCGCCTGCTACTTCAATTTTGGATTTAATTAATCCAATCCCTTTAGAGGGGTCTTGTAAAGGGTCTGCCATTATTGAATGGCAAGGAGACTCTAAAAAAGAGTCTATTCAAATTGTTAACGAAACATGCAATAATGCAGTTTTAAATTTTAAAAAGTTTTTAGATTATAAAAAAATTTCTTATGATGAAAATTTAAATTTATCAGTAAATATATCCGTTTTAGATTCTGGATTTAAAAATAAAGCGTTAAACGATCCTAAAAGATTTACAAATGGTATTGTTCCAAGGGATAGTGAAGGATATGTTTTAATTGCACATGGCTATTATAGCTTAAAATTAAAGCAGATTTTTATATTTAATAAAATATTTATCAATAATAAGTCTAATAAATTTTTTAAAAACGCATTATCTCATGAAGTATTTCATGCTTTAATACATCAAAATAATATTAAACTTCCCTCTGAGCAAGAGGAAGTTTTAGCTATTCAATTTTCTAAATTTTTAGGATTGTGGTAAAGAGGATTTTAATAAATACAATCTCTCTTCAGAAGAATTTGCCTGCGCTGCAAGCAAATCATCTATACCCAAAGATAATTTATCTTCTTCATCCAACACAGTTCTTAACTTTTTAGAAAGTTTTAAGAAAGATTCCTCTGCTCGAACTGCATTTTTAAAACAATTAATTGGAATAGAAGCATCTAATTTGACATTTTCTGAGATGTGATTTATAATTTCACATTGCTTTTCAAAGCTTACTAATTTAGTATCAAATACTCCTATAATTTTTTCTGCGGTAGCATCTACGTCTTCTACTATTCCTTCATACAGTCTTTGAAATAGCAAATGGTCTTGATAAAATGAAAGACCAGCGCATTGCCAATGACAATTCTGATACATCAGATATAGAAATCTTAGGTGCCCTAAATACCATGGTAATAATTTTTCACTATTCATACTAAAATGTTCAATTATGGATAAAACGCTAAATATAAAATTAGATCTGGACGTTAAATTGTTGTGTGTTAGCGATATACACGAGCATCCAGACCAATTTTTTGAAATTGTTAATAAATTTCCAATCTCAGAAAAAATGAGATTAGTTGTTTGTGGTGATATTTTTGATAAAGGATATGGCTTTTCTGCAGCAGAAAAAATTATTAATAAATTAAAATATCACATGGATCTAGGTCAAGCCTACTTTATTAAAGGCAATCATGAGCTAAAAAATATTAAAAAAAGCAGACAGGCTGGTTCACTATCTCCATTAATGAAATGGGTAGATAATCAGCCTATTTCTTTGTCTTTTATTTATAATAATTCATCTAGATATACCGTTGTTCATGGGGGAGTTGATGGTTATATGGGATGGGATGATTTAGTTTATGATCTGAGCGTTTGTTATATTCGATACTTATCTAATAGTCATAAAAAAATGATACCCATTAAAAAAGAGCAAAAAGATGGACTTATTGTCTATACTCCAAAAGATCCGGAAAATTCTTTGTGGCATGAAGTATATGATGGTAGATTTGGTTATATTATTTCAGGTCATAATAGCAATCCTTCTGGTCCAAATTTTTATAAATATTCTTGTAATATTGATACGGGAGTATTTGACTCTGGCAAATTAACAGCTGCAATCTTTTCTTCTAAAGGGCGAGAAGAAATTTATCAAGCAATAGGGAAGGCTTATAAAGATGAGCAAGTTATTACCTGATATTTATTCTTATCTCAAGAATGTAAGAAGAATTGTTGACGTATCAGGATCCGAGGAGTTAGTTTATAGAGTCTCCGCTTATACGGGAAAAGAATATATAATTTCAAAAGAAATATTAGAAATTACTTTTGAAGAGCTTATTAATACAATGTTAGACGATTACGGTCTTTTATTTAGTTTTGGAATTTTAGTTATAAATACTGAAACCTCTAAATACACTTGTAAAACTCATTCAAAATTTAAAAGGTTCTATGGATCTAGAAGAAAAAATAAAACTAATACCTGAAATGTCTGTACAAGCCTTGGCATCTCACATAGTATTGTATAAATCTCTTGGTTTATTTAGAGATTTTGCAATTAAATGTATGGAAGAGCTGGCTAAGAGAAAAGCTAATGGAGAAACTTTTGACTATGATTCTTTTATAAAAGAAGAATTGAATAAAATTCCAAAGCTTAAAGAAGGCACGGGGGCGATGGATGCTTTTTCAATGATTAAATCTATTTCCAATGACGCTTCTATCTTGGGTAAGAAACAATGAAATTAATTGAAGGATTTTGTGAATATTTCTATGAGACATTTAAACCTGCAATGGACGCAGATTTTGAGAGGGGAAAATTTCCAATTGAATATGAAAACTCGAAAGTAATTGAGCATAAAATTTATAGTGCAGAATGGTCATTGCTACTTCAGCCTATAAAGATAAATGCTTTATTTATTGACCTGTCATATGAAGAGTTAAATTGGATATTGTTATTAGAAAATAATAATTTTTCTTTTTTGTTTAAGTTTGTTGATGGAGAATATTCTATTTTAGACAAGTCAGGAAAATTAATGCCAGTAGAATATACCGCCTCCTTAGTTTCTAATTTTGAAAAAATGATCAATCTTGGATTTGGTTGGACCCCTCAAGAAAAATCTAATGAATTAATTAAAATTATTATTAACAATATTTGAAAGGGCAGAAAATGAATTATTTAAACGATTTTATGAATGAATGTATTTCTTCTGGTAGATCGTCCGTTCAAGACATTACAGAAGCAGCAAAGCAAAAAATTAAATATATTGAAATTGAAATTGAAAAAATAGATTCTTTAAAAAAAGAAGAAAAGGCTCTTAAATCTTTGTTGAAGCAATTGGGAGGTGATACAGATAAAAACTTCGTAGAAAGAATTATCTTGTCTCAAGATTTTAACTTATTAAATTCTGATATAAAAAATATAAGTCATTCAATTATTGAATTTGTAAGTGAACATAATGATGTTTCTGTTCAGAATATTATTGAAGCAACTTCTGGTTTAGAAAATTCTAGACTGGTTTTAACTGCTTTAAAATGGTTAATTGATAATAAAATAATTTCCAGAAATGAAAAATCTAGAAAAATATCTAGGGGCGAACAATGGGATTTAAAAGAAAAAAAACTCAATCTCATAAATTTAAAAAGTTAAGAACTAAAAAAAAGAAAAAACCAATATATTCTTTCTTAAGAAAAGAATATACAATTAATCCAGAAATAATTATGAATAATGTTTGGGCAAGGATGGGAAAGTCTTTAGACCAAAGAATGCTTCATGATATTTATAAAATTATAGATGAATTTTTATTTGAAAAATTAGCATATGAAAAAAAATGCACTGTACAAGGATTCGGGTCTTTACAGCTAGTGGAAGAGCCTTATATTAAGGCTAATGGCGATCCAGAGATCAGAATTGATTTTATTCCAGATTTAAAATTAAAAGAAAAAATTAAATTATTAAAAAGGAGATAGTTATGTCGCGAGGAAGAAAAGAAGGATCTGTTTCAGGTAAACGACCTATATTTTGGGTATGTATTTCTAATTCTAGTGAATTAATTGTAGAAAAAATTTATTCTCCATCAGATGCTTCCGATGAAGATATTAAAAATTTTACAGACGAAATGGCTGCTAAAATATATTTTAATCTTCACGGAGAAGAGCCAGAGCGCATCATTGGTCCATGTTATGATGTTAAATCATTGAAAATATCTTCTAACAATGAAGAAAAAGAAGAAGTTTTTAACTTGAAAAAGCTAAAAATATCTTCGACATTGGGTCCCGCGACATATAATGGTTGGAAGGGAACGGTTTTTGAAATAGCTGGAAAATCGGACGAAGTTTTATTTATAGCCTCTGAAAGAGCGGATTCTAATATGAATAAAATTTTACCAAGTGCAACTCCTGTTAAAAAAGAATTAATTAAATTTTTAATGTAATAGTTAAATATTAATCAAAGAATAATAATATTAACAAAACTAAGGTATTAGGATTATGATGAGTCTTTCAAAAGAAAAGTTAATTAAATTTAAAGAGTTTTTTATGATTGAGCATGAAAAAATTGTAAAGAATTCGGCAGCAAGATCTTTGGACGAAACAGACGTTGGAGGAGATGAAGCCGATATAGTTTCTTTAGGTCAAATTAAAAATTTGGCTGAATCTCTTTCTGCAAGAGATAAGGCTGCGCTTAATCGCATTGAAAACTCTCTAATAAAGATTGCTAAAGGTACTTTTGGTCAATGTGAAGAATGCGAAGAGCTTATTTCGGAAGCAAGATTAAAAGCAATTCCTGATTGTTCTTTTTGCATTTCTTGTGCAGAGCAATATGAATTAAATGTAAAAAGGGGAATGGCTTGAGCTAGGAGCCTGTTATGGACGATGAATTTCAATTGGGACCTCATAGGTTAGACGCTGAAATATATAAAAATTTATTTGAAAGCCGTTCAATTTTCCTATTAGGAGATATTCACGTTCAATCCGCTGCTAATCTAGCGGCTCAATTGTTATGGCTCAATGCAATCAAGCAAGATGAGATTACTGTTTATATCAATTCTCAAGGAGGTGATATTGATAGTGGTCTTTTTACAATTTACGATACTATTCAATGGATAACCTCTCCAGTATCTACCGTTTGTATTGGAGAGGCTTATTCTAGTGCAGGCTACATATTAGCCTCTGGTTCTAGAGGAAAGAGATACGCCTATCCTCATTCTAAAATTATGATTCATGGGGTACAAACTTCTGAGCTATCTGGAACTCAAGAGGAAATTGAGGCTGAAAGCAAAAGAATAAAATTATTAAATCAATCTTTAATGGAAGTGATGGCAAGGCATTCAAAGCAATCTTTTTCCAAAGTTAAAAGAGATTTTAAAAAAGATAAATATTTTACAGCAGAAGAAGCTTTAAAATACGGTCTAATTGATGAAGTTATTGAGCCTACAAAAAAGATTCCACCTCTAAAAAGATAGAATATTTTGCTATAATGACATGGATAAATTAGCCAGAAAAAAATCATCCGATCCAAAGCAAGAAGCTTTGCGTCAAGAAAAACAGGATTGGAATGAGCAAACAAGTGAATTAATTAGCGAGCTTATTTCTTTAAAGCGTGGATTAAATGGAAAAGGAGACTCTTCAGAGGGGTTGCCTCCTTCTTCTATTAAAGACCCAATTCCGCCTCAAATAGGAGCTTATTTAAATGAGGTAGCCTCTAGCGCAGCCAAAGTAATAGAAGAGGCTCGCAACATTATTAACAAGCAAGAAAACTACTCTTCTTCTAGAAAAAAAAGAAGCATGTCAAAGGAAGAAGAGGAAATAATTAAATTGGCGGGATTTATTTCTGAGGCTTCGTGGGCAGGCTCTCGCCTTCTGGCTAGATATTGGACATTGAGAAATTTACCAGAAAAACAAAAAGCCTTTGTTTTGGATTTAATGTATTCATTAACAGATATTAATGATAAATTAAAAATTTTTGAAGAAAAATTAATAGAGCCCAATCAAAAAAGCTTAGCAAAAGCTTTTATAGATAGCTTGGCAGTATTATCCTTGTATAGGAATAATATTCTTAACAAAACCAATTATTTTTTAGGTAGACCTGCATTACCAAATATTAGTCACAGTGAGAGACCAGAAAAACCAGAAAAACCAGAAAAACCAGAAAAACCAGCTCGGCAGCAAGCACTTACAGATGAATCTAAAAGAAGTGTAGAAGAAAATCTATCAGCTGCGCAGCAGAAGGAAAAGGATGAGGCAAAACAAACTTTTCTTAAAATGGATGCGGATTTGGGATATGCAGAAAGATTAAATAAATTTACAAAAGAAATAAAAGGTAAGACAATACTAGTTTCAAAAAAAGGAACTCCTGATGATTTCAATAAAAAATTGCAAGCAATAATTGCTGAAAGAGACAAAATTAAATCAAGTATTTCTAGGCGACAACCCATGTATAATATAATTCTTTCTATTGGGTCATTTAAAAACCAATATGAGTCATTAATTAGTTATTTTATACAAGATTTTTCTATTAATGGAACCGAAGAAGACGCATGGGACTCTTTAGGCAAAGACACATCAAAAACTCCATTTAACGAAATGGAATATGAAATTGATCCTGTTTTGAATTCAACTACATTTGCTAATATTTATATGAAGCTTCCACTTTCTTCTGATGCGTTTGCTACGATTAACATGGATATTGATGAAGAAGAAGGTGCGCCAGAAAGTAATGAGTCAAATAAAAATACAGAAGATAGTCGGCAATTGAGTCTTTTCGTTAGCGATGGCTCATCTTTTGTTAAAGACGCGGGTTTCTTCAGAAGATTTATTAGAGAAAAAATTTTACAATTTAAAACACCAACAGCAACAGAAATTGAACAAAAAAGAGCACTTCAAGCATCAAAAGACTTGAGAGTTTCAATAGATTCTTTTTTAGATTTATTAGAAAATTCAAATACGTCTATAAATTCTATTATAGAAGAATTAAATCAATTAACTAAAAATTTTAAACTTCTTGGTTCTATTATGAGGAATCTCGGAGAATCATTTAGAATCCTATCTTGGGGAGAAGGTGTTAAAGAAATTTCAAAAGAAGAAATGACCGCCTATGATAGAGTTTTGAACTCCATACCGGATAAAATTTAATTATGGATTTAATTATTATAGGTAAATATAAGTTCCCAGTGGAGATAGCATTATCTGCCGAGGAGCAATCTAGGGGATTAATGAATTGTTATGAGCCTAAAATTATGGCTTTTCCAGGAAAGAAATCAATTAAAAGCTTTTGGATGAAGAATACTCCTATGCCTTTGGACTTGATCTTTGCCTGCGATGGAGCTATAGTAGATCGCAAAAAGGGATCGCCTTTTTCTCTTGGAAATATTTCATCCGATTATGAATCTGACTTAATAGTAGAGTTTCCAAGAGGAGTATTAGACCATTTTCCAATTAACATTGGCGATGATATTTGCTTAAATTATTCTATAAAAACTATTGCTAAAAAATTCAATTTTACCCTAAACAAATTAGGAGATTTATGATTTATGGATGTCATTCAAGAAATTTCTCAAAATGCCGACAATTTATCTGAAAAAGATTTATCTTGGATAATTCCCAAAATAAATGATAAATATAATTATGTTATAAAAAATTTCTCTGTTGCCGCCAAACAGAATAATGAGATCTCCAAGGCAGCTTTTCAAGCTGCCGCACACCAGGCTTTAGAGAAAGCAATTAACACTTTTCTTTTTAAAAAGCAGCACTGGAAGAAAAAATATAATTTACATTATTATCTTATTAAGACTTTATCAAATTTAAAATCAGAAAAATTAATTGAAAATTCAGGAACGGAAAATGTTAATCTGCCTATCTGCCCGCTTTGCAAGAGCGAGGGATATAAAGAATTTTTAGAGAGCAATGATAATTTTTATCATTGTAAAAGATGCTCTAACCTTCTTGAAAATATGGAGCATTCAAATCTTAAATATGAATTAAGAAAAATATTTAGCAGTCACTCTAAAAAAGGAGTTAGATGCCCGGACTGTAAAGGTTGGGCTCCAGATTCTGCATTTGACGGTGGAATCTTTCCCTGTCTATATAATTGTGGTTTTATTGGAAATTATAATGAATATTATTCAGGAGCACATCCTGTATCTTTAACTTTTCGAAAAATTAAATCATTGAATGAAAATCTTGACGATGATTTTTCTTTAGAAAAAGTTTTAAACTCCTCGTCAATTACAGAACAAGAAGAACTAATCTTCAATGAAGATCTTGAAAATCAATATAAGTTAGTCAAAGAAGTATTATTTCAACAACAAAAATCTCTTAATAATACCGCTACATCTGCCACTATTATTCAAAAGCAATTAATGTACCAAGCATTCATTAATTGCTTAGAGATGTTTCCATATGAAATGACTCTCTATTTGGCTCATCAAAAAAATGTTTCTAAAGAACCTCTCCAATGTAAAATATTTCAAGAATATGCAGATTTAATGTTAAACTATATGCCATTTAGTATTGTTAAAGGAAAAAATAAATTTGAAATTTTAGATCCTTGCGATCCCAAAGCTTCTTTGTTTCTTGGAATTTCTGAATATTCTTCTGTGGTTAGCAGAGATGGCTGCATCCCGAATGAGACTAAAGAAAATTATATTGGCGGTAAACAGGTTAAAGATTATGGTCCCTGTTTTCTTGGTAAATTAATTTCTGTTACGTCAGATGGTATAGATGTTACAGAATCTGTTAAATATTATACTTTTAATGAAATTAAAACTTCCCTACCTGAAAACACGGAAGTTGAAGTAAAACACTTTAGAATCGCTTCCCATTACGAAATGCACTCTTTGGTCTTTCTTCAAAGAATTCGAAGGTCTGTAGTGGATAAGGTTTATTTTGTCTTAAATAAAGAAAAAAGAAAGGTTAGATCATGAAAAATTTTGATTTAAATGAATTATTAAGTTCTTCTATGAAGAACATGGCTGCTAATTATAAAACAGAGGCTCCAACTTGGTTTATGCCAGGTCAGCTTTCTTTTAATGCATCAGAAAGCTTATCTCTTTTTCATTGTTTAGAATCTCAGATGATTCAGTTTGCCATTTTTCATGGAAAAACTGTGCATAGATTTTATATTTATTTACCAGAAGATAAATACGAATTATCTAATTTAGATGACGTAGTTAAAGTTATTAATGCTGAAGAAAAATCTTTGAAGCTTGTATATAGAGGAGAATCTTGTTTATTGTTCATCTCCCAAGATAATATGTTATTTTTTGATTCAAATCTAGATAAAATTGAAGTAGCTTCTTTTACTGGTACAAAATTAGCCTCTTTAAAAAACAATTTAAAATCTTTGAGTAAAAAATGAGTAAGTGGAGACCTTCCGACAATTGCATTTATGTCATACCAGACATTCACGGCGCCGTTGATTTGTTAGAAAAGTGTTTAGTTAGAATTTTGCCACTAAGAAATAAGAATGGAAAAAAAGATAAAATAATTTTTTTAGGAGATTATATAGACCGGCACGAAGATTCTTGCTTGGTTATTGATGTTTTAATTGAATTAAAGAAAAAATACCCAGACCAAGTAATATGTTTAAAGGGAAATCATGAACATATGCTATTGATGGGTTTAGAAATGTATCCTAATTATTTACCATTTGAATACTCTTCACAGTGGAAGATGTGGCTGCATAATGGTGGTGACGATACTCTTAGAGGATATTTAAAAAATAATAAAAACAATTTAATGTTATCAAGTGTAAATTCTCTGGCAGTTAGAAAATTTAATATTATTCCTGATGAGCACTTAGAGTTTATGATGAACTGTCTTGATTTTTATGAAACAGAAAACTTTTCTTTTATTCATGGAGGTGGAAATCCGCAACTGCCATGGAGCAAGCACTCTCCGGAAGTTATTTATTGGGACAGGAAACTTTTTGAATTCGTTAAGCATTCAATGGCGTATAACGAGCCTGTCCCATGGAATAAAACTATAATAACCGGTCATAATGGACCGGTTCCACTATTTCATGATAAATTTATGATGCTTGATGCGGGAAGCCCTAAAAGACTTTTAATTTTAGAAGCTAATTCAAGGGAAGCATTTATAGCAGAAAATGACAAATCAAAATTATTAAAATTTTCTACTTCCAATAGCATTGTAAAAAGAAGCCCTTTTCGCAGAAACTCTTAGGTCTTTTACTACTGAGGGATAAAGATCGGCAAGCTCTTCAAATAATTTCCATTGCTTCTTAAGTAAAATATAGCAAGAATAGTAAGAGTTTTGAGCTAAAGCATTGTAATATTTGTCTTCAGCTCCTTTTAGATGCCCAGGCATATAAACTTGGCAAAATAAAATCCAATCTCCCAATGATTGATATAAATGAAAATTATAATTATTTTGAGCTTCAATATATTTTAAAGTTAAACTATTATTAGAATAATTTTCTAGTTTGTTAGAATTTATTAATAGATTTAATAGATAAGAATTCAACTCATTGCTATAAGCAAGTTTGTCGATCGTTGGCTTGAAATATTTCATTAATATTTCATCCATATAATAATATAGGAAAAAATTCATATGTCCAGCATACTTCTAATTGTAGAATCTCCAACAAAAGCAAAAACTCTTTCTAAATATTTAGGAAAAGAATATAAAATACTTTCTAGTTTTGGTCACATGTTTGACTTGGATACTAAAAAAGCAATGTGGGGAATTGATGTTAAAAATAATTTTGAAACTTATTATTCTTTGTTGCAAGACAAGAAGAATCAATTAGAAAATATTAATAAAGCTGCTAAAGAAGCCGATCTAATATTATTAGCCTCCGACCCTGATCGAGAGGGGGAGGCAATTTCTTGGCACCTGTCAGAAGAATTAAAAAAATTTAAAAAACCAATTAAAAGAGTCTTATTTAAAGAATATACTAAAAAAGCAATTCTTGAATCTATTAAATCATCTAGAGAGTTGGATGAACAGCTTTACAATGCACAGCAAGCAAGAAGAGTTATTGATCGAATTGTTGGATTTGGTGTTTCTGGCTATCTTAGAAAAGTTGAAGATTCTAAGACTTCTTTGTCGGCAGGGAGAACTCAATCTGTTGCCCTTAAATTAATTGTAGAAAGAGAAAAAGAGATAGAAGAATTTAAACCAGAAACTTATTATACGGTCACAGCTTCGGGTACAAAAGATAAAATTGAATTTGAAATTAAATACTCTGACAAGATTACAAATTCTAAAAAAGCTGAAAAAGTTTTAGAATCTTTAAAATCTGGTGTTAAAGTTTCAAAATTAGACAAATCTCAAAAAAATAAAAGCCCACTTCCACCTTTTGACACAGCTTCTTTGATGGGTACGTCTTCATCTATGCTTGGCTTTGGCAGTGCCAAGACTATGCAGCTAGCTCAAGCATTGTATGAAAAGGGTATGATTACTTACATGAGGACTGACTCTTTTAGAGTTTCTTCGGAATCAATCACCCAGGCTAGAGATTATTTGTCTGCTCAGCATTATGCATTACCTACCAAGCCTAATTTATATGGCGCATCTGCCGAGGCTCAAGATGCACACGAAGCAATTAGACCAACAGATATAAACGCCACTCCAGATGTATCTAATCTTCCTCAAGATGAAGAAAAATTATATGATTTAATTTGGAAAAGATTTCTAGCTTCCCAATTGAAGCCTGCTATTTATGATGCTACCGTTGTAACATTTAAATCTTCAGACGGTACTGAATTTAAATCTCATGGAAGGATATTAACATCCGAAGGATGGCTATCTCTTTTTAAAGACACAGAGGATAAATCATCAGATAGTATACTTCCAAGTTTAGAAGTTGGAGACTGCCCAAAACTTAAAAATGAAAAATTTACAGAAAAACAAACCAAACCACCTTCCAGATATTCTGAAAAGGCAATTCTAGAAGAACTTAAAAAAAGAGGAATTGGTCGACCCAGTACTTATTCAGCTATAGTTTCTAAAATCCAAGAAAGAAATTATGTTGAAAATAAAGGAAAGGTTCTAGCTCCAACTTCGCTTGGGTTTGAAGTTTTCAATCATTTAAATTCAAAATTTAGCTTCATGAACTATGATTATACTGCCAGTATGGAGCAGTCTTTGGATAAAATTGAATCGGGCTCATTATCTTATGTTGATTTTTTAAATAATTTTTATAAAGATTTTTCTATAGAATTAGTTAAAACAGAAAAAGAAATTAATAAATCAGCAATAGATAAATGCCCTAAATGCAGCTCTGATAATAAAGAATATATATTTGGCTCAACTCATTATGTATATTGTAGTACATTTCCAAAATGTGGATATAAATCGAGTTATTCTAAGCAAAATACTGATATAGTAGCTAGTGAAGATAAATTTACTGCGTTTCAAAGTTGCCCAAAATGTAGTGGGTATCTGAGAGCGTACCACTCAAACAGTCAGTGGTCACTTTCATGTGTAAGGAAAGAATGTGATGGTAAATTATCTCCAACAGAAAAACAAGTAAATTTCTATAATAATTTATTAAAATTTAAGAAAGGTTAAGGGTACGATTATGGCAGCTCCAGGAGACCTCCTTCATTTTAGAGGATTAGAAGTTAAAGTTCACGATAATGATTTTGAAGATGCTTTCAGAAAATTTAAATCATTAGTTCAAAAAGAAAAAATCATTTCAGAATATAAAGAAAAACAAAGATATGAAAAACCTTCTGATAAAAAAAGAAGAAAGCATCGAGAAGCAATACAAAAACTTATGCTAGCTAAATTACGAGAACAGCAAGTTTTAAGTGGAGAGTGGGATAAAATTCAAGCTAGAAAAGAAGCTCGCAAAAGTAAAAAGATGGAAGAGCGCAAACGAAAAACATCAGATGGCTCCAGCGAGTCCCAATGAATAATAAAAAAGAAGTCTTTATAAGAAATCCAGCCAGACATATTCAAGCGCAAAGCGTTCAAGAAAATTATATTCCCGAATATGTACGTCTTATGGCAGAAGGCAAGCTTAAAGGTTTACCTCAAGCAGATGAATTGCCAGAGCATCAGGCAAAAATAAGAAATCAAGCTATTAAAGATTTGCAAATGGCTCCTAAAATTACAGTTCCATCTGTAGGTCAGCAAGATTTGGGTTGGAACAAAAGAGCTTCTTTTTATGATGAGGCATTATCCGATCAGCCTGTATATGATCATAATGTGGTTAGAAATGACTTAACATCGGAAGAGCTAGAAGCATTGCATGATCAAATTTCTAAAGAAAGAATTGATTTTGCAAATAAAAATGCAAATAAAGAAGCGTATCAATCTTTAAAAGAAGAAAAAATATACAATCCTCCTAGCTCCTTAGACCAAGTAAGCAACAATGAAATTGTTGTTATTTCTCAGGGAAAAGTAGTCTTTTCTTCCTTAAAAGAAGAAGAGGTTAAAGAAAAATTGGCTCATTTAATTTTTGAACAAAATATTAACCCTGATGATGTTGTAGTAATTAAACGACTTCCAATATCTATTTCAATTAACTTAGGTTGAGTATGGAAAGAAAAGCTACAGACATTTTATTAGAATTAGAAGAAAAACTTGAAAAAGTTTTATCCTATGTTGTAAATATGGATAATAATTATAAAATAATTATTTCAAGGTTAGATTCTATTAAAAATAATAATTTGCCTGTAGCTAATCTTAGCGTTAATACTTCGGAAAACATAAAATCTATAGAGAAAAATACATCATTAAATGACACTTTTGTAGAGGTCAATTCTATTGATGAAAAATCTAAGCATGAAAAAGTAAGAGTGAGTCAAGTTGTTAAGTATCCTAAAAGTAAAAATGTCAAACAAAACAATGTTGTTTTAGCTCTGGTAAAAATATACGATTCAAAAGGCTTAGACGCCGGGACAGTTGTCGCAGAGAACAGAACAGATCAAAACGGAAGATGGAAAGTTGATTTATCTCCAGGTCAGTATCATGTTCACATTACAAAGCCAGCTTCTACTCAAAAGCCCCAAATAGATCATTATTTTCCCATCTCAGTAGATGGAGAAAAATCTTCTTTAGACTTAGAACCTATTGGATGATTGGACATTATGAAGAAGAATACAAAATGGAAATCTTCTAAAGAAGTTTTAAATAAAAAAAAAGCTCTAAATAAACTCTTAGATGATAAGAAAAAAATAGAATTAGAAATTAAAAAAACATCTTCAACATTAGAAGAGATTGAAAATAAAAAATTCTCAGAAGATGCAATGAATAAATTACCAATAGAGTCATTGCAAGACTTGTATCATAAAAATGAATCGCCAACTGAGGTCATTGAGAATCATTCTAAAGAAAGAAAAAAACAATTAAAGTTTTTTGATGAAATCTCAAGCTTAGAGCATGAAATTTATCAAGCAAAAATTGATTTAACTATTGAAAAAATTAATAATTTACTAGAAAAAATAAATTAAAATTATGAATAAATATAATATAATTTGTATTGATTGTCCCTGGAGCTTTTCTGATAAGCTAGAGATGTCAGACGTAGCTCGCAGCTCTGAATCTCAATATCCAGTATTAAATATTGAAGAATTAAAAAAATTAAGAATTAATGACATAGCAGCAGAAGATGCTTTAATAGTATCATGGACGCCATCTTCTTTATTACAAGAGGGGCTAGACTGCTTAAAAAGTTGGAATTTTAGACAGACCCAAATGGTCGTTTGGAATAAAACAAATAAAGATCCTTTTAAAAGTATTAAAAATAAGTTGAAGAAAATAGATTTAAACGATAAATCTAATATTGATAAAATTTTTAATGATTTTAATTACAATGATTTAATGGGATTTGGGATGGGTAGGATGTGGAGGAATTGTCATGAAATTGCTCTAGTAGGCGTTAGAGGTAAAATTTATAAGCACTTAAAAAACAAATCTCAAAGAACTGTTCATTTTGGAATTAATGAAAAACATTCTAAGAAACCAGAACATATCCAAGATCAATTAGATTTAATGTTTCCAGATCCATCTCTAAAAAAGATAGAGGTTTTTGCAAGAAGATTAAAAGAAGGTTGGACATGTATTGGAAATGAAGTATGCTCTGGCAAAGATATACGAGAATCTATAAATGAACTATTATTTGATAAGGTTTGCGATAGCATATGAATGCTTTGTTGTTAAGTTATTCATATGAGCCAATTTCTTTTATTTCCGAAAGAAAAGCATTAAAAATGCTTTGTTTGGGAAAAATTGAAATTTTATCTTCATGGGAAGATCAAACTATCATTTCTAATAACAAATTAAATTATCCATCAGTGGTTAGATTGGTTTATAAAAATAGATGGATGCCAAAAATTGCAAAATTTAATAGAAAAGCAATCTTAAAAAGAGATTATTATATTTGTCAATATTGTGGATATGCAGGGACTTCAGCTCAATTAAGCATAGATCACATTGTTCCACGTTCTTGTGGAGGTCCCAACTCTTTTGATAATTGTGTAACTTCTTGTCACCCGTGTAATTCAAGAAAAAAAAATAGAACACCAGAGCAAGCAGGAATGAAATTATTAAATAAGCCAGAGGCTCCTAAACGTTTTATTGTAAACGAATATAGGAGCCTCTCTATTGTGCATCCAGATTGGAAATTTTATTTAGGAGCCTAAATTTCAGATGGCTTCCACCTATATCCTGAAGGCGCAGATGGATAGCCTTCTACCCATTCAGGACCGCCCGATTCACCAGCGTCAGTAGCAGATTCTCCAGCCCCCGTGTTTCCAGTTCCTGTTAAACTTTCCACCCTTTGTACTTTTTCAGATAGCGATTGTTCTTTCCGGAAATCATCGGAAGGACCAACTGTATCTTCCTCCAAATTTACTGACTCAGTTTTATCGTTTGTTGTAGGCACTCTGCTTCTATATGCTTTAAGTTTTGCAGCCTCGTTTGCAGCATCTCTTGCTGCTGCCGATTCGCTCTGAGGACCCATATCCATTGGTACAACCTGACCCAAGGCTGCTGTAATAGCCTCTACATGTTTCATGTAGTTTTTGAAATTTGGAGAAGAATAAGCCATGATACTTAAATCATTTAATTGAGATTTAATACCTCTGCCTCTTGCATCTAATCTATCCTTCATTATAGTAGCACTCATTCCTTGAGTGAATAAAGTATTTGTAAATATAGCTAATGAATTTAGCAATGTATTGCATTTATTTCTGAACGCAATAATGTCGTCTGATCCGCCCGTCTCATCGGCAGGAGACACTGAGCTTTTTACTTTGCTACATAATTCTTTAGCTGCGTTATGCGCCAAGATTGCATATCTATAATTTGCTTTGGCGTTCATTGCTAATTTGACTTGATAATAATTTGCGACTTTTAAAATACTCATGTTCTTATGTTTATTAATGCATATGATTATAGAAAAAATATTATTTTTTTCATCTAACATTTAAGGAATAATTATGAACAGTGAAAAGATAGATAAGACAAAAATAATTTTAATAGCTTGCATCCTATTTTTATTAGGAATTTTAATTTTTTTGACGTGTTCCGTTAGAGAAATTAAACAATCCTTAAAAGAATCTCAAGAGAAACTTGCTACAAATACTATTCAAATGAAAGATCTTGAGGATTCTATTAAACGTAGCCAATCTTCTTATGTTACTCAAGGATCTTTAGAAAAATCACTTTCAGAACTGGGAATGGACAAAGTAAAAGAAGATTTGGATTCTTTAGATGCTAAGTTGGTGGCAATAAATAAAATTTTGACAAAAACTCCAGGTCTTTACATTACAAACGTTCCAAGCACTGGAAGTAAGCCAAAACCTCCAAGCGAGCCTTTTATTCCCCCTCAATTACCATGTGTTTCTGGAACTTGCCCTAACCCAGATGTATATGGATACTTGAACAATGAAAAAATCCTATCTATTGATGAACCTTTTGAAAATATGGCTGTGCCTTTTGGTAAAACTTCATTTAAGGCATGGCAAGAAAAGCCTTGGACTTTACAGATATTTCCAAGGGGCTATCATGTAAGCAATGTATTAAGTCAAAATGAAGATGGTCAATATATTGTTCATAATAAGTTTGAAATTGAAGTAGAGGGTAAAAAATATCCAGTTAAAATTTCAGAGTCTACCACCACTCAAGAGGTAAATGATTCTGAATTTTGGTTTAATCCTAAATTGTATTTAGGCATAGGGGCTGGCGTTACAGTCACGCCAGAATTAAGAGCAGAAGTAGTTCCGTCATTGAATGTTTCAATGTTTTCTTATGGACCTAATAAAAAAGAATCTACATTTAGTATGTTGGGTGTGGGAATTTCTGCTCATACTCAAAATTTAGCACCCGCTATATCGATTTCTCCAGTCAATTATAATGTCGGAGAAGTTTTGCCGTTGATAGATAATTTATTCATTGGACCGACAGTCGCTATAGATACAAATGCAAATGTTTCAATCTCTGGTTCCGTCCAAGTCGGTCTTTAATTTCAATCAATGAAATTGCATATTAATGTAAGCTTTCCTCTAAGGAGTTACTATGAATCAATCAGATCAATTTCAACATCTCTACTTAGAAGAATATTGCGTAAATTATAGAAAAGAGAAAGAAGAACTTAATGAAGAGAAAAGAGTCGAAGTCATCCAGGTCTTCGGTCAAGAAGAATAAATCCAATGCTTCGCCCAATAGATTTCTGTTAAAGAAAGGCAAGGATTTATTTATTATTAATAAATTCATGTTAGATTCCTTGCCTTTTCAAGAAGTTTTAATTATGGCAGAACATACATATGAAGAAGTAAAAAAACAATTATACTTAGATGCAATCTCTGGAGATCATTTCATTCAAGAAATGAAAGTTGTCGAGGCTTTACATCAAGGGCTGATGGAGCTATACTCTAGGCACCCGATCTTGGAAAATTACGTACAAGATCAAAGCAAATTCAAATCAATTAAAGAAAATTTAGCATAGGAGTTAATTTTAAATTATATGAAAAATACTTTGGAGCGGGATCGTGAGCGTTGGTTCGTTAATTCGGCTATTCGAGTGCCAAAAGTCATTTGTATCAATTCAGATGACAAGAACTTAGGCGCTCTCATCACTAGGGATGCTTTGAAGCTTGCTCAAGAGCAAGGCTTGGATTTAGTTCAACTGAGCCCGCCATCAAAAGATAAGCCGCCCACTTGTAAAATTATGGACTTTAGCAAGTTTAAATATGAAACTTCTAAAAAGAAAAAAGAAGCTGATAAAAAGCAGCGAGAATCCATTGTCAAAGTTAAAGAAATTAAATTCAAACCAACTACAGGCGCTCACGATTTAGAGATTAAAGCTAAGCAGGCAGAAAAATTTCTTCAAGAAAACATCAAGGTTAAGATTGCTATTCTATTTGTTGGTCGAGCAATCACTCATCAAGAACTTGGCACTCAAACTCTTGAGCAATTTTTAAGCTTTCTTCCAGAAAATTCATTTAAAATTGATGGAAATATTTCTTGGGAAGGAAAAGAACTTACATTGATAATTATGAAGCCATGATTCTTACAGATGAAGAAACGGTAAGATCTTTAGGTCTTGCGGCTGAAGAAGTTTATAAGAATGAAATTGAAGATCTAAAAAGTATCTTAGAAAAAGAACTTCTTCTCTCTGAGAAGAGTGGAGTACCAGGAATAGGATTAGCATGCCCTCAAATTGGAATTCCTAAAAAAATGGCTATAATTAGAATGCCTGGAAAGACTTTTTTTTATGCAGATTTAGTCAATCCAGTTATTGAAGAGAAATATGATTTAAGTATATTTGATGGGGAGGGGTGCTTATCTTTTCCTGGTCTTTCTGGAAGAACTCAAAGATACCAAGAAATAAAAGTAAAAAATTTACTAGGATTTCCTAAAAAATTTATTGCAACTGGATTGCCAGCAGTATGCATTCAACATGAAATAGATCATTTGCACGGAATAGTACTGCCCGATTTAATTAAAGGATAATATGCAGAATAATAATGATAATTTACTTTTATTTAAAAATTTATTAATTGAAATGGCTGTGCGAGTAGCTACTTTAGAAAAAGTCTTATTAGATAAGGACCTCATCTCATTAGATGACTTATCATCTGCAGACGAAAAACTAAATAAAGAAATAACCAACATTATTAATGAAAAATAATATTACTTTAATATGTGAAAATTTAAAAAATAAAAAAATAAAAAATAAATTTTTTTCTTTAAAAAAAGAATTTTCTGAGATTGATTTTAAGATAATATCATATCATGAAGATGATTCTTTTGATCAAGATATTAAATTTCTTCCTTCCTGGGTTATAAGTATTAATAATACCACAGATATAGTGGAGGGTGATGTTTTAATATCTCCGCTAAGATCTTTAATAAAGAAAAAATTAAGAAAGGAAAGTTATGACTAAGAAAAATGATACAACTACTGTTCAGGCAACGACTTCCGAGTCAACCAAATCAGCGGCTTCGGAGGCTGATTTGCTTTGGGAGCAGATTAAAAAGACCCCAATTTCTTTATTTGGTATGGCTCCAAATTCATTGGAGTCATTAGTAACTCGTGTTAATATCGCCCCTGACAAATTGCATTTAAGCGTTAAAGGTCCAGGTGCATCTGTATCTTTCATTGAAGACGCACTTAATGTGCGCAGAGACAGTATGGGGTCAGAAGTTAGAGTTAATGGATTTGAAGTTGAATCCACCAATAACGGAATGCTAGTAATTAGCAAAGCATCATTTAAATGATTTGAGCAGCCCATGATTTTGAATGTAAAAATTCATATTATTATGGGCTGTTACGGATTAAAAGATGACGACTTTGTGTGTTGTCCTGGCATAGATAATAAGATTTATTCTTTTGATAAGAAGTCTTATTTTTATAAAGAAATTATGGATTATTTAGATAATTGTAAATTATTTGAAAAGCCAATTTATGATTACAATGCTACAAGAAATTTTCTATCAAGGTTTAAGCAAAAGTTTGAAAATCCGATCTCTCCTATTTGGGTAGAGAGAAAATATAATATTTACCAAAAGTTTGCAATTGATCATAAAAATTGTGGGCTTTTTTTAAAGCTTTCAACTGAAAAAATAGAAACATCCGATTCGAAATTAGAATCAGAAAACCGATCAAATATTTTAAAATTAATCCAAAAATAGGAGGTTCTTGTGGCAAGAAAAAAACATCACGAAACAAAATTAAATGATGGCATTGAATACCTTGATGATTCAAATGAGATGGAATCAAGCTCATCTCAGGTTGATGAATTCGATGAATTCGATGAATTCGATTATCTAATAGTTAGAGAATCTTTCTGTATGGCTTGTGATACTCCTTTAAAATCTTATCACTCTTTGATTTGTCATGACTGCTTAAGTGATGGGGCAGAATTATTTCATAATTTAATTAATAAAAATATTAAAAATAGTATTTTTATCGACCCAAATTTTGTAATGGATATCTCAGAAGATATAATTGAAGAGGAAATACATGAGGATGAAGATGAGGATGAGGATGAAGATGAGGATGAGGATGAAATTGAACCGGAGGATGAAAAAAAATGACCAACAGCGCAAATAGAGACATTCTATCTTTAATAGATAAAATTTCTTTTTCTACCGAAGACAAGCTTAATCTTTATCATAATATTAAAGATATTTTATCGATTGAGGCATCTGTAGATCAAAAATCTTTAATATTAGTTGAAAAAATTCAAGATTTTTTTCATTCTAAGATTGAAGAGCTTAAAGAGATAGAGGAATTAAAATTGGAAGGTCAATTTAATTCAAATTCTACAAAACCATCTTTTAAAAGGATTGTATGAGAACAGCATTTGAAGATCCAGATTCTGAAAAAAACGAACCCGAAACAAAAAGCGGTCTAAAAATTAATAATTCAAAATCAAAATTTCAAGTAAAAAACGATCAGAAAAAAGATTTTGATCAAAAAGTTAAAGAGCTAGTCTCTGAAAAATCAGAGAGAAATAAAAAAGCTTTAGAACTAGGTCAGAAATTCTTATCAGCTTTAAATGATAAGACATTATCATCCAATAAATCTTTAATTCAAAAAGATCTTGAAAAGCAAATATGCAATGACTTATTTTTGCTTGCGACCGCCGTTAACAATGATCCTACAGAATCAGAAGGCGGCGGCTCTCTTGTATTAGATACTTTATTTTTTAAATCTCTTTTAATGATGAGAGATAGGCTAAATGAATTGGAATATTCATTTAAAAGTTTAAACGAAAAATTAAAAGAGTAAAGTATGAATCTTACTAAATCTGATATTATAAATAAAATATCAGAAGAAAAATTACAATATTCAGATTATCTTAGATTATGCAAGAATTATCAGATAGATCCAGATCCGAAAGCCATAGCATATCATCAGGGTATGATTCAGGCTTTGAATCAGATTTTGATGTCTCTGGAATAGATGATTTTTCTTATTTAAGACTATACTTAGAGTCTTCGAAAGAAGATTATAAAATAATTAATTATGTAAATTCGAAATCAGATTTAGTTAAGACTGCTAAGCAAAATGGAGTTTTGCTGCAACCCACTAATAAAAATGACTGGGCATATAAAGCTAATTGTCCATTTCCAGATCATCGTGACTCCAGCCCATCTTTTAACATTAATATTCAAACAAATACTTTCCATTGTTTTGGGTGCTCTAGAAAAGGCGGCACTTGCCAGTTTCTAGCTTGTCTGCATAAAAAACAAACAATTGAAATTGCAAAAGATTTACTTGCCAATAAGCAAGTTAAAATTGATGAGCTTGTCAAAGAAGCGCAGCAGTCGTATAATGATATTATCTCTCCTTACCTAGAGAGTTTTTCAGAGATTCATTTTAATTTTTTAAAAGATAATTCTTTCTCAGAAGAGGCTTTTGAATACGCTTCTAATGTTGCCCCTGTATTTGAACTATATGTAAAAAACATATTGAAAAATAGCAACCTAGATATAGACTCTTTGAATCTAAGATTGGATTTCTGTAAGAGAAAATTTGAAGAATTTAATTTTTAAATTAATTATTTGCTACTGGAGGATCATTTGAAAGTTTTAATTGTGGGAGATGTTCATTTAGATAAGGGAACTTCTATTGGTAAGAATTATGGTCCAGGAAAATTAAATTCCAGAAATGAGGACAAGTTTAGATTGTTAAAATGGGTACAATCTAAAGCAATTGAATATAATGTAAAAAATGTAATTTTTACCGGAGATATTTTTGAGTCCTATAATGTAGACAATGTTCTGGTTCAGCTTTTCTTTTCATATTTAAAATCGTATGAACAGTACGATATAAACGTTCATATTATTTTAGGTAATCATGATATAAAAAGAATTGGAAGCGAATATCACAGCGTATTAAACCTAATTAATATTGTAGAGCTTCCCAAATGCAAAGTTTACTCTGAAATTTTCACTCAAGAAGTTGAAGATGGATTTATTACATTCATTCCTTTTAGAGATAGAAAATCTTTAAACGCCGAGACTAATGCTGCTGCGTTAGATAAATTATCTGAATTACTACCTTCTAAGACTAGTTTTCCACATATTTGCGTGGGACACTTGACTTTAGAAGGTTCTTTATATGTTGGTGATGAAATTGATGATTTGCACAATGAGCTACATTGCAGTTCTGAAATGTTTTCTTCTAGGTTCAATGCGACTTTCATGGGACACATTCACAAGCCACAAATTAGAAATGAGAGCCCGCTAGTTTGTCATGTTGGGTCTTTGGATATTTCAGACTTTGGAGAAATGAATCATGATAAAATTGTTTATATTTATGATTCTTCTAGGGAGAATCCAATTAAGTTAGACGTTCCAACTAGAAATCTAAGAAAATTAGAAGTCATTATTCCAGAAGAGGTAGACCCGACTCAATATTTGATTGATGTTCTCAGTAATGAAGAAGATAAAAAATCATTTTATGATTCTATTCTTAATTTAGAATTAAAATTTCAAGATCCAAAACAAAAAATAGATGTAAAAAAAATAAATCAAACCTTAGAAAAATATTCAGTTCATAATTTAACTGGAATTATTGAATCTAGAGCTAAAAGCGTTGTATCAACTGATAAAAGAAATAGCTTAACTTCATCGGTTTCTCCAAAAGATGCTTTTAAAGATTGGTTAGATTCGAGAGAGCTGACAGATGATAGAAAGTCAAAAATCATTCAACTTGCTAATGATATTATTGATGAGGCTATGAGCAAATGAATCCACTGAAATTATCAGTTAAAAATTTTATGACTTATAGAGAGGCAGATATTGATTTTTCAAAATTTGATTCCGCCTTAGTCTTAGGTCAGCACAATGGAGATTTGTCCTTATCCAACGCTGCTGGCAAATCTACCATTTTCAGAGCCATAAAATATGCTTTATTTGGAACTTATGACGTATCTACAATAGATAGAATTGTTAGACGAGGAGAGAAAAAATGTATTGTTGAATTTGAATTTGAAATAGATTCAATTCAATATAAAATATTTAGAGCTAGAACAAAAGGGTCCTCTACATTAGAGTTTTATCAGAAAATCAATGATCAATGGGTATCTAAAAGCAGCAATACTAACTCTAATATTGAATCCGAAATATCCAAATTATTGTCATTAAATGACAATGCCTTTCATAACATTTATCTTTTTTCGCAAAAAGATCATTTGCACGGCTTCTTGTCTGCCAAGAATCCAAAAGAAAGAATTGAAATTATTAAGAATGCTTTATTGTTATCTATTTATTCAAGATTAGAGCAGGCTGCCAAAGAAAAAATCTCAGAAATAAACAAAGAGATAACTATCTTAAATGCCAAGATTGAATCTTTAGAAAATCCAATCGAACACAAAGAAGAAGTCATAAAAAAACTACAAATTACTCAATCTATTTTAGATTCTAAAATATCTGATAAGCACAACATTTTAGAAAAATTAAATTCTTTAAATCAAGAATTAAATATTTTAGAATCTTCTTTAGATAAATCTGTAGAAGATATGCTTAAGCAGGTAAAGCAATTTCAGTCAGAGTCTGAAACAGTTAAAACTAAACTTTCTTCTTCAGAAGATAAGAAGAGCAGAAAATTTAATGAAAAACAAAAATCTTTAAAAGACTCTCAAGAACTGATTAATTTAATAAATAAATATAATTTAGAGTTAAAATCTTATTTAGATTTATCTTCTTTTGATAAGAATGAATTAAAAGAAGAGCTTCAATCTTTATTTAAAGAGGAGTCCGATTTAAAAGCTAAAGTTATATCTAATAATACAAGGCTAAATCAATTAAAGAACCCGCTCCCAGAAGACGAAGTTTGTTCCGAATGTTTTCAAACAATCACAGAAGAATATAAAAATTGTCATTTAGAAAAAGTCTCTAAAGAATTACAAATATTAAATGAAGAAAATAAGCAGTATAATCTAAAATTAGAAAAGATTCAAAATAAAAAAAATGATGCAAATAATAAAATTGCAAAAACAGATGAAAGATCTAAGCTAATTAATGAGACTGAACAAAAAATAAAAAATTTAAAAGAAAAAGAATCTTCTTGCGCTCAAAACCGAGAATCGATTGAAGAATTTATTTCTTTAATAGACAAAGAAATTCAATCATTTAATGAAACATTAAATTCTTTGCAAGAAAAAATTTCATTATTAAATGATAAAATTTCTAAAAATATAAATAAAGATGTTTCTGAAAAAATTAAAAACATTAAAGAAAAAATTAACATTGCTAATGAGCAAATAACTGCACTAAATGGATCTATTTTGACTGGAACTAATAATCTTGCCATTTTAAAAGATAAAATAGAACTTGCAGATAAAAATATTTTAAAATTCAACGCTTTTATTTCTTCTAAAAAATCTTTAGAAGATTCTTTGAATGACTATCAAGTTATTGCACAGGGATTTTCTCCTACTGGAACACCTAACAGAATTATTTATAACATTTTAGATTTGTTTCAGAGCAATACAAACATCTGGCTAAGTAAAATTAAACCAGGACTAGAAATACAATTCATTATAACAAAAGATAAAAAGGGCAAAGAAGAAGATACTTTTGATATAAAGTTTTTTGAAAACTCTTTAGAGTTAGATGCTTCTGAGTTATCAGGGGGTCAAGAATTTGTTATTCGATGGGCGCTAAAAATGGGTCTTAAAGATACCGTAGAGAATGGTGTTCCAAAATTTAAGCTTCTTTGCTTTGATGAAATTGATGAAAGATTAGATGAAGCATCTTCCTCTGCTTTCATTTCAATAATCAAAGAACTAGAAAAAGACTATAAGGTTTTAGTTATTACTCATAAAGACAAATTAAAAGAAAAATTTAATAATGCTATTATCGTAAATAACGAAGGTCAATTAGGCTCTATAGCGAAGGTAATATCTGTATGAAAATTATAGCTTTAGCTGGCAGGAAAGGAAGCGGAAAGTCTACACTGTCTAATTATTTAGTTGCAAATGAAAATTTTACAAAATTTTCATTTGCAGATTATTTAAGAGAATTAATTATAGATGTTTTTTTAATAGATAAAAAATATTTTGAGCAATCTTTCAAAGAAACAGAACTTTTAAATATTTGTACCAATCAGGATTTTTATAAAAAAATATCAGATTATATTAAGGAAGATGTTACTTATCTTCAAGGAGAGGAAATTATAATTAAAACTCCAAGACAGTTGCTACAATTTATTGGAACAGACGTATTGCGTCTGCATGATATTAATTTTCACGTTAAAAAAACCTTATTAAAAATACAAAACAGTACCAAAACTAATTTGGTTTGTGATGATCTTAGATTTTATAATGAGCTATTAGGTCTTAGAACTTTAAATGTAGAAGAGTATTTTGTAATTAGACCAAATAATTGGAACATTTCCAACCATTCTTCAGAAAAATCTCTTAAATGGCACAATATAAAGAATATAATTATTAATAATTGTAATATTCATGCTTTGATGAATGCTTTTAAGAATCGCTTAGGTTCAAAAGATGACAGTTTTAGCCAAATAATTCGAGAAAAATCTAATGAACATTCGGATTATCAATTCGATACGGAGCATTCTACGTCTAAAGATGCTTTTATTGGGGGATTTATTTGTCAGCATAAATTGTTAAATAATCTTTCCGAGTTGGAATTATTATCTATAAAAAATCACTTGAGTAATCTTTCTAAGGACACTGACTATATTTATAATAATTTTAAATTAGAAAATTTAAAACAATGGCTGGATGTTAAATTTCCCCCAGAAGTTAATTTAACATCTTGGGAAGAAGGGATGATTTATTATAAATCAACGGTTTAAATTTAAATTACTAAAGATTCGATATATTAATATGAAAGAAAAAAGTTTAAAAGACACTATAAAAATAATTATGCAAGACCGTTATGCAATATATGGCTACAAAAAGGAATTTGCAAGAGATTTCTAAAACATGCATGGAACTTCTAGCTAAAAGAGGCGAAGAAGGATTGTATAATTATTTAAAAAAAACAGCCATAGTTAGAGTAGAAAGTCAGCCCAATTTAGAAAATGAATTTATTCAGACTGCAGAAGACTTTTTTTCATTATACAGATCTACCGGAGACGAGCATTACTTTATTTTAGGAAAAATTCTTCGAAGAGTGGGTCATGCCGTATATAGATACGAGTTAAAAGTAAACCCACTAAAAAAAATAAATAAAAAGAAATTTCTTAATTTATTAAAGTAATAAAATGATAAGCTTAATAGTTACAGAGTCAGATCTAGAAAAAATAGCAGGAATTCCAGTATTTGTAACGGTAGAAACAAATATTCCATCTACTATTTTTTATACGCTAGATGGCTCAGATCCGACGCCATTATCGTCTATTTATATAGATAAAATTAATTTACCCACTGTCAATTCAAAAATAACATTAAAAATATTTGCTACTAACGGAATAATAAATTCCACTATTTTTTCTAAAATATACGGAGCTTCTTTTGTAGGCATTGACCCTGGCTCCGCTCAAGTATCCAATTATAACCAGTATAGAACTGGCACAAATTACGCTCCATTTGGAGACATGCTCCAAGATGTAAGCCCAATTTTTGGTCCTGCTGCTGGTCTTATTATTGACAACGGCAACGTTCAAAATGTTTTAGATGGATACGATTCCGATGGCAACAGAGTAGGGTCTATTGATGAAGGCGTTGGAAGGCTTGATTTTATTTATTCCGAAACAGATGGAAAAGGTAATGTTGGGAGAGGTATAGGTACTGTTTCTTATTCAACAATTCGAGAGCCAGAATCTCCGCCAGATCAATCAAGTGTTAATAATAAATTCTTTAATCCTAGAGCTAAAATTATTTTTCAATCATATGAAGACACTGAAAATCAAGACATTTCTATGTTAAATAGAAGTCAATTCACTTTAATAAATCCAGAAAAGTTTAATGGTGGCTCACAATACTATTATAATCCTGGAACTTTACAAACCACTGGCGGAGCGCTCCGCCAACATTTTAATCCAAAAGACTCAACAATAACTTATTATTATTTCGATTCGGCATCTTTGCGTTGGGTCATTTCAAAAGAAAAATTCTTGCCATCTATTTCTACTAATTATGCAAACATAGTTCCAGTGAGTAGAACCTCTGGAACTGGATTAGTATTTAAATGGTATCCATTCTTTAGGAGCCGTATTATATGAAGGGTATTTTGCTGGATGTTAGACCAGAAAAAAATATTAACACTTTAAATCTTAGCGTCAGTAAATTAAAAACATTTGAAGATTGTAAAGCAAAATTTAAATTTTCTTACATAGATAAGCTTCCTAAAAAGGAGTGGGAGTTTCATTCTTTTGGAAAATTTTTACATGCCGTACTAGAGTATTTTCATATTATATTTCGTGATAATCCGGATCAGCCGCTAAATCTTTCTATGAAAGAAGCTTATCTTAAAGCAAAAGAAGTATACGAACCTAAGCTTTCCAAAGAAAAAGTTAAAGAAATTTGGGAGCTATGCTTTAATTATCTGAAAATTATTTCAGATAAAAGAAAAAATAATGCACTTTCTGACTTTTTGGCAGCCGAAAAAGAATTTAACATTAACATAGAAGATACCATTCTTCTTAATGGTTTTATTGATAAGATTCAATTGGATTCTGATAAGATTTTGCATGTAGCTGATTATAAGACTTCAAAGAGCGATTCTTATTTAAAGAATGATTTTTTTCAGTTAAAAACATATGCTTATGTTATGTTCTTAACCGATCCTTCTTTAAAGAAGGTTAGAACTTCTTATATTATGGCAAGGATGAATTTTAAAGAAATAGTTAAGGAATTCACTCTTGACGATGTTAAAGATGTGGAAGATTATTATCTAGAGAAGGCTGCTTTAATTAGGGCAGAGGCTGGATATAAACCAAAACCAAGTCGATTGTGTGACTATTGCGATTATTTAGAAAGCTGCCCAGATGGGTCTAAGTTTTTGGCTTCAGTTGCACCTAGACAGACTAAAATTGTTCCAGTAGAAAAAGATAATACGTTATATTACAGTTCTGTAACTTGGTTTGATACGAAATAACTTAAATAATTTATTTTAATTTTAAAAATTAAGAAAGGTATATTATGACTCTTCAAGTTCAAGAAGTTGATTTATGCAAATTAAATGTACAATACGTGGCTCCGAATGAAAAAGTAAAAGAAGCAAGATCAAAAGCCATAGATCGAATTAGGCGAGAAAAAGTTCCAGTAAAGGGCTATAGACCAGGCACAGCACCTAATCATGTCATTGAATTTGCCATGAAATCTACAATTGATTCTTTAGCTGCAAAAGATCTGGTATCTGATGCATATAATGATCTTATTTTTCAGCACAAAATAAAAACTTTATTTTATCCAAAAGTAGACCATCAATCTTTTGATAATGGTAAATTTCATTGTGAAATGACGGTCTGGAAAAAACCAGAGGTAGATCTAAAAGAATACAAAGGTTTTAATATTCCAAAGCCAGCAACAGAAAATGTCAAAGATTTAACTGCTAAAATGCTGCAAGATTTAAGAATGAAAAATGGAGAGTCAAGACCTTATAACGAAGGTGATTTTGTTCAGCTTGGAGATAAAATCACTCTAGATATTAAAGCAGAATGCGAAGGGGAAGTTATAAATGAACTAACTCAAGAGGGTATGCTTTATCAAGTTGGTCAATTTAAAGAGCTTGACGAGAATCTGTCGGGAATGGTGCCCGATGAAACAAAATCTTTTAAAGTTCAAATGGCAGAAGATGCTCCTGTAGATTCAATTAAAAATAAGATCATTGATTTTACAGTAACTTTGCACATGGGCATGAGAACTGAGCCTGCTGCGCTAGATGATGAGCTTGCCAAAAAACTAGGAATGTCCAATCTCTCTCAATTGGAGACTTATGTAAATTCTATGTTTGATGCCCAATTAAAAGATAAAGAGAAAAAACTATTAAATAATCAATTATTTATTAGATTAATCGAAAACAACCCTTTTGATGTTCCTTCATGGCTAGTAGAACTTGAAGCCGAAAATTCAGCGAAAACCAGAGGAGTTGAACTTTCTTCTTTACCAGCAGAAATTCGTCAAAAAGTCCTTGTCGAATCCGAGAAAGCTGTTAAGCTTAGCCTGATCCTAGACTCAATCAGAGAAAATGAACCAGAAACATCTTTCTCTGAAAGAGAATTATTAAATCTATTGCGCATGAAAGTTTCAGAGTCTGGAAGTAATCCAGATGAATTTATTAAGCAAGCATCCAAAGATGGATCTATTTTTGGTATTATTGCTAATATGAAAGATACTGCGACGGTAGATTGGATTCTTAAACACTGTAACATTGTAGATTGATAAAGGAATTATATATGTCAGATGAAACCAATGATTTTCCAACAAAATGGCTAAATAAACTTCCAGAATCTATTAAAGATTCTGTTGGATCAATGTCAGATGATGAAGTTAAAGAAAGACTTATTGAAGTTGAAAAAGGAATTTCTCAATTTGAGCAAGACATGGAGAAAGACGAAAAATTAGCAGCTGCAAAGCAGCTAGTGAAAGAACTCAAAGAAACGTACACAATACCAATCAAAGAACACCAGATAATGGTTAAGTTTCTAGTTTGGAACCTAGAGCAACGCGGAAAATAATAAATAAAGGAAAAAATGGCTATCAAAACTCATACGATTAAATCTTGCTGTGGAAATTCAAGTACAATCCTTGAGACTGATAAGCCATTAAGAAAATATCAGGTAGACGTATTCAAGCAGGCTGGGTACGTCATACCTGATAATTTTTTTAATTCTGGGGTATTTTACGCCCAAAAAGATGGTCTTATTGCTACGGGCTCATTTGGCACCAATAAAATTAGTTTGCGAGTATCTCCCCGCTCACAAGACTTAATTCAAGAATTTTCTCAGCTGCTGGAGGCTGCAGTTTCTAAATGAAAGATTTTGTTTCTTTTCACAATCACACCACATATTCAGTATTAGATTCTTTAATTAGACCAAGAGATCTTTTTTATAGAGCCAAAGAATTAGGTCAGTCTGCAATTGCTGTAACCGATCACGCAACTTTGGCTGCTGCGCATGATTGCCTTCATGCTAGTAAGGAGACTGGCGTAAAACTAATTATGGGGTGTGAATTTAATTTTGTAGATGATTTAAATTCTACAAATAAAAATGATAGATGGCGACATGTGATTCTTTGCGCCAAAAATTATAATGGATATAAGAACCTTTTAAAACTAAGTAGAGAAGCAAACAATTATAATGTTATTGCTTTCAAAAAGACATTTCCTAGAATTGATTGGTCTTTGCTAGAAAAATATTCTTCTGATTTAATTTGTACCACAGCTTGTGCTGGTGGAATACTTGGTCAATTAATCAATACCAGGCAAATTGAAACTGCTAAACTTCAAGCTAAAAGATTGAAGTCTATTTTTGAAGACGACCTTGCCTTGGAAATTCAACCTCACGCTTTAAAAAGACAAATTAGTACGATGAATGATTATATTGACCAGACTTTGGTTAATAACATCTTAATTAAGATCGGTAAAGAATTAGATATTAAAGTCATTCCAACAACAGACGCTCATTATCTTTACAGAGAAGATGCGGAGGCGCATGATGTGGAGTTGGCTATTGGCTCAGGTCAGCCAGTTGAATCAAATAATAGATTACGTTACTATAATACTAGCGATAGCTCTCTTCATTCTGAGTTTTATATGAAATCTCGGGATGAAGTTGTTTCTTTCTTTTCTCGTCTCTATAAGGAAAAAGCAGATGAATGGGCAGACAACACTCTATACTTTGCTGAAAAATGTGAATTTCCAAACTGGATTGACCCAGCCTTTACCAATCCTTCTAAACGAGAACTTCCAGATTTTCCAGTAAAAGATCAGCCTGATTATAAGAAATTTCTTGTTTGGAAGCACGAGCATCTTGAAAAAGAATGTCCAGAAGACGAGGCATATCTTAGATATGTTGTATATTCAAATCTTGATTCTAGAGCTAAAATGCCAAATATTGAAGCATATAAAGCCAGAATTGAAGATGAGTTTGAAGTTATTGCAGGTAAGAAATTCAATAGTTATATGTTAATTGTGGCGGATATTTTAGATTTCTGTCGCAAGAATAATATTTCTACTGGCTATGGTCGAGGCAGTGCCGGTGGAAGTTTAATTGCTTATCTTGCTAGAATTCACGAAGCAGACCCTCTAAAATATAACTTAATTTTTGAACGATTCCAAAATCGTGAAAAAACGGCTATGCCCGATATCGATCTTGATTTCTCCAAGCGAAATCGAGAAAAGGTTCTTGAATATATTTATAAAAAATATGGCAATGAATACGTGGCTCAAATTGCCAACTATATGGAATTGACGCCTAAGCCATATGCTAGAGCCATTTCAAGAGTTTATAAACTGGGCGGAGACTTTAAATCTGCTGTTAAGATAGGTAATGAAATTGCAGGCGCAATTCCAGATGATATTCATAAAGTATCTGATTTGATAGATAATGCACCCCTATATGCTGAATATAGCAAATTCTATCCACAATTAGCCAAGAGTTCTCAAAAACTTGGAAATATATTTGCTGCTTTTTCTAAGCATGCAGCAGGGTTGGTTATTGGAAAAAGAAAGCTTGAAGAAATTGTACCATTACGTATAGATAAAGAAGGCTTTATTGTTCTTGAATATGAAAAAGAGCGAGCCGAAGCCAATGGATTAGTTAAGATGGATATTCTTGGTCTTGAGACTTTGGATATTATTGATGACTGCTTTGAGTTAATTAAAAAACAAGGTAAGCCATTACCATCCGAGCCTTTTGACTTTGAAATGTATGATGAAAAGACTTATGATTTGATTGCTTCCGGAAATACTTTTGCTGTATTCCAGCTTGGAACTTCAGGGGCAACCATGGATCTTTGCAGGAAGATTAAGCCTAAATCCATTCTTGATTTAGCTCTAATCAATGCCTTAGCACGACCTGCCACCGCTGATATTAGGGATGAGTTTTCAAAGGTGCGAAATGGGGAGAAGCCAATGGAGTTATTGCATCCTTCATTGCAAAGAGCTTTCGGATTTACCTATGGTTTTGGTCTTTTCGAAGAATCTCTTATGTTCTTAGCTCAAGATGTTGCAGGTTGGACTCTTAATGAAGCTGATGCCTTGCGAAAATTGACTAAAGAAAAAGGTAAAAATCCTGAGAAGGCAGCAAAATTACGTAAAAACTTTATTGATAAATCAGTGGAAAATAATATTGATGTAAGTATTGCTACTACAGTGTGGGATGATGTAATTTCTAAATTTTCTGGGTATGGGTTCAATTTGAGCCACGCTGTATTTTATTCCTTTCTAGGATTCAAGACAGCCTATCTAAAAGCTCACTATCCATTAGAGTTTCTTACCGCCAACTTAATTGCGGAAGCTAATTCCAATGCTAAGAACGCTCCTGATAATATTCTTAAAATCAAGCAAGAACTTCGCTCATCAGGTGTAAAAGTTCTACCTCCTGATATTAATAAATCTGAAATGACCTATAATATCATTGACGATAATACATTGCTAACGGGTTTTGATTCATTAAAATTTATGAGCAATGATGCCATTCCAGAGATTATTGCTCATCGTCCATATAACTCTTTTGAAGATTTTATGAGAAAAGTCAGCGCCAAGAAAGTTAAGATTAATAGTGTTTATGCTTTGATTGGATCTGGTTGCTTTGATTGTTTTGGCATGAGTCGTAAGCAAATGTATTTATACGCCGCTGATTACAGAAAGAAGCTATCACTTTATCTGTCCAGGGCAGAAGATGCAACCCAGCCTTTTAACTATCCTTTTCCAGAGGTTGGAGATTTTACTATTCCAGAAAAAAATGCATTTGAAATTTTTTATTTAGGGGAAGGATTAACTGGGACGCCATTTGAAATTTATCCTGAATTTTTTGATAAGTCGTCTGTAAATTTTGCAAATCTTGCTAAAGACTTTCCAGACAAAGAAGAAAATGGTTTTTCAGTAGATATCCCATCTGGATATGGATATCTTCAAGGAATTATTGAAAATTATTTTACTTTTAAGATTAAAAAAGAAACTTCTAAAAATTTTGGAAGAGAAATGGGAAAGATCTCTTTAAGAGATCCTTTTGGTAATTCTATTGCTCTGACATTATTTCCGGATGAATTAGAAAACTTTAAAAAAGATATCAGAAAAGTCATGGGCTCTAAATTTGTGATAGAACCTGGAGTGGCAATTAATTTTGCAGGAGGGTTAAATTGGTATGAGGGATCTCCTAGCTTAATTCTTAAACAGTTAAGAAAAATTGCAGGTATACCTCAAAAACCATCTAAGGATCAATTAAAGCCACAGAAAGTCAATTTAAAAATTGCTAACTCTAAAAAGAAAAAATCAACTACTATGATGGAATTTTTAGATGAAATTAATGAGGAATTAGAAGAGAATGGAATTGTTGAAAATCAAGATTTAGAAAAAAATGATCTATTAGATATAGATGAGTTATCTGAGTTTCAGGCGCCAGAAGACAACGACGATTAAATTGGAGATTTTATATGAAATGCATGAATTGCACTGCGGAAATTTTACCACAATACGTTCATTCTATTGCAAATAATATGTGCCCAGGCTGCGGCGAAGCAATATACGACGATCAAACAAAAGATCTTTACAACGAATTAAAAGAGGCTATGCTCAGAATGCCCAACGATCCCGTTGGTCTTGCAGGCTGGCTACTAGACAATTATAAGCTTCATAAGATCGGCTCTGCCGAACCTGTCTCTAAGTTTTATAATAGCTCTTTAAAAGAAGAGTCATATAAAGAGTCAAAAAATAAAACTGCATCTGTTGAAAAAACCCATGAATTCTTTCAAAGAGCAGGAGTTTCGCCTCAAATCAAAGGTAAACCTTCAAAAGATTATAGTTCTTTAGTGGAGCAAATCAATAATGATATTGATGGCATGTATGGCGATGATGAAGTTGAAATGGTTTCAGAGTTTTCAGAAGAAGACAATATAATTGCTGCCAAATCTATGAATGCTAAATTTGCAGAAGAAGAAATTTTATTACCAGGAAAGCCTTTGGCTCGCCATGAAATGAAAGAATTAAAAAATTTAATGAGTAAGAATAATTCAAAAGCAGAAGTCATTCTAGAAAATGAAAGAATGGAAAAACTTCAAAGGCAAGAAAATATGCTTTCCGGAGGGGGCGGCTTTAAAAGAGCATGATTAGAATCATAGATAATAAAAAAATAGATTTAACAGAATCGGAACATCAATTGTATCAAGAAATATGCAAAGCATATGATACAACTACTTTTCAAGGAAAAGATTTATTTAAGGGTCTTTTTGAAACTAACGATGATGGCGTTATTATTTTTTTAAAACCATCCAATAAACCCTATGCCAGTATGGAAGTTTTCTTATTTTTAATTTCCGTAATGGTGCATCAGCACTTGCGTCAAAGCACACAGCAATTTGATCTTTTAATGGAAGATGCTCGTCGAGTTATTGACGAAGCCAAAACAGTTATTTTAGAATTAAAAAACAAAGGATAATTTATTATGGAACAAAGAAACATTGAAAGCCTGGTAGAATTTGTATTGAACCAGGTTCAGGCGGTCCAATCTGGAACTTTCGAAGTTATTAAATCTGATGTTGTTGCAGCCGCTTCTTTAGAAGCCCAGCTTCTATTGGCAGACATTTTGTCATCTGCAGAATTTGAAGTAAAACAGAGAGAAAATGATTTGGATTTTTTGGAAGCAGAACTGGCTACTAATATTAGGACAGAGAATAGAGAGAAAAAAATTACTGAAGCTCAGGTTAAAGAGCTAATCAGTAGCAAGTCCGAAGTTAGAGAAGCCAGAAACAACTCAGCAGTAGCTCATAAAGAGTTTAAGAAGTGGCAATATATTTTTAACACGTTAAAAGATTCTCATATCTTTTTTAGAAACTTGAACAAAACACAATGATGCGCCAGCAGGCTTAAAAGCATCCAAAGGAGATAAATAATGGTAACAAAAAATAGTAGCACTTCCCCTACTTCGAAATTAAAATTTGATATTAGCGCATTAGTAGATAAAGCTAGGGGAATATACGGAAAATCAGACGCTGGCTTAGCCAAGCAAATTTCATCTGGCTCAAACATTGTGCGAGCCGACAAAGACACGGATTTTGTTCTTTGGTCAAAAGGAGACCATTGGCAAAAATTAACTGGAACCAAAGGTATTCCATTTGGAAAAATTGTACAAATTGCCGGAAAGCCAGACTCGGGCAAAAGCACACATGCAATGTGCTTTATGGCAGAAGCTCAAGAGCAAGGTGTATTAGTTATTCTTTGGGATGCTGAAGGTAAATTTTCTCAAAGACGCTATGACTCTAAAATGGGCGGCAATTCTAATGAATTGCTAGTCGTGCAAACTAATTCTATCCAAGATGGAGTCATGCACGTCGCTAATACAATTCATGCGGCTAAACAATTAGATCCTAATGTTAAAGTTTTAATTGTTTGGGATAGCGTAGGTGCTTCTTTGAATTCAAAAGAAGACTCCGAGGAAACTGAAGAAGCATCTAATCAGCCAGGCGTAGACGCCAGAGATATTGCTAAAGCAGTTAAGAAATTGAATAAAACCATGTTTCGATATTTCAATAAAGAAACAGGCGAGCATTCAGTAGCTTGCTTAGTGGTCAATCAGGTTTATGCTAACATTGGGTCAGTGGGAACCAAAGAAAAAGGTGGAGCCCAGCTAGAATACCTTTCTAGCTTGATTTTAAACTTGACTCGAAAATCCGACTTGACAAAAACCCGTGGAGGAATTAAAGTCAAGCATGGGATTGTTTCTCGTGCCAAGGTTAAAAAGAACCATCTTTTTGATGGAGATGATTGTGTGTCAGAATTAGAACTTGAAGTTTCAGCATCTGGAATTCGTTTGTTTGGCAAAGGAAAGAAAGATGATGATGGAGATCTTCTTGAAGAAGAAGATGATTGATAATTAAAGGCAAATAATATATGAGTGAAAATAAAGATCCGGCTTTTATTAAAGCCTCAGCTTTATCTGAAGTAGATAAGAAACTATCAGATCCAAATGCTAATAAACATTTGCACCTGATATCCATAGAAGATCCTTATCATAAGACAAAAGAACGCTCTTTCTTTACGTACAATTTAGACAAGAGTAATTTTGGATTAGAATTTAAAGGATTTGAAATAGACAAGAAGGCAATTGGTCAAGTAAAAACATGGACAGAAGCACTGAAGTATGCTGAATCAAAAAAGATCGAAATGATCAGTTTATTTATACCATGGCATCGAGTTGTCAAAGTCCAAAATCTATCATATAGACCTAAATGAATAAATAACAAGGAGATAAATTATGTCAGAAGAAAATCAATCTTACGGTTTTGTATCATGGGACGATCTAAAATTTTCATCAAAAGATGGAAAGAAAAGTTATGAAAATAAAGAAAGTGATTATTTTAAATTGGAGGCAGGGGTAAATACAGTTCGTATTCTCACATCTCCCGCTCCTTATAGCTTCCATAATTGGAAGCCAGAGGGTGACAATGTAGATCAGAAAAAAGCTAGTAAATGGGGATATACCGTTCGCTGCTCTAAAATGCACGGGTCTTGCCCACTGTGTAAGTCAGGAAACAAGCCAAAGCAAAAATTTCTAATGGCTGTTCTTGTAAAAGAAGTAGAAGCAAAGTCAGATCACAAAGATAAAAATAAAATCAAATTGCTTGATGCTTCGCCTGCAATTGCCAAAGACCTTAAAACTCTTAACGATAATAAAAAATGGGGAAATCCTTTCCGATACGATGTTGATATCGTAAAGAACCCTGATGCAGATCCAAATAATTATTATTCAGTAACTCCATCTGGTCCACCAGAGCCTCTTTCGGAATCTGAAATGTCAATGAAGGCTTCATGGGATGATAAGACCCTGACTCGCCACTTGGTCATTCCAACTCCAGCACAAGTAGAAGAGCAAATGGAAAGAATTATGAAGAAAATTGCCGTAGATGGTAATGCACCAGTCAAAAAAGAAGCAGCTGATGGAGATGATGATTTTCCATCGGTAGATTGATAAAATAAAAAAAGCATATTAATAAATAACAAAGGGATGCGATTAATTTCGCATCCCTTTGTTATATTTAAGGATAATATGCCAAGAATTTTAGGATTAGACGCAAGCACTAGCACGATAGGAATCTGCGTGTTAGACTTCACTTTGGATGGTAAGTTTGATTTAATTTTAGCTAATTATTATAAGCCGCCAAAGAAAGGTCATCCTATAGAAAAATTAGCAATGACCAAGATGGCAATTGAAAAAATTATTGAAAAATATAACCCTGATCATATTGCACTAGAAGATATCATTTTGTTCATGAAAGGCAAGAGCACTGCAAAAACCACTACTAGTCTAGCTGCTTTAAATAGAACCGTAGGTCTTGCAGTTTATGAAAAAACCACACGACCTCCCACGTTATTGAACGTCTTAACGATTAGACATGCTATTAAAATAAGAGAAGTTCCAGACAAAGAAAAAATACCAGAAACAGTTGCTGAAAGATTGCAGATCCAATTTCCTTGGATTTTAAATAAAAATAATAAGCCCATACCTGAAAATTATGATATTGCAGATGGAATGGCGGTGGCGTTAGCATATGCATGTCTTGTCATAAATAATGATGGTAAATTTCCTCTAGATAAAGAATCTAGTATTAAGAAGGAAAAAAAGAAAAAGAAAAAGAAACAATTGCCAAAGAGTAAATAGCTATGAATTATAAAAAGGCTCTTGAATTATTAGAATTAACCGAGGGCTTTACTGAAGACCAATTAAAAAAACAATTTAGAAAATTAGCTGCCAAATATCATCCAGATATCAACAAAAGCTCTGATGCAGAGAAAAAATCAAAAGAAATTTCCGAAGCTTATAATTTTTTAAAAGATCCTAAAAACTGGAATATACCATCAAACAGATCTACTAACCCGGCTGGGTATCATACTGTTAAAGTTAATATTTCAAGAAATAAACATAAAACCGTAAATATTGATGATTTATTTTCTGCAATAAAAATGAATTTTTTTAATGTACCTTCGAAAACAATAAAAGTCTCTTTAAGAGATGCGATTTTGGGGTGCAATGTCAAGACCAGTGTTGATTGGATAGAATCATGTGCCGAATGCCCAAAGGACAATTCTAAATGCCAACGATGCAATGGCACAAAGCAGGTCAAAAGATCTGGTAATTGGAATTTAACTTTAATTCCAGGTATTCAACATAATACTACTATTACTTTAGATAGAATTATTAATAATAAAAATTATAAATTTTCTTTTGTAATTTTAGTAGACGAGGACCCTAACTGCACTCGCCAGGGAAATGATATCTTTATTAAAAGGCAATTTTCTTTATTAGATGTTTTGCGAGGCGGAAAGTTTGAACTGGATACATTTACTAAAAAAATTCAGTTTAATTTAAATCCTGGAACTAAAAACAATGATTTAGTTATAGTTAAAGATAGCGGTCTTCCTAACCATGGACACTATAAAATTATAGTCTTGGTTGATTACCCTAAAGACATAGATAAGTTAATTAATTTCTTAGAGCAAAGTCAAGGTACTTAATGAGTTTTTTATTTCAATGCCCAAATAAAGATTGTAAAAAAGTTACAGAGCTAGTATTAGATCCTCAAACTAACTTGGCTCATTGCAGTGATTGTGATTGTGAAATATCCGAAGTTACGTCTTTTGTTAAAAATTCTTTAAGAGGTATAAAAAAATTTCGAGACTCTAAAAAGAGAGCGGCTTCATTTGCTATGGCTTGCAAGAACTGCCATAAAAAAATGACTCCATTATTAATTAAAAATAATTTGCATTGCCCAGAGTGTAGAAATATGCATGAAGTTTCTCCGCATTTTAAGAACGTTTTTATTTTAAATTTAAAACAAAATGAACACTAATAGTTTTATTAATAATTATATTTTAACTGATAAAATATACAAAGAAGTCATTGACAGATCTTACAATTTATTGTTTACAGAAAATGGAAAAACTACTTATAATTATATAAAATCAAGAGTTAGTGAAAAAATTATTAGAGATTATGAATTTGGATACTTTCCAAGCTCTTTAGATTTGAATCAATTGCAAATTGATTTCGATAATCTAAAGAAAGTTAAATTAATATTTCAAAAAAATATTAAAGATAATTTCAATACTATTATCTTTAATAGTTTTTTTGAAAATCATAATTTAATTTTTCCTATTAAAGATGAGTATAATAATGTTGTAGGTCTTATAGGCAGAACGTTACTGTCAGAAAATGAATACAAATCTAAAGGCTTAGAAAAATATAAATACACTTTCTTTAGCAAAAGTCATATTTTATTTGGTTTAAATAAGGCGAAAGAATCTATTGCCAATTATGGAACTGTAATTTTGGTAGAGGGTCAATTGGATTGCATTCAATTACAATCCAATGGAATATACAACGTCGTAGCCTTAGGCGGATTAGATATGCATTATTATCAATATTATCTATTAAAGAAATATGGAGGTAATAAATTAAAGATTTATGCATTGCTTGATAATGATGAACGTGGACAGCAAGGGATTGTCAAGTTGCAGCAAAAATACAAAGAAAAAAATGAAATTAAAAAGCTTTCTTTGCCTGGTAATTATAAAGATATAGATGAGTATATTAAAAATAAAAAAGATTTGACCTTTTTAGCAAATATATAAGGATATATGGCTCGCCAAAGAGATTTTTCTACAAATAGAAGCAATAGTTATCAGTGGGTTATTATGGAAACACCTTTTGATTCTGATACTTTGTCTGATTTCTCAGACTCTCAAGGGTTTGCAGGTGTAATGAATGATGCAATTTATAAAGAAGAGCTAAAAGAATTAAATGAAAAATTAAAAGAAGAATATTGGAGAATTGTAGAAAATAATCTTACACCCAGACAACAGCAAGTTTTAAAATTGTTAGCTACCGGAATGACCCAAATAGATGTTGCTAAAGTTTTAAATGTAAATCAATCTTCTGTTACAAAATCGGTTCACGGAAACACTGATTACGGAAAGAAAAATGGAAAAAAAAGTAAAAAATCCTATGGCGGAGCCAATAAAAGAATCAAAAAATTAGTAGATAAAGACCCTAAAATTCAAGAAATATTGGCTAGAATTGCCGAGATAAAAGAAGAGTTAGAAGGTTTTTAAAAATATCTATTAATTCTAAAGTATAATCATAGCTATATTTTTTTATATAATTAGGAGTTGGTTAATGTCTAGACCTTCAATAGATTACTCAAACTTAGAGAATGACTTAAATAAATCTAATAAAAAAGTTTTTAAATTATCAGATGTTCAACATAAAATTCGTAAAGTTGCATTTGATGTTGTTAGATTTATTGATGGCTCTGATATTGAAGGCTTGTGGAAAATAGACAAGAATCAACAAGGAGAATATATTGTAGCTCTTTATGATGATTCTGTAGACTCTCTAGAAAAGACTGCATCTGATAAAACTGGATGGAAAGTTGTTTTATCAAAGCAAAATGATTTGCATGTCTTTTATAAAGAAGAGCCTATAATTAGATTAGCCAGCACTGATTTAGGTATTCCCGAAGAAGAAATGACGTTGGTTCCAACGTATCTTCCTAATAAACTAGCTAATAATTCGAAATTAGTTAGAGGGCTTTTAAATCAGTTGTCTGAATCTGAGCGTCAAGAATTGTATAAGAAATATCCTGAACTTGCTTGAATTTAGGAAAATAAATGGATTTTAATCAATTAAACAGTTTTATTTTAAAGACAGCAGAAGCAGTAAAAGAACAAGAAAGCTTTTTTACTGGAGTATTAGCTAAAAAAGCCGAGCAATTAGCTGAAGTTTTTCCTTACGATATTACGGTCGTAGGCATGTATAATTTCTTAAATAAAAGAGCTAATTCTCAATCGATGATTTCTCGCTCAGAATTAAAAAAGACATATAATACACTGTATAGCAATAATAATAAATTTGCCACTTATTTTGCCGATGAATTAGGTACAAGCTCACAACAAGAAGCTAAACAAGTTGATGATAGAGAAGGGGAAGACTTATTAGTTATTGCAAATAAAAATGTTGATTCTAATTTAGTTGATACTTTATCTTCATTATTTGATGGCGGTAAAAACGCCGTAATTAAAACGTACACTAAGAAAGCTGCTGTCGCAGCTGAGAAGAATACAATTTATACATTAAATTCTTTAGGAATTCATCCTAAATTAGCAGAGGTAGTTGCTGGAAATGATGCATGGTTGGTTTGCCGAGCTGCCTTTGAAACTCCAAAGGGAGAAACTTCTGCATTGGTACCAGTTGAAATAGTTGATGGTCAGCCCGTCCTTCCCAATTCATTAGTCTCTTCGGAAGGTCTTATTGAATTAACTGCGTCCACTCTTTCTGATTACTTGACAAAAAATGCTGGAAAATTATTAAAAATTAATGCTGAGCAAGTATTGAATTTTATTTCAAAGCAAGCCGAGCCATTATCTGAAGTTGAGCTTGCATTGTTCCGATTAAAAACAGCTTCGGGCAATGAAGTTGTTTTGGACGCACCCGGAGTATTGCTACAAAATCCAAACCTTGACAGAGATGTCATTGATGTTCAAATGCCGTCATTTGAGGTTCCAGAAGAATATCAATCTGTTGGAGAAAGACTATCATCTAAAGCTGGTGAAGCCGAGTTAATTCATGGCAAGCAAGCAATTAATAAAGGCAGAGAATTAATCTTAAGAAAGCTATCTTCTTTTGGATATCAAGCTCAGGTCGGAGTAGCATCATCAGATAAAGAAGGAATTGTTTACGCTGCTTCTATCGATGGAATTAGAGGTTTTAAAGTACCAGTAAAAATTGCTAATTCACAAGTGTTGCTTCCCACAATGGTTGTAACCGAAAGCTCTATTAAAGAGTTCTCACCAGAAGGCATTAGCGAAGTAATGCACGAATCTAATGATTTGCAAGCTATGGCAATGGCTTCGCCTCTCTATGACTTAAAGCCTCAAGAATTATTTGTAAGTTTAGCAGCTGCATTGCAAGAAGAGAATTTTGACAAAGCAGAAGATGCCTTGCATATTCTTAGAGAATCTGGAGATTCTCACTTTTATAATATGGCATTTAATATTTATAAGCAGGCTCTTAAAGGAGAATTTAACATTCAAAAGCAAGCCTCTTGTGGGTGCTCTCATCCAGTTAAAACAGCTAATAGCTCAAGCTTAATTTGTAGTCATACTGGACTAGCTGTAAACAAAGTTTATCAAGACAAGTTTGGTCAGTGCCGTCCATTGCACCGCAGAGGAATGGAGGATGGTTCTGAATCAGCGCATTTCGTAACCTCAAAAGTATATTGGAACTGCTGATGTTAGAATTATTAAAAAAGCTCGAAGAATTGCGTTGTTCTTTTTTAAATAGAGATCATGAAGTTCTTGATTTAGCAGAACGTGCAGGACCTGATATGTTACAGGCAATTGCAGGCTGCTTTATCGGTTGCGCTCAGTCAGTTGATGGTCTTGTAAAGGCTCACTCCTACAAGCTTGGAGAAGCGGAGAGAAAAGAATTTGAAGAATTTTGCAAAAACAAAAAAGAAGAAATTGGAGAAGTAGAAGAAGATTTAGTTGAAAAAGAAGTGACTCCAACAGATTTGGATGCAGTTGCCGCACTAGCAGAAGAATTTTCAAAATCTGGCGATGCACTTTTGCGCAGACAGGCTTCTGTATTAGACCAGGTTTTATTGACGTTTGCAGTTCCAGAAGTAAGAATGGAAGAAAAAAAAGCTTATGATGAAAAAATAGCTCAAATCAAAGAAAATTTAAAAAAAACTCCATCTGAAAAAAAAGCAAAAGTATCTTTTGATCCAAAGCAAGTAGCTGATGTTGTTGATAAAAATGTAAAAAAATATAATCCATTGGAAGCCCCATTAAAAACTAGAAATTGTATCGATCATCCGGGGCATCATTTAATTAGAGTATCTGATGATGTATATCAATGCTCCTTAGACTATAAAGAATATAACTTTAAAAGCGGATACACTACATTAAGCGGTAATCAAGTCCCTGGAGGAGATGTTGCTCTTCAATCTCAAGTTCCCAGTTACAGTAATGTTCGAATGAGTTTTAATCCTGAAAAATAATTTAACTTAACAGATATATTAATAAGCAGGGCAAAAGTTGCCCTGCTTATTTTTTTGGAGCTTTATGGATTTTTCTATTATTTTAAATCATCCCAAGAGAAATGAAATTGTATCTAAATTATTAAATGGAATTTCCCCCAAAGAAATTTCAATCTGGTTAAAAACTTTATTCAATGATTCGGATGAAGCTCATCTTAGATTGAGTCAAAAAATAATTGAACAGTTTTCTAAAAGTGATTTTTTAAATTATGAAAAACATTTAAATTCAGATATTGCAGCTGCTCAAAATGGAGACGAAAAAGCATTAAATTCTTTAAAAAATAATAAAACTTGGAAACAAAGAGTAGATTCTTTGTTGGAAGAAAAAGTTGATATTAAAGATAGATTAAATAAAATGGAATTATTGGTCAGGGATAGAATGGAACAAGTATTTGATTCTATCCAAAATAATCCACAAGGTACAAGGGGAGACCATGTATTAATTAAATATTTTGAGCATTATTTAAAATTATTAGAGACATATAATAAAACTATAAACCTTGCCCCCGATATGATTATTCAACATAATCACACTGTAGATTACATAGATAAAAGAACTGCTTTTCTTCAAGATTCTATTTATGAAATTTTAGAAGAAATGGATCCTGAATTTGCAACTATATTTTTAGATAAATTAAATCAAAAACTAGCAACATTACAATATAATGAAGAGGAGCCAAAACAAATTGGCATTTCAGAAATACAAAAATTAGAATATCAGGTAATATCTAGCGATGAATAAAATCAATAAAACAGCATATCCTCAAGGTCATGCCGATACCCACATTAAATCTTATGATTTAAATAAATGGACGAAGACATCTCATGATATTTCTATTTATGCTAGACAGGGCTATGATTATAATAAAATAAAAGACGAATTAACAAAAAATTGGGACGAAATGGAAAAAAAAGATTTTGCACATTGGATGAAATACTATCAAAGCAATAGCCAGAACGCCTATAAAAAAGCACAATATCTTGAAGTTGCTCCTGGTGCTTTTGTTCCTGGTGCCATGCTTTCTAGTTCGCCCGATTTGAATGACTTAAAGACAAAAATTAAATTACCAGAAGAAGAAGATCCCCAATTTAAAATTAATAAAAAAATTAGATCTATTCTCAATAGATTAACCTCTGCTGAGAAACTTGCCACAGATCCGGATGTTCAAAGAGAATTATCCAAGCGATTAGATATTGGTTTGCATAAATGGCTTGAAGAATTACAAAGAGTAAAAAGATTAATACAAATTGCTCCTATTAAACACGCAAATTCTTCTATTTTAGAGGATTTAATTTTTAAAGAAGCAAATATATTGGCACACAAAGGTTTTCCCAAAACCGCACAAGAATTAATAAAAGTTGCACAACTTATTCCTACGCCCAAAGATCCTCAAGGATCCCCACCTGCCCCTGCGCCCGCTCCAAATCTTCCTGGTGGTCCCCCTGGTCCTCCTTTAGACATGCCTCCTCCGCCTGATGCACCTCCTGGCGCTCCTCCTGGTCCTGGTGTTCCTCCAGGCGGACCTCCTGGCGCACCCCCAGCACCTCCAGGCGGCGGGCTAATTCCCACCGATCCTAGCCAGCTTCCTCCGCTTAAACCAAATCCTCCAAAGCCTGCAGAAAAGCCAAAGCCCAAAGGGCAAGAAGCATTGGATGAAATGCTTGGCAATTTAAATTCAAATAAAAATAAAGATAATAATAATATCGTAGACCCTCTTGTAGATGATTTGGCAGGAATGACAATTCAAGCCAAAGAAGATGAGTTTGCTGAGATAGAAATTGTTGCTCAAGCTCTTCCTCCAGAAATGGCTACAACGCCTGTAGATGTTCCATTTTCAGCGCCATCAGCTATTCCTGTGCCATCCCCAGAACCAACTGGATTGCCAAATGCTAATCTTCCCGCATCAACTCCAGTAAAGGCTCCCCCTGCTTCAGCAGTTAAGCCTAAACCAACAATTGAAGTTTCTGAAGATGAAGATAAATTTGCAGACACTGTAATTCATAAAAAGACAGATGACTTATTAGAAAGTGCTCTTTCTTCAATTACAATAACAGATGTAATTGAAAGACTAGATACTTTAGTTAACTTATTTAGAACTAGAGAGATACCAAGACAATTAGCCATCATCGATCTTATGATGGATCAATTAAATTTAAGTTCATTCTTCCCAGGTCTAGCAGAAGCTTCTTCTAAAAGCTTGGAAAGCAATCAATATGCTCTTTCTCGTATTGAAGAAGTTTTATCTAAGCTCAAGGGCTCAATTAAAAATGACAAATCTAAAGAAATAGATCTTTTAGGTCAAGAAGCATCTACATCTCCTGATGCACTTGATGTAGAAGGTGTTAGATCGAGTCTACAGTCCTTAGAAGATAAGGAGAAAGCAAGAAAACAACAAAAGAAACAAGAGGAATTAGCAAAAATAGAAGAAGAAATTCCAGAAATAGAAGTAGAAGAAGACTTGGCGCAACCAGTAGAAATGCCTGCCAGCATGACTGGAAGAACAGCTCCATTGGCTCCTCCAATTACGGCTCCAACGCCTCCAGCCGCAATCAGACCAACGATATAAATTAAATGAAATTAATTGAAGTACTTGAATTAATTGACTTTACTGCACAAGAAAAAGGCTTGTCAAAGCCTTTTATTTGTGGAGGTTTGCCAAGAGATAAAATCATTTATAAATCAATGGATTTAAGCGATGTTGATATTACAAATGGTGATGCTACCATTCATCTCTTAGCAAAAGAAGTCTATTTAAAATTAAAGCAGTTTGGTGCCACATATGTTGTGAAAAGTGATGGTCATGCCACTATTATGATTGGGCTTGTTAAACTGGATTTTAGTTCTAATTTCATTTTGCCAAATTTAGAATTAATGTTTAATCAAAAAATGTCACCCCTACGACAAGAGTTAATTAGTAGAGATTTTACTTGTAATACAATGTTAATGTCGATGGATTTAAAAAAAGTTTATGATCCTTTAGGTGTTGCTGTAGATGCAATCATGAGAAAAGAAATTGACACTAATTTGGGTCCTGAAATTACATTAAGAGCATCTCCAAATAGAGCTGTAAGAGTTATCTATCTTTCTTCTAAATTAAATTTTAAATTATCTGAAAGATTAGAAAATTGGATTATTAATAATAAAGATATATTTTTACAAATAAAACCAAAATATATAGTAGAAAAAATTAACAAAGGAATGAGCTATAATAGCGAAAATACTATTAATTTAATTAAAAAATTACAAATAGAAAATTACATCCCATTAAATTATCAAAATTTTAAAGGGATCTTGTGAGCAGAAGACAAGATTTAGATGTCAGACCCTTCCCGAATCCGGTAAGAAAAAATTATGATTATGGGGAAGGGCTATATTTTGGAAAAATGGACAAATTTAAAAGCGTTAGAGATTATTTAAATAAAAGAAAACGTAAAAAAATAAATAAAAAAAGTTTACATGAATTAGTTGAGCAAATTGAAATCTTCTCTCAAGAAGTCTTAAACTTACAAAAGTAACATGCCAATAGAAACATTAAATAACAAAGTTCATTTAAAAGTTATCAGAGATAACAAGGATAAAATTTGTCCGTTTGGATTTGATGTTCCTGTTGGATGTCAAAACGCTGGAGAATTAGTAAAAAATTTATCTTTGGCAACAGACTTGGATAAAGCCGAAGAAAATAAAAAATATTTATTAAATTATGCCTCGGAAGAACCTGGCAGAAAATGTTTTTATGCTGACAAAATTTTAAAGAAAAACAATAAAGTTTTATGCACCTTTCCTGAACAGGAATCTGGCATAGAGATGCCTACAGGCTCTCCTTTATATTATAAACCAATGAGTGGTACCTTAATGAGCGGATTAATGACATTCCCCTTAGGTTATTATAATGATAACGCTATAGATAGAGATTATTATTATGGATACTATTCAATAGAGAGTGTTAGTGACGATCACTCAAATCAAATAGAAAAAAATTCTATTAAAGAAGAATTTTATAATGGAATAAAGAAATTATCAAATGCATCCAAGATATATAAGCATTTAAAACAAAAAAACAATCAATAATAAATAATATTTTAGGATACTAGTATTTAAAAAGGCTCAGAAAAATGACTATTAAAATTGCTCAACAATACACAGCTGGTGGAAACTCCTATTTAGAGGGGGAGCGTATGACTCCAGAAGAATTTTTAAAAGGTACTTCTATGAGTGACGTATCCGATCTTCGTGTAGAAATTGAGCTTTCTCCCGAAACAGAGATGGAAGAAGAGCTTATGGAACATAGCCCAAAAGTAGAGGGTGAAATTCATGTTTCAAGCGATGATGAAGATTTTGAATTTGATGAAAAGAAAGAATTTTCTTTTATTTTAGGTAAAGTTCCAGGGTCTGATTCTGAGGAGGAAATTGAAGAGCCTTCAGAATTACAAGTTTCCGAAGATGATGACAAAATTCAAATTGAAGATGATCCATGGAAATGGAAGCATGAAAAATTCTTACATTGGCTAGAAGATAAATTAAAAAATGTTCCAAAACACAATGGCAAAGATGTTTCTGGTTTAGAAAAAGCCATGGCTTATTTAGAACATTTAGACAAAGAATGCTCTAAAGCAAGTAGAACTGATTTAAATAACGTGATTGATACTCCCAAGCTAGAAGATGCTCGTAAGCAAATTATTGATGGCATCGATCGATTATTTGATAGATTGCAAAAAGTCAATGCCATTAGAGGTAAAAAAGGCAAAGGTATGAAAAAGAAAGCCTCTGAAGACAACTCAGAAGGCTTTGTAAAAGAAGCTAAATCAATTCATTTTGAAGTTAATGTACCATATTTTATTAGCTTATTAGCTAGGATTTGCATTAATGCTTCTGTTTCTGCTGGGCATGATATTGAAGAAGTTTTTATGGATTTAGCTAAAAAATATGAATTAACAAAACAGCAGAAATTAGAAGTAGTAACATTAATTGAAGATATGGGCTATGCTTCTGTTTGGAGAGATCGCTCTAAGATGCTAGATGAAGAAATTGATTTAACATCATCTGAAAACGGTGATTGGGCAGCTCAATATCCAGCTTGAAGGTTTTATGTCTCGTAATGGCGCTTTTATAAGAGATAGCTCTGGTTCTAGTTCTTCTTGGTTAGAAGAATTTGCTTCTGAATGGGAAAAGAAAGCAACTACTACAGCTGTAGATGAAGCTAGAAAAAGACAAGCTGAACTAGATTTCTATTCTCAAATTTCTTCTATTGTTGGCGGAAAAAGAAAACATGCTACCGTTGACTCTATAGTGCAAGAATATCAAGAATTAACTGGTTTAAAAAAATATTTACAAACTTTAGCTGAGCAAGATCCCAAATCTCAAGAAAAAATTAAAACAGCTCAATATAATTCAGAAAATAATTCTGAAAAAGTATTAATAAATGTAAATGAAGACATGTTGCCTTCCGACATGTCAGATACTCTTAAAGAACAAATTAAAACACTTATTAATAATAAAATTGAAACTTATAATGGATTTATTTCAATTCCTGCAATTCAGGATGATTTATTAAAAAGCTTAAAGCACCAGGGAATAGAAGCTCATCAAGTTTATGATTCTAATATGGTAAAATTTATTGGTAATTGCTTGCGAGATTATCAAGAACATCACCCCAGACAAGATAATCATAACCCTCATTTAGGGGAAGCTATTATAGAAATAGAAGATGATGGCAAATTCATGCCAACATTGCAAAAGAAATAATATTATTTAATGAGCAAGAAAGAAAAAGATTTATTTTCAGAAATGAAAGAAAAGATCCTGGAAATGGATCCTGTCTATTGGTGTGAAAAATATTTGACCATTGATGGAAAGCCTTTAAAATTAAGAGATGGTTGGGAGCCATACATTGATATTTATAGATATGTTGGAATGAATGCCCTAAATAAAAAGGGTAAAAAAGTTATATTTTTAAAGGGTCGTCAAGTCGGTGGAACCATGGCGGCTTTATTTATTGAATTATTTTTATTAGCCTCTGGTCAATATGGAACGAAAACTAAGCCGCCAATTAGAATCATGCATTGCTTTCCTCAGTTGGAGATGGCGAGAAGATTTTCTGTTACTAAGTTTGATACAGTGGTTAATACATCTAAACTTGTAGACTCTCCCAAAGATAAAATAAAAAAAGTTCCATATATTGAAACTCGCTTGATGCCAGACGCTGATTCTCAGCAGTTAAAATATTTTCAAGGAGGAAACCATATTTTTATTGAATCTACAGGCTTAACTGGCGATCGGTTGCGTGGTATTACAGCCGATATTTTTCTTGGAGATGAAATTCAGGATATGAGAACATCAGCCATTGAAAATGCTACAAAAAGCTTAACACAAGCCCAATACGGAGCTACTGGTGATGGAGTTCAATTTTATTTTGGAACACCCAAGAAAAAAGGCTCTGATTTTAATAAAAGATGGGCTGTGTCAAACCAACAGTTTTATCATTTAGGCTGTGAAAAATGCGAAAAAGATTTTCCATTATACACCCCCGGAAGTGATGATTGGGAAAAAATTTGGATCGAAGATTCTCTTCCGGAGTCTCATCCTAGTCACGGATTTATTGTAAAATGCGTTCATTGTGAGCATGAACAAGATAAAAGATTTGCTGCTAAACGTGGAAAGTGGGTGGCGTACAATACAGATCCAAAAGTTCAATATATTGGTTTTCATTTAAATCAATTATATATTCCAAATTTTCCCAGATGGAAAGTTATTGGAGAAAAGCCTGAAAATCACCCAGTTAATACTGAAAGAGCTTATAGAAATGAAATTCTAGGAGAATTTTATTCTGGAACTAGCCAGCCAATTACCACGGATGAAATCGATCATGTTTGTGGAGAGCAGACAATGATGATGGCTTCTAGGCTGTCTTCTAGCCCTGACAGAAAGATTGTTATTGGATTTGATTGGGGTCAAAAAGTAGAAGATTCCGGTTCTGGAGACGAAGAATCTTCTGGCGGTAAGTCGTATAGCGTTGCGATCGTTTTAGTTCAAGAAGGTCCAAAATTATTTAGAATTGCTTGGGCTGAAAGATTTATGAAAAACGATTTAGATTATAAAGTAGAGCGAGCAGAGCAATTATTCAGAAGATACAACCCTGATTTGGCATTAGGTGATATTGGCTTCGGATATGAAATATGTAAAATATTACAAAAAAAATATAGTCATAAATTTTTAGCAGCTAGCGGATTGCATAATGTTAGCGGCAAATACAGATTAAAAGAAGAAGATAATTTAAATACAATTATCTTTGAAAAAGATTATGTTTTAGAACAAATTTTTGAAAAGTTCAAACGTGGAGAAATTAAATTTCCATACAAAGATTATGAGAAAATAGCATGGTTAGTTGAACATTGCGCTAGCATGGATACAAAGATAACCTACGATCGCAGTGGCGAACCAATGACCAAATATGTTAAAGGTCATATTCCAAACGACGGTTTGATGGGATTAGTATATGCTTACGTTGGGGCTTTATCATTAGCCAGCAATAATTTCAAGATTAAAAATCCAGAAAATTATAAGGAAGCTGGCGTAAGTAAAGACCCCCCTATTGCGCTTGGTTATTTTCCCAAGTGGCGCTGATATATTAAAGCAATTTAATTGCCTCATTAGCGAGTTCGGATCTTTCTCCTTTGACTAGAGAAATGTGTCCTGCCAATTTAGATTCTTTAAATGCTTCTACTATTTTGCTAATGGTATTATTCATGGCATCTAAATTATTAACGTCTATTTGTTCAATATCTCCAGTACAAACAATTTTGCTACCAGTTCCAAGTCTAGTTAGCAATGTTTTGGCTGCATTAGATGGTAAGTTTTGAGCCTCATCGATAATAATTAATGCGTTGGCTAAACTTCTTCCACGAGCATAAGCTAAAACATCTAGCTCTATTTTATCCTTTTTAATAAAATATTCTAAATTATCTCTCCAAGTTAAAGAATTCTTTTTATCTTTTCCACCGCTATTGCTTGCTAATAGTGCTTCAAAAGAATCAAATATGGCTTGGAAATATGGTTCCATCTTTTCATATTTATTGCCTGGCATATAACCCAAGTCTTTACCAATGGTCTCTACAGGGCGATAAATAATTAATTTATCATATTTTTGTTTTTCTAAAACCAATTCTAAAGCCGAGGCAAGGGTGAGCAATGTTTTACCAGATCCTGCTTGCCCCATTACTGTTACTAGTGGGATACTGCTATCCATTAATAAATCTAATAAGCAAGTTTGTTCGTTGCTTCTGGGATTTATTCCCCAAGCACTTTGTTTTTTTACTAATTTCACCTTATCATCAGATACTTTTCGTGCAAGCGCTAATTCATAGCCACTATCATCAATGAATAAGGCAAATTGATGCGGTAATAGTTTAATATTATAGCATTTTGGATTAAAAAAGCTATTTTCCATTAAATCCTGATAGGCATCTGGATGATTTATTTCTGTAATTCCTGAATAAAATTCATTAGTTTTTGTTAATTTATCTTCATATTCTTCTGCTTGAATTCCTAAAGCTTTTGCTCTAATTCTTAAGTTAATATCTTTAGATAAAAGAGTGGGTATGCTTTTACCTTTTTTATATTTTAATGCGCAGGCTAATATTTTATTATCACCGTAAGATGGATCTTTTCCAATAACATCTTGATCTAAAACATCAACTTTTAAAATTGATTTAGAAGGAAGAGTAATGCCATCAGCTAAATTTTCATTTTCAGAAAGTTTATCTATTTTTTTAATGAGCATTCTGGCATTTTTGCCGATCTCATCTCTATATGATTTTAGCTTATCTAATTCTTCTAATACTGTAATCGGCAAAACTAATATCGAATTTTTAATTTCAGTTAAACATCCGGGAAAGTTGACAAGGATAGAGGTATCTAGTATATATGTTTTTTTCATTTATCTTTTAGCCGTTTTGAGAGTTAAAATTCCAGATTTAAAAAGACTATTATTATAGTATTTTTATTAGATGATCTGTAACTCCTTTTAGGTTATAGGTAGATTTAACAGCTCTTAACATTATATATAAATATTATCAGGAAGGCTTCAGAATGATTGAATTTAAGAATGGCAGTTTTGTCCCCAGACAAGATTTAAAGCCTTATATCACTAATAACATGGCGAGAAGTGTTTCGCAATACCGCCGAGCTGCACTTGAAGAAGAATTAAATAAAGGATTGTTTTCTGAAAAAGGTGCAACAAAATCCACTGATATAAATTCAAATTCTTATTTAAGTGGAATATCTACGGGCTTTTCAAAAAAAGCCTCTAATTATGATTCTTCATCTGTTGGCGGTGCAGGGGCAAACTGGAGAGGTAGCGGAGGAGTTCTTCATCAAGTTAGCGAAGTTTATTCACCATTATGGCTATATAGCAACCTAAGTCTTCCAAGAGATCGCGCAACTATTAATGCTTGGAGCCGTGCGTTCTTTGCTTTAAATCCATTCGTTCATAATGCTTGTACCTTGCATTCTACTTATCCTGTTGCAAAATTAAGTATTAAATGTAAAAATCCAAAAGTAGAAAAATTCTTTGCAGAAATGATTGAAGAAATAAATTTAATGGATATGATTGTGCAGATTGCTCAAGAATATTGGATTTTAGGAGAGGCAATTGTATACGCAGAATTAGATAAAGATAAGGGAAAGTGGAGCAGATTAATCATTCAAAATCCTGATTATGTGGTCATACAAAATTCTTTAGGAGGAGATCCAGTAATTAGTTTACGACCAGATGAACTTTTAAAGAAAATTGTAAATGGCAATTCGCCAGCAGAGGTGATGCAAAGGTCAAAATTAGATCCAGCTATAGTAGACCGAGTAAGAAAAGGAGAAAATATTCCTTTAGATAATTTTAATTGTTCTCATTTAGCAAGAAGAATTTCCCCTTATGAAGTTAGGGGTACTGGATTAATTGTTCCTGCCTTTAAGGCATTAATGTTATTTGATCAATTTAGAGAGGCTAAATACACTCAAGCAGTATCAATGGTTAATCCATTAACTTTGGTTAAAATTGGAAGTGCAGAATTTAAACCTTCTCCAGAAGATATTGCTTCTTACAGAGATATTTGGGAAGCTGCCGAGGCGGATAGAAATTTTAAAATTTTTACTCACCAAGATGTTGCAGTGGAAAAAATAGGAAGCAACAGTGGAATTCTAGATGATTCTGGGGTTGTCACACAACTAGTAAAAGAAATATTTACTGCATTAATGGTTCCTTCTGTTATTATGGACGGCGGAAGTGATACTACTTATGCAAACGGATCGGTTGGATTGGATGTCTTGCGTCAAAGATATATGCAATTTAGAAACATGTTAACTAATTGGTTGAGAAGAAAGATTTTTGCTCCTATTAGTATTATCAATGATTTTTATGATTATGAAAATGAAGAAAAGAAATTAATTGTTCCAGAAATTGACTGGAACCATATGAGTATGTTTGACATGGGTGATTACATTCAAAATCTAATGAATATGACACAAGATCCAAACACTAAAAAAGCTAGTTATCAGACTTTGTATCGATCTTTAGGGCTGGACTATGAAGATGAGCAAAGAAGAATTCGTCAAGAGGCAATATCTGATGCAATTTTAGCAAAAGAAAAAGTTTCATTAGAAAAAATGTCTTTAAATGAACTGCGGGCTCTTGGACCATCTGATGAAATTCCAGAAGTTCCAGAAAATCCATTACCAGGAGAAGACCCCACTACTGGTGGTGGTGGCGCAGCTCCAGGTGGAGAGCCCCCACCAGGGGAATTGCCTGGAGTTCCACCACCACCAGCACCTCCAGAAGCTCCTCCAGGATGATGGAATAAATTGATATAGATGGTAGTTAATATTTTATTTTTTAATAATTTAGGATGAAATGATGAATGATGATATCATTATTGTAACTGCAGCTGGCGCCGGAACTTGGCTTAGAGAAAGATTTACTCCTAAAGGCATTCAGCGCTGGTTAACAGAATCGGCAGTATCCGAATACGCTCATAAAATGGACATTTTACGAGAAGTAGATGACCGCATTTATGAATGGGCAAAAGATCTTTCTGTATATATTGATCTTATGGAAAAAGCTTATGAATCAAATAGGCTTGCAGATCTTGCGTCTTTAGGCGTTTCTATTAAAAGAACATTAAAAGGAATTTCTTCAGAGATTTCTAAAGTTGAAAAATTAGTTGGAATTTCAGAAGAATCTGAAAAAGAATTTCTAAGACAGCGGCAACCAGAAATTCCATTTACTACCAAGTTAAAAACTAGATTTTATGAACCCACAGATAGATTCGATCTGTCTAGGGAAGAAATTGCTAGAGAGATGCAAAACAGAGCATCTTCAAAAGAAGATCAGTTATTAAAAGAGGCTGGTGTTTTTGATTTTCTAGATGATTGGACTCGTTCCTGGGTAGCTAAAAAATTAAGAACAGAAAAAGGAAAGCAAAGAGATCGTGCATTAAAATCTTTTTTTAGAACTTCTAAACTTATAATAAATAACTTAAAAAGAGTTACTGATAATTTACATAAGTTAAGAGCCCAGGGAGAAATTGGATCTTATCTTGATTCTTTAAAGAAAGTTGAAAGACTTCAAAAAGATTTTCTATATGGTAGCGGAAAAGAATCTTCGGATAAAACCGAAGAGGGATTTTATTATGTTTATGACACGTATCTTAAAGACATTATAGAAGATTCAATAAGCGCCCCAACAGGCGGTTCAGGACCGGCTGCCGGTCCTGCTCCTGGGTCTTCTCCCAGCCCTGCTCTTGGTCCTGGTCCTACTCCTCCAGCTCTTGTTCCTGGACCCGCTAGCATTGTTTCCCAACCTACTAATCCTATTACTAGCCCAGGCTCACCTGGAACTTTATCTCCGCCGCCTGTGGATCTTGGAACTTTAGGTTTATCACAATCAGGTGAGAGGGTGCCTGCGGTAAGTGTTACGATTGAGCAAGACGAAGCTCAAAGAGCAGGCAATGATGCACTTCAAGAAATTCAAGATGTTCATAGAGCCCTTGAATCTGGTGATTCAGAAAAAGCTCAAGAAGAACTTCAGGAATTAACTACCGCAGTTCAAAGAACTTCTATTGAGGCTTTTCAAGCCGGCTCTGCGGTAGGAGAAAATGTCGGTTCTCCTGAACCTGCTGCGAAGGCTAAGGCAAAATCTGAAAAAAAAGTCAAAAAAACAACAGAACAACCAACTTCAGCTGCAGTCCCCGCTGGAACTCAAGCTACCGGTGAAACTCCAGAAGAGAGAGACGCTCGACTCAAGAGTCTAATACTAGCACGTTTGAAATCATTTCGTGAAAATGAGGAAAGTGCGCCTCTTGCGTCGTCAACACCTACCGAGACTGAAGTTACCGAAACTGCTACTGGGTCTGCTGCTGAATCTTCTGCTGCTACTGAATCAGCAAAAGAGTCCAAGTCCCCAGCTTCTGCCACTGAAACAGCTGCTGCCGAAGGTGGCAAAACATTAATAATAAATCCGCCATTCAAAGCACCAGGAGAAGGAAAAACTGCTACCGCTAAAAAAGCGATAACCGCTGCCGAACTTGTTCTTCAAATAAATTTGTCGGACATAAGCGCAGCTGATCTTCAAGGTCATAAAGATTATTTACTTGAATTAGGAAGCGCTTTAAATAGTTCATATGACAACATTCTACCGGGACAATTTACTAACTCCATTAGGTCCAAATTACAAAAATTATATAATTTAATTCAAGAAAGAAGCAGCGATCTTGAAAAGATTTTGGCACCCGAAGAGTCTTCGGCTCCAGCCTCCACCGCTGAGCCCGCCGCTGTCGAAGGCGAGGCGGCGCCAATAAATCCGTCAATCGGAACAGAACCAGATGGACCGATAAAAGCTGCCGAACTTGTTCTTAAAACAAATTTATCGGACATTGGTGCAGCTGATCGTCAAAGTCATAAAAATTATTTATTTGAACTAGAGGGCAAATTAAAAAAACCAATTCCTGGAGTAGAACGCAAACAGCAATTAGATTTATTTAATAAAATTAAATCAAGAAGATCAACTCTTGTAACGCTTTTAGCATCGGCGAGTTCAAAAGATTTCAATTTTTTAACAAAACTTGCCAGTGCCTCTAATAAATATCAGGCTGCTCAATATTTGTTAAGCTATTCTCAGCAATTAGAAGATATTGATTTGAATAAAAGCCTTAAACTTTTAGCTCTTGCCGAGGGATTGTTAGATGATTGAGATGGTAAAAATTGCCAGCAGCCAGTTAACTCGAACACCTGACTATCAAGTAGTTAAGGTTGCTGGAATTTTACGTAGATTGAAAAATTGGATTAAATCTAAATTTGACCAAGAGTTTCAAAACAAAGTAACTGAATTAGAAAAGGACTCAGCGGTCCACTCTCAAACTCTTAAAGAATTACAAGAACAAATTTTAAAAGTCCAAGAAGCAATTCAAGATAAAGAGCTTGACGAATATAAAAAAGAATTAACATCTTTAAAAAAATTACTTGCCAGAGCTTTTAAAAATACATCTTCTTCTTTGACTGCGGTCTCAGAATTATCTAATGAAATTCAATCAAGATTTACATCAGACCTAGCTAAAGACACAGATTATGTCGATAAAGTAAAAAAATGGTTAAAGGAAGATCAAAAATTTGATCTTCCTTTAAATGAATCTATTAATATTTCATTTAAAGATGTAAAATTTTATTCAGGATTGATTCCTGATAGAATTAAAAATTTTACCGAATCCAATTGGGAAAGAGGCATTTTTCCATCTTTTAAAAAAGAAAATATTAATGTTGCAAATGTAAATAAAGAAAAACTTCAAGACAACATAAAAGCCGCAATTGTCAATGGAACAATTACAAAAGTTGAATTGCAAATGCCAGGACCTTCCGATCGTACTAATGCTCCCGCTACAGGGGTTTTAAATTTAAGTGTAGAATCTGATTTTTATAAAATTCCAGGAACTGATTATTTTGTCAAAACAAATTTTAAAATTAGAGATACTTCTCCTGGAAAATTCATTAAAAACCCAGAAATGTCAGTGTTTATGGTGGGCAATACCACACTAGCGCCTCCATCAGAGCCTCCGGCAAAAGTAACTGCCTCTGATAGAATTTCAATATTAAAAAACTTTGAAAATAATTATAGAATAAATTTATATAACTCCTTTATAAGGAGTGCGCAAGCAAATTTAGTTCCTGATGAAATTACCGAGCTTTCAGATTCTCAACTTGCTAAGGTAATGGAAAAAGGATATATTAAAAATAACGGTAAAGATCCTATTTTGCCAGTTTTAGCTTTTGGTTGGGCGCAAGCAGCTCATGAATCAGGAAGAAATCCTACAAGATTACACGGCAATAATATTGGTAATATTATTGCCGACTCGAAATGGATTGAATCTGGAAAGCCATTTTTTATTAAAGGTCACAGAGATTTTTCTGCGGAAGGTGAGCTTCAAGAAATTAAAGAAACCAAATGGAAGGCATTTTCCACTCCAGAAGAAGGGGCTGCCGAATACTGGGGTTTGTTAAATAGAAAATATCCAAACACTTTAAAATGGGCGGCAGGAGGGGACCCTCAAAGTGCAGTTATTGATTTAGCTACTGGATATAAATATCAGTATTATACTGGAGAAATTGATAAATATTCTTCAAGCATAAAGTCATTGTATAATACTTTTATGAAAAATTTAGCACATAATTTTCCTCATTTGTCTAAGGAGACTATACAATTAGATGAGAGTCCATTAGAAATTAAAAAATGGAGAGCTGAATATGAAACGGAAAAAAAATCTTTTGCTTTGACGGCGCTAATAAAAGAAGCTCTTGATAAGAAAAGCAATCAAAGATCTGATGTTTTAATAAAAATAGAAGGCAGTGATTTAACAGACAATTTAGAATATGCTTCAAATTTATCATTTTTAATTCAAGATTATTTAAATGGCACAACAAAAATAAAAGAAAAAGATAATAAATTATACATTGAAGCATACTCTTATTGTGGTCAGAATTTTAAACATGGAATAGATGAACTATCAGAACTTTTATCTAAAGAAATTAATAAAAAAATTAATAAAAATGTCTATGCAATTTCAGCTGAAAATATTATAAGTTTTGCCGAAGAAATTAACAATGAAACTTTATCCTCTAACCACAGAAAATTTATTATAAGGTACTCATGAGTGAAGAAGTAAAATTACATCCATATGCTGCGGCTATTCTCCACTATTTAAAAGGTAAAAAAATAGAAGTTAACAGCGGAGACGTGAAAACTATTTTCAAATTTGCAGAATCGGATGTAAACCAAAAAAATGTTATCAGAGGCACCTTAGAAGATGCCATGGGTGATGCGCTAATAGTTTCCATAGAAAAAAATAAAAAAAATACTAGAATTTTTCTAAATGTATGGTCAATTAAATCTATTCTTCCAATAGAAGAAGATTTATTTGTAAAAGATGTTTACGAAGATGAGTATGAAGGCTTTGCTAAAAATAAAAATAAAAAATTATGATTAAAAATGCTTACATAAAAAAAATAGATGAAAAAACCTGGAGAGTTTATTCTCAAAAGGGTAAAAATTTAGGAACCTTTAAATCTTTAAAGGCTGCAAAAGATCATTTGCAAGAAGTAGAATTCTTTAAAAATAAAGATCTAAACAAAAATGCACGTTCTGATTTCTATCAAAAAATTATTGAAGCAAAAGAGCACAACCACAAGCACCACAAGCACCACAAGCACGATGAAGAAAGTACTTACTCTGCTCTTTTAAGAAAAATTAATAAAGAAAATCCGGAAAACATTAAAAAAGTAATGTCTAATTTTAAAAAAATTTTTGAAAATGCTTTAAAAGATGAGACGCCATTGGATGAAATTGAAAAAGTTTGTTTATTAGAATTGCAGGCTAAAAACAAATCAAAGGTTGAAGATGAATAAAAGAATGTATAAACTGGCAGCGGCAACTATTGAAATGGGATCTCCCGAAACTGCAGGAAAGGGAATTGCTGATATTGTTAAATTTTTATTGACAAGAATTTCTCCAGCAAGCAGACCCGAAGCTTACCGTAAAATGAGAGATAAAATTAAAGAATTAGATCCTATTACCATTTCTTCTAAAAAGACACCTGCTAGCTCATCTATGGGTCAATCTATTATGTTTATAAAAACTATTTTAATTGGTCACGATAGCAGGTATATTAAATCTGTATTAGAAAATATAATTAAAAATTTAAATTAAAATGTTAAACTTTAACAGAAAACCTTTTTTTGAACAAATTTATCTTGGCTCTAATCCAAAAGAGATTCAAGATTTGCAAATATTAAAAAAATCAGGTATAAATTCTTTATTATTTTTAGATGCAAAAAGCAATTTAAATGAAGCTATTGATAAATATTTTGAAAATAATACGGTAATTCCAATTGATTTATCTAGTCAAGATGTTCTTAAATATTTAGAAAGAAACTTGAGATCCATTTTAACCAAGCAGCCAATTTATATTGCTTCTGATATAAAATCAAAGCTTGGATTGGTTATTGGTATGTATAAAATATTAAAATTAAAAAATATAAAATTTGATAATTTATTACAAGAAATAACAAATTCTCCTATTATTAGATATGGTCAAGACAATGTTCCCCCTCAGATTATAAAAAGATGGAATGAATTTTTAAAAAATATGATTTCTCCATCAAAAAGTCCAGAAGAAGCCTTGGAAAAAGAACTAGAGGACAAATTATCAATTCAAGATGGAAAACTAGATAATTTTAATATTAGACCTTTGTTATATAAAATATATGAAATAAATAATGAAAATTTACCTTCCTTTGCCCCACACGCTGATACGCCGATAATTTCTTCCGATCCTAGCTTAGAAATAGCATCAAATGAAAATTCATATGATACCATGCCTCAAATAGGTCAATACAGTAATTTAGGACCAATCAGAGGAGCCGGAGCAGTTGAAGGCGCAGGACCACTCAATATTTTTCAATACTAATATGATTGACAAGTTAGCAGCATCATTAGATATGTCTTTTAAAGTTCCAGATTCTGAAAAAAGAATCGCTCAAACATCTTTGAGGAACTTTTTAACTACCGTAAATGGTCTTTCCATTGCCAAAGACCATTTGGATTTAATGTATGGTCCATTTAAGAAAGCTCAATCTATTTCAGTAGAGGCTTTGACAAAATTTAGGGGAAAGTTAAATAGATTTAAAAATCAAATGAAAAAAAATTTTAAAAAAGTAAGAGAACATGCTTTTAATGCATTAAAAACTTTTAATTATTTTTCAACTGATACTCATTGTATAGAATTAATTAATGCTTTCAAAGAGTCAATGAATGATTTAATTCAATCGGTTATTAAGTTTATTGAAATTTTAAATGATTTTAAAGTAGATGACTTTAAAGATAAAGTTATTATTGCCATTGATAATATCAAAAAAGAATCGGCTCAAATAGAATCTTTAATTAGAGATAGGATTATTGATCATATTAAAAAGAATATAATTGGAGAAAGTTGGATCACTAGCGATAATAATGTTAAATCTTTGGAAGAAAAAGTTCCAATGGTTATAGAGATTTATAAAAAAATTAATGAGGGCAAAGATTTGAATGATCACGAAAGCTTTGTTCAAATTCAAAAAAAACCACAAAGTTTAAATTTCAGCGACTCTCAAAGAGTTTTGTATCCTCAAGATATGAGACAAGAAGGTCAGACCAGCACATAAGGATTTTATGGGATTCATCAAAATAGGCGATGCAACGCCAATTTTAAAAGTGTTAAGCGAAGAAGAACTTAAACAAGAAAAAAATAAAATTAAAAAAGAAAATCAAGAAAATATTAATTCAGATAATAGCAATAAAAAATAACACATGCTATTAAGCTGACATATTGAAGTGAAGTTTTTATGGATAAAAGGATTGTAAATGTTTGTAAAAATAGGTGAAGCAATTTCCATTACCGCTGCGGATATTGAAAATTCTGAAAATGTACTTTCAGATCCGGAAATTCAAAATAAATTTGAAAAAATTGCAAAAGAATTAAAAATTATTGCCCCTAAAGGAGATGATTTTCTTTATTTTAGTGCAGTAATGATGCATGCAGCTGAACATGCTGCTCTTAATGATGATGGTTCTTTTAAAGTAACAGCTTCGGGGGATCCAGTTAAAGTTTGGTGGGAGAAAAAAGGAGAGTCGGTAATTTGGAAAAGCAATGATTCAAATTTGCGACCATATAAAAATAACAATTGTTTCATTGCTGGAACTAAAATTTTAATGTCCGATGGTTCCGTTAAGAACATTGAAGATATTCAAGTAGGCGATGAAGTAATCACGCATAAAAATAACTTTAAAAAAGTTTTAGAAATTTCTCACAGACCCTATAGTGGAAAATTATTAACTTTAAAAATTAAAAACAATGAAAAAATACATTGTACTCCAGAGCATCCATTTTATCATGCAGATTTATCTGGTTATTATACTAAAGGTTTAAAGTCTTTAACAGAAAGAAAAAAGAACAGCTCTTCTTTTAAGACTGCTTTTAAATTTTCTGAAATTAATAAACTATCAGTAGGAGATCTTCTAACCTCTCCGGTAATTAGACATGAGATTTCTACTGGAACAATTAATCCTAATCGAGCTAAAATTCTTGGAATCTTTGCAGCTGAAGGATGTTATACTAAAAAATATGACAAAAGACAGGGTATTAGATTTACCATAGGCATACATGAAGAAAAAACCGCTTCAAGCATTAAAGAAGTATTTGAAGAGGAATTCCCAGAATGTTCTGTCAGAGTTTTACCGGAGCCCGAGCGCTCTGTTATTTCTATCACTGCCACCGGAGGAAATATTGCTGAATATTTCTTCTATCACGTAGGAGAAATGTCAGACCAGAAAAAATTAAGTAAAGAACTAGTTTACGCAGATGAAGATTCTAAAAAAGCGTTCTTGTCTGGATATATTGATGGTGATGGCTGCCTAACGGATTACAATAAATTAATTATAATTACAACCTCTCCTCACCTAGCCTACCAAACAAGAACAATGTTAAATTCAATGAACATTGGGTCTTCATTGCGTAGAAAAAATACGAGTGAAGGAAAAATAAAAATATTACAAAATTATAAAGAATATAATTGCAAAGACCATTATCGAGTAGAGATATACGGTGATGCTTATAAAAAATTAGAACTAGAAAAATATACTAATAAATATAAATTTAAAGATTGCACTCATAGAGTTATATCTAACTTTGAAAAAGATCATTGCCTTCATGTTATAACGGGAATAGAAGAAAATGATTTTAATGGAATGGTTTATAATTTTGAAGTTGAAGATGATCATTCCTACGTTGCAAATGGTATAGTTACTCATAATTGCGACATTTTCCCCGAATCCGAACTTATTGCTGCCCACAAAAGATGGGTAGGCAAGCCTTTATGTCTTGATCATAAAAGCTCTTCAGTTGATATGATTCGAGGGTTAATCGTAGATACTTATTATGATAGAAAATTAAAAAGAGTTGTTGCACTTTGCGCATTGGATAAGAAAAATTATCCAGATTTAGCCAGAAAAGTATCAACCGGTTATGCTGCGTCTGTTTCAATGGGAACAGGAGTTGGCAAGGCAATTTGTTATGATTGTGGCAACGTTGCTAGAACAGAACATGATTTTTGTTCTCACATGAAAAATAAATCATGTTACGGGGAAGTTAATTTGGATCTTAATCCAATAGAACTATCCATTGTTGTCAACGGAGCAGATCCAAAAGCAAAAATTAAAACAATTATTGCTGCTGCAAATAGTATAGCAAAATATGTTGAAATGAAAGAAGATGAACTTTCTAAAGTGGAGCCAGAATTAAAAAATAATCGTTTTAAAGATATGCTCTCATCTTTAGAAAATGTTACAGCGCAATTAAATCAATTAAAAGAGGAAATTGAAAAGCTGTCAGAAGAAATGCAAGGCGAGGAAGAAACCTCTTCAGAAGATTCAAGTGATAGTTTAGAAAAGGAAGCTTCTGATAAATCATCGGAATATGCACTAAAAAGCATTTCCAATAAATTAGATACAATATTTGAAAAAATTAACAAACTTTATAGTTTTAATAAGGATGAACAAATGACTACTAAGAAACAAGCTTATTTCCAAGGTGGCGGCGGAATGAACGAGCCACAAACATATGCAAAAGAAGATGCGGATACAATTCGTAATACCAAAGATAAACAAATGGGCGGTCAAATGAATACTGGTCCAGTTGACGGAATGCATCCAGGATATGAATCTTTTGGCGAATCAGAAGAAGCACGCAAACGTAGACTTCAACGCTTAGCTGAAGAAGAAATGCGTTCAATTCGTCGTCAAGCAGCATTAGAAGTTGCCAAAGAAAATCTTGCCAAAAAGCAAGCATATTTCCAAGGCGGTGGTGGTGCAAATGAACCACAAACCTATACAAAAGAAGATGCTGATAAAATTCGTAATACTCAAGATAAGCAAATGGTTGGAGCGTCTCCATTTCCCAATACCGGTGATGTAGACGGTTTATTTCCAGGCGACCAAGATAAAAAAGAAAAACTTTCTCGTGCAAAACTCACTGCACGTTTCTTAAAAGCAGCTGCAGCTAATGGTAATGACGATCTTGCAAATTCACGCTGGGAAGTTTTTGCTGATAAAAAACTCGTTTTCTCAGCTAGCGTTAATGAAATTACTGGTGGTCGCTCAAATGCCCTTTATGATTCAGTTGCTAATGAGGGCTTTGGTCGCTCATTAATTGCAAAAATCCGAACTAATGGCTTGGAAAAAGTTGCCACCATGTATAAATCAGCACAAGCAGCACCACCTGCCCCAATGGCAGCCCCCGCTCCAATGGCAGCTCCAGCACCTGTTCCAATGCCAGGCGCTGCCCCCGCTGGTGATTTGTTGGATATTCCAATGAACCCAGAAGAAGGAGTTGCAGCTGCAAGATCTGATGTGGGCGGTAAAGGGGATCCATCAGAAAATCTTGATGGATTACTTAACAAGGCAGAAGAAGTTCTTGCAGATATTCGTGAAGGCGTCAAAGCCCTTCAAAATCAAGCAGGCAAGCCTGGTGGAGAAGCTGGTGAATTTGAAGAATTAGCAGGCGCAGAACAATCTGGTGCTCTTAGCCCAACAACAGCATCATTGGTTTCCATGCAAAAGAAACTTGGTTCAACAATTCTTGCAGCTATGAAAGAAACTGCTGTTAAATTATCCAGTGTTTCTGATGAATTAAGACTTGCAAAACGAGTTCTTGTTAAGAATGCTTCTCGAGAAGTTCGTTCTACCGTTGAAGAAAGCAAAGCTGCTACAAGAGAAATTCTTGCTGATTGCTATACTCTTATGAGCGCATTTAGCAAATATGCATCATCTACAGAAATGCTTGCAAAACAAGCCGCTCAAGAGGTTACTATGGTTAAAATGGCACAAACTAAAAAAGAAACACCAGAAGAAGAAAAGAAACGAAAAGCACGAGAAGCTGCTGCTCGTGAAGTTGCCGGAAAACATCCAATGTTTAAAACTTTTAAAACAGATGATTCTCACAGTGTTAGCGATTGGGATCATGTAAGCGATGCCTGGGACGTTGATGATTCAGGTTCAAGCGATGATTTGGGCATGGGCGATGATTTGATGCATGCTCTTGACATGGGCGATGTAGATCATGACTCTATGTTAATAGACGATAATGATGCTGACGTGGAAATGGCAATTGGTCCTAATGCTAAAGTTAAAGGAGATAGCAATTCTATTGCAGAGCTTGCTAAAAATCTTAAGACTTCCGAAGATCTTTCTACCAAAGAAGGTCGCGCCGCTTATCGTGCAAAACAAGCTGCCAAAGCAATGCAATACAGCAGCATGCTTGACGAAGCCCATGGCAAAGCAGGACCAGTTCTTTCTGGAATGAAAGGCGATGGAGCTAAAGTTGAAACTCTTCAAGAAATTCAAGAAGATATGTTGGGAGTTGCAACCAAAGAAGTGTCATCTAAAGATGTTTCTCCAAAGACCAAAAAAGCAGCAGACGACATTCAAAAACTTGTCATTGCAGGTCGCATAAATGCATCTGAAGTTGATCAGCTTGTTAAAGCAGGGTTGGATAAAGAAGCTGTTAAATACTGGAAAGATTTCTACGGTCAATCCAAAGATAAAGCCAGCAAAGAATTTGCAGCAGATCTCACTTCAGAACATGCTCAAGCTAAAAAAGCAGAGAGCATGGATGGCTTCCGTGTTAAAATTGCACGCGCCTATGACCTTGCCAACGAAATGGCAATGAAAGGTCTTATCGGTCGTGACAAGCATGCTATCAAAGAACAAGTTGATGAACTTATGAGCTTCAATGATGCAGGCTTTGAATCCATGAAGAAACACGTTGAACGCACACCAATGACCCGTACCGCCTCTTATGTAATGCCTCAAGTTGGCTTAATGAGCGAAGAGCTTATTGCCACAGCATCTGCAGAATCAGGTGATCTTGTCAATGAATTTGCAGCAGCTTTTGCTAATCGCAAATACTGATAACAAATATTATTAAAATAAGGGCAAACTCTAACATAAGTATAGAGTTTGCCTTTATTATTTTAAGGAACAAAAAAATGAAATTGCAATTTAATATCGCCTCTGAAATGAATGAAATTTTACAAAGTTCACTTGTAAAAAGCGCATCTGTTGTTGAGCAAAAAACAAGTAAAAATTATGATGAAATTTCATCTCATATTATAAATTTATCAGAGATGGCTATAGAGTTAGACAATCGAGGAATGAATAAAACGGCTTCTTCTTTAAGAAAGACAGCTCGAATGTTTCTTGATTCTGTTGAAATTAATAGCCAAGCATATAAAATTGCAGAACTTTACGGACTAGTTTGAAGGACAGACATGATAAAATCAAATAATTCTATTGCTTTAGATATGGACAGTTTAATTCAAAAAAAATTAGAATTAAATAAAACTGCTAAAAAAAATAAAGTTAAATGTTGCAGCAAATGTGGAGAATCTTGTAAATGCGACAAAGATTGTCCTTGCAATTCTAGCTGTTCTTCTGATTGCTCTAACTGTTATGACATGAGTAAAAAGTCATATCAAGAAATATTTAATTTTATTTTAAAAACATCTGAAAAAGTTGATAATTTAGGATTTGATAAAATTGCAACTGAGCTTTTAAAAGCATCTTCTAATTTGGATTCTGAGCTACAAGAAAAAAATAAAGATTTAAATTTTGCAAGAACTAGAAGACCTAAAGCGACTGAGGATGCTAAAAAAACTGAAAAAGCGGCTAAGAAAGCTGAAGAGGAGGCTAAGAAAGCTGAAGAGGAGGCTAAAAAAGCTGCTGAAGAAGCCGCCCGAGCCGCCGATGCCGCTGCAGAAGAAGCCGCTAAAGAAGCCAGAAGAGCTTCCGAAGAAGCTAATGCCAGAAGGAGAAGATTAATGTCTGGAATTGCTGAAATTCCCTCTCAGACAGAGAAAAAAACCGAGCCAGCTTCTCCTGAAGTGGTCGTTACAAAAATACCATATTCTGGACCAGCAGTCGGAGCAAAAAAATCAAAACCCAGAAAAACCTCCGATAAACCTTCCAATGTACAACGAACAACAGATCCTAGCACTGGAGAAACTGTAGTCACGGTTCCGTCTATTTCTAAGCAGCCTAGCGCTGTTAGAACTCCCAAGAATAAAAGCAAGAGCCTGCAGGAGAAACCTAAAGAGAACAAGAGAACTAAAGAAGACTTAGAGCTAGAGAGAAGAACTCTAGAAGATTTTGAAGGTTTTGAAGGAGAAAGAGAATACGACGAGTCAATAGAATTATTTAAAAAGAAACCCATACTTGAGGGCATGACTTTTCGAGATTTGGAAAGCCGAGAATCTCTTGAAGACATCATTGATGATAATGGAAAGCGTAAAGGCGAAGGCAAACGTAAACCCAAATCATCTGAAGAATATAAAGAAGCACTCGAACTACAGATGATGGGGGATGTTGAATTAAAAAGAATAAATAGAAAAATTGAAAATCTCAGATCTGCAACAGGTATTGATCCAAAAGAAAAAAAAGAACAATTAGAAGAATTAGAAAAATTAAAAAATTCTACAATAGAAAAAAAGAAAAAAGAAATAGAAGAAAAAATTGAAAAATATAAAAAAGAACAATCTAAAGAAGAACCTAAAAAAGAAGCTCCTCTTGCGTCCACTACCAGATCTAGATCTCAAGAAAATTGGAGATACATATCGCCTCAAGAGTATAAGAATAAACTCATTACAGAGTTAATGGAAGGATTGTTAAAGAAAAAAAATAAAATAAGAGAACTTAAATCAAAAATACGTCTAGCCCCTGAAGGGACGAATAACACTGAAGAGAAAAAACAATTAGAAGAATTAGAAAAATCATATGAAAATGATGTAGAAAATGGTCAAAAAGAAATAAATGAAAAAGTTGAAAAATATATAAAATTTTTTAAAAGACAACTTGAAAAGAGGGAGGAGGCTGCAAAATCTAAAGTCAACCACCTCATAAGCCCTATAATAGAGGGAATTCAAAGACTTTCAAGAGAAAATCTTGACGAAGGTATTGTAGAGATTAATAAAGAATTAGCTAAGGCTGGAGGGAGTTCCAGTGTTGGCTCTATGGTTCAATCAATAAATAATTTATTAAATTATGAACATAATTTAAGACGTGAAAGAGAAATTTCTAAAAGAATTAACAGAATACTTGCTATTGAAAAAGCAGAACTTATTCATTTAGAAAATCAGTTTGATTTATTTGAAAAAGAACAAGGCTCTAAAATAAAACAATTAAAAAAAGATAAAAGCATATCTAACAAAGATAAAAAAAATAAAAGAGAACAACTAATGGCAGAAGCAGATGCTGAGAGGGCTTTCTTAAGCGATAAACAAAAAGAATTTAACGAAATGTTTCAAATGCTAAGAAAAGAGCTTTTAAAGCTCCCAGTAGAAGAATTGCATCCTGGGCAACAACCCACCATACCAAATTCAATATCTTATCAAAAAGCATATAATATGTTTAAAAAAGATTATGGACATTGGTGGTCTTATGAAAAATTTAAAGAAAGATTAAATTCTTACTTTTCAAATTTATCATACGATGATATAAAAGAATTTTATGAATCTATTGTAATAAATAAAGAATTTCCATTATCAAAACAAACTGAATTTATTAATTATTTAAAACCAGCCGCTAGCGCGCCAACTCTTCCCAGCGAATTGGTTCCTTCATTGGAGTTGGATAGAACTTTAACGGACACAGAGGCAATGAGAGAGATGGAAAGCATGCGAGCTGCAAAATTAAGAGCAAAACTTCTTAAAATAGAAAATCCAACAGAAGAAGAAAAAGCTGAAGCAGAAAGATTGTCAAAAGTTATAATGGGCAATAAACAAAGACAATTAGCAGAAGATCTCAAAAAGCAAAAAGAAGAAGCGGTAGTTGGTGATAGACAAGCTCTTTTAAATAAATATATTTTAGATAAAAGAGATTCGATGATTGAAGAAAAAATAATAAACTTTGTGCCAAAACTAATACGTGCCTTTGAACAAAAATATTTTCCTGTCACCATCGAACAAGAGGAACAAATAATAGAATTCTTGTCTATAAAAGTAGACCGAAGCTCACAAGAAGTTATCAGCGCTGTTTTTAATGACGAAATAACCGATGAATTGCTTCGACTTGTATATATTAAATTAACGAATGAATATCCTGTAGAAGATAAAAAAACTGATTATAAAAAAATATTAAAAGAATACTTATTTGAAAATAAAGAAATTTTATCTTATTTTAGAAGATTAAAATCTAAATACAGTTTAAGCGAAGTACAAATTATAAATAACGTAGTTGAAAGCCTTACAGACGAAGAAGTGAAGTTGTCTCTGGTTGATGTAAAGTTAGATGTAGACATAGCAAGAAAAAAGTGGAGAAAATTATTCATTTTAAGAACTCCTATACCTTTATTTTTAAAGTCAAAAATCGATGAAGAAGTTAAAAGAAATCTAAGCCAGCCAGCTCAATACATACCAGATACAGCTCGCCTTTCTTTAACAAAATTTGAAAAGAAAACTCATACACAATTAAAAGATGCTATTAAAAAGTCAAATCTAGTAAGATCTCTCATAGCTCAATTAAGTCAAGGCAAGATGATAGATAGTAATAGAATAATTGATGATGTCTTTAATGCAGCTAGCGAAACAGAAATTGAAGAGCTTTTTGACACCGTAGAAGAGGGCTTTTTAAGCATTCCTGCCTGGCTAGAAGAAGCGATCACAGACAAAATCAACGCAGAGCTTATTGAAGTTGATTATAGAGCACAAGAAGCTGCCAAAACAAAAGAGTATAAAGAAGCTTTGAAACAGTCAATATTAAATTCAGAAAAGGTTGAAAATTTCTTTAATAATTTAAAATCAACAAGATACAATATAGAAATTAATGAAGTTTCTAAAGTTAATATTGTTAATGCAGTGGTTGAAAATATGAGCAAATTTTTATTAGATGATCTTTCAAAACATTTAAACTTACAAGAATATGTATTAAATGTAATTCCATTCTATTTAATGAGGGCATTAGCAGAGGAAGCAGCGAATCATTTTAGGATAGATAAAAAAATAATAAATCAAGAATTTACATTTTTATTTAATAGAAATATTAATAAATTGCCTGAAGTTAACAAAACCTCATCTAGTTTCGATAAAATGCTTCGATCATTAGAGGAAAAAATCAATAATTTGTATGCATTTGCCATGGTTAAATAATTAGGAATAAATTATGAAAAAAATAGATGTAGCTCAAGAGATGACAGATCGTTTAAACGCAGAAAGTGAATTAAATTCTGATAAATTTAAATTGCAAATTGCTTTAGAGTGTTTAAATAAAGCTGCTATATGTTTTGACATGGCAGATAAAGAAAAATACTCTGAAAAAATTACAAAAATAATGGAAAAATTATCTAAAGTAGAGGAATGACATGTTTATTAAAAAGTTTGCAGAAGTAGATTTTGAAAATTTATTTGAAATAAATCTAAAATCTTTAGAAAATAAAGAAAATCATTCTAAATCTAATTATTTAGAACATGCAATTAATTTTCTTAAAATTTCTGCAGATCTTTTGGATGAAATTGGTAAAGAAGAAGCAGCTGAAGAATTAACTCTTATTTTAGATGAACTTGCCGAAGTTGAATCAGATGATACAGATCATGAATCAGAAGAAGGACCGGAAGAAGAATTAGTAGACTCTTTAGGAAAACATATTCATGATCCGTCATTAGAAGGCACTGATTCTTCTGAAGAAATGCTCAGCCATATGAAAAATAAAGGCTGGATGTTTGGAAATCACCAACCTGCTTCTGGAATGATAATTATTCACGAAGATGCTGAGCCTTTTGAAAGTTCAAATAAAATGAAAGGTCCAGAATGTAAAGCTTGTGGTCAATGCGCTAATTGCTGCGATTGTAGCTCTTGCAATTACTGTGGTGATAAAATGGCAGACGATGCGTTATTTTGCGGAGATGCATGCGCTGATATGGCAGAAGATCAAGGCATGGTCTATGACTGCATGTCAGACGATGATGGCGCTGAAATGAGTGAAGAAGACGAAGAGGAGTATGAAGAAGGTGACGAGGAATCTGATGAGATGGAAGAAGATGATGAATTAATGGAAGAAGATGATGAATTAATGGAAGAAGAGGAAGAGTTTAATAAAGAAGCAAATGATTTTTATGATCTTGGCGCAATGATGGCTCAAGAGCATGCTCAGATGAATTTAGTAAATGTTCTTGAAGCTGTCCTCGCTGTTGAGGAAGATCTTCCATTAGATGAAACTGAAGAATTTGCTTTGGGCTATTTAGAAGCATGCGATTGCTCATTAGAAGAGGCTTTAAAACAATTTGAAGAAGTTCAAGAATATCTTGAAGAAAATGATTATGAACCAAGATATTCTCTAGAAGAAGTTGAAAGACTTCTTTCGGATGATGAATTATCAGATGACCCAAGCGATGATTTCGATAATGAATTAGAAGGAATTATATCAAAACAAGAATCCTCTGAATCTATGGAAGAAGATGAGGACATCATAGACCTTGAAGAAGATGAAGATGAAGATGAAGATGAAGATGAAGATGAAGACGAAGAGGACGAAGAGGACGAGAACGAGGAAGGCGATGAATTAGATGTTAATGATGCTAGATCTAAACCAAAATGCAAAGGTTGGAAAAAATCACCCGTTGGTTCTCCAAGACAAAGAGCTTTTTGCCGTCGCCACTGCGGCATGAAGAAAAAATTAACTTCTAAGAAAGTCGCAGACGATCCAGATTCTTGCATTAATCAAGGCTTGCGTCGCTGGAAATGTCGTTGTTCCTGATATATAATACCTTATGTTAAGAATATTACACACCAACAATAGCTTGCCATATTCCTGGCTTGTTGATCCAAATGCCGAATTTGAGCCCGGTATGATAGCTCAATTGAAAGTATATGGCAATCAAGTTGTTTGTGGTGTATCTGATGGTCTTAGCCCCATTGGAATCATTGACGATATGAAGAAAACCAGCTTCTCCTCAGCAAAAGTTGATGAGGTTTGCATTATTCCATGTCCTATTCCTACCTTGTCAGGTTCTACTTATGTTACTCCTATTGATTTAAAATATGAACTAGAAAATGCTAATATTTATCCAGGGTCTTTCGTATGTACCCCTGAATTAGTTGTTTTAAATGCTAGAAATGGCGTCATTACTATTCCTGCAGGTACTCCATTAAATTATAGCTCTTCAAATAGTGGGATTTTTGACGCTGTTAGAGTGGTGGTTCGATACAGCCACCAAGTGGCTGGTATTCCAGGAGAAAACTCTACAGAGGGTACTGGAAGAATAACAGTTTGGACCAGCAAAATAATAGCTGCAACAGACCAGTTTGATACCTCTGCCTCTTATGCTTTGAATAGCATTTTATTTTGCGGAATTGATGGCAAGTTAAGCACTTCCAGAATTGATGAAACTTATCCGCCCGTTGGAATTGTTACGGCTCCGCCAACAGCTATTTATAGTTTCTTAGAATTTAAGACATACTTCTAATGGTTATAATTTTTGAATCTTTACATGAAAAGCCTGTTAAAATGCTTTTTAAAGATTCTTTGCATTTTCCAGACCCAGGAATGATCGTTTCATTAGATGATGGAATTGCTAAAATTTGTACGGGCAAAAGACCCTTTGGAATTATTGGAGATTATCCAGATGAGTTTGGATTAATTCCTGTTTGGTTTGAGAATACAATCTTTGAAACTAACATGATAGAACCTGGCGTTTATAAATTAAAAGATAAACTATATTGTAGTGAATATGGTAGATTTACGAATGTAAAAATATTTGAAGATTCTTTGCTAATTGGACACATAGAAGAGATTAAAGAAAATAGTTTGGTAATTGAGCTAATTTAGCGATATTAAGATATATAGTTTGACGCAAAAGGAATGTATGGATAATGATCAGGATTTAAAAGCATTAATGTCTTCTGAAGTATTTAGAAATTATTTGTCATTAGAGATGGAAAGAGAAGCAAAAGCTAAACTTCCAAATGAAGAACAAATAAAAATATCTCAACGCAAAGCAAAAGAAGCTAGCGAAGCATTAACTGCATTTGCTCAATTTGAAACACAAGTAAAAGAAAACTTTCTTTTAAAAGAAGCTTTTTTAAATATGCAAAAAGAAATTTCTAACAATCCAGCCCTTGCACAAAAATTAGGTAAAAAATTTACCGATGCAATTATGATGTTAGATTTAGATTCAACTTTTTGAGGAATAGATGAAAAAAGAAGATAATTTTATCAGCAGCCCAGTCCTTAGAGAATATTACAATACAGCCATTGAAAAAGGCTGGATTTCTAATGAAGTTGCAGTTAAAACTGCCTCATTGGAAGCTGATCGTTATTCTCCTACTGGAAATCTAATGCAGGATTTAGTCAATCTTGCATTTGGTTTGCGAGAGGCGGGTCTATATTCTCAAGCTGAGTCTTTAGAGACAAAGATTAATATTTTCAAAAAAGCTCAAATAGAACTTGGGTTAATTGATCAAAAAAGCTTATTGATGCAGCAACATGCTCATCCTGAGAATGCTAAAATCGTTGATGCTCAAAATGGCTGGGGCGTAGTTCATACAAATGTAGATAGACAACGTAAAATTTTAGAAACCCTAACACATCAACCCAAAGGAATGCATCAAGAAGCTATTAAAACAATATCTCTTGCTGCTGCTGAAGCTTTGGGCTTATTAAAGTTAGCTCAAGATGATGGAGATGGGCTTGTAGAAAGTTCGCCTGGCGATGCATTGGGTGAAGATGGGGAAGACATGGATGAGACAGTGCCAGAGTCTGGTCAAATATTGCCTTCTGGTAAATTGGTAGATCCTGCCATGGCGCAAAAAGTATCTGCCCATAAAAATATAACAAAAACAACATATGCTTCTATTAAAAATTCATTAAAAGCTATTAATGGAGCTTTTAGTAAAATTAAAAACAATACTAAACTCTTCTCCAAAGATTCCATATTAAAAAATATGGAGAGCCCCACTTCTAAGTGGTATCTATCAGTTATTGGGGCAGATTCTGAGTCTCTTAAAAATTTAGAAAGACTAACTAGTAATTTTGGAACTACTCCAGAATCCGCTGCTGCAAAAATTGAAGCAATGGAATATGAGTCTTTAAAAAGTCTTATAACATCAGCAATGCCTGCCTATGGAGGATATGTTATAGGAACTAATTTTAGTTATCCAATGATGGCAGCTCCAGGAGCTAAAAGAGTAAGAAGCAGACAAGAAAGAAAAGAAAAAGCTGAAAGAGGCTTTTTCGATAAAATATTTGATTCAGAAACTAAATCTGAAGAAGTTGCTAAAGATACTACTCCAGAAGAAATGAAACTGGACATAGTAGAAAAAGCAAAGTACGATGATCGATACAAGCAAAATAAAAATTCAATTTGGTCAGGAATTATGAGCTATGCAGACCGTCCAAAATTGGGCGGAATCGAGCAGTCGCCTGAAAAAGTTGCTAGATTGGCAAACGCTATCTCCCAGCATATTTCTAGCGAGAGCGAAAAATTATTTTCAGAAGATAATATTCAAGCAGCAGGCGCTGCTGCAATAGCTAAATATTCTACAGTTGTTAATACATTAAATAAAATTTCAACTCAAATTAATGTTGGATTAAACGCCATTTATCCAGACCGAGTAGAGTTATTTACATCTATTACAAAAAGGTCTGCGGCGCTATCAAGATATTTAAATGACCAAAAAGATGAGTTGATTCCAGTTTCTTCTCTTGGGCTCTTTCAAGAGATTCTAGGAAACGTAGCAGCTATCAATGCCTCTGCTTTAAATGCCGTTTCTGTATTTGAAACCAATCCTATTAGCACAGAGCTTGAATCTCCTAGGGTATCTTCTAAGAAGGCAAAGCCTATTTTAGATAATTTGGTTTACTGCATTAACATGATGGATCAATATGCTGATTATTTGAGAGTAAAAGCTCCTAATGGTCCAGATTATAAGAAAGTCACAAATTATTATAATAAAATGATGGCTATTCATCAAGCCGTTAATGCCAATCAAAATAAAACTTGGGCAGACGTTCAAGCCGCCATTGCAGGTAAAGCTGGATTGAGTTTTGAATCTTATGATCATCTTAATTCTTATATTGCAAATCTTAGAAACCGAGTTGCGCAAGCTGTTGCTCAAAGCCCTGGATTAGGAGTTAAGGCAAGCGATGATAATCAAGTGGTAAAATTGGGTCAATCCATGCTTGAAGAAGCAGTAAGTAATGTTAAAGGAACTATAGGAAATCTTTTCGGGGGTATACCTGCGGCTGCGGGTCCCGTTGCTACTCCCGCAGCCGCAGCAGCTGCAATTGGAGCAGTAGGAGCAATAGGAGAACCCTTGACTCCTGAACCAAAAAAAGTGGATTCATCAGTTAAAACCCCAGATGTAGCTGCGTTTAATCCTGCCCCTTCAGGCGGCGTGGCTGCGGGCGGCGGGGCTGCAGGCGCAGGCTCTGGTGGAGTATCTAGTGGCAAAGGACCTTCTGCTCCAGCAACAAGCAAAGATAAACTTTCTGCAGCCAGACAAAAAGTTTGGGAAATGCAAGAAATGCTCCAAGAATTATCAGAGTTCTTAACAAATAACCCAAGTAAAGCTCCAGGAGTAACTAAGGCTGATATTGATACCATTATGTTCGTTGGGAGATCCAATCAAAAAGGAAGCCTAGATGGAGATTGGGGCAGAAGAACCACCAGCTCAATCAACGCTGCAAACAAAGCAACTAAATTAAGTTTAACTCCTTCTCC